ATTATGATATTATTCTGCTAATTCCAAGAACTTTGCATTTACCGATTTGGATACTTCATTCATATTGGTTGGATTAATAAATTGTGCATCTACGCCATACATTGCTTTAAAACTACGTCGAGAGCTGTCAGGTAAATATCCGCTATCATAAATAAAATATGAAATGATGTTAATGCCTAATTCTCGATATGTATTAATAACTTTTCGTGTAAATTCAACTCCATTGTATCTATATGCACAACCAGATACCGTTGTTGGTTCGCCATCTGAATAATTTATAAAAATACATTCATCGCCTTTTGCATCTTTACGTATATCTGATTCAATACTTTTAAATGATAATCCTTCCGGTGTACATCCAAATGTAGTCAAATATTTGAACATTGTTCTAATTTTACTCATTTTATCTCGAGCTGAATCATATGCATATACGGTTACACAACGTTCTTTATTAGAATTAATATTACTAGTTCCTCGCAATGATATTTGAACTCGTATACCTGTTGTCATTGATGCTGCTTGTGCAACTGCAACTGCTGATGTAATTGCATTTGCAAATTTAGTACCGCTCATTGAACCTGAGGCATCAATTGAAATATGAATAAAATAATTCTTAAATCTATCCGTTACAATTCTATGAAATACATTTACATTGTCATAACCTAATTGTGAAATTAAACGTCTATCAATTTTACCAGACTGCAATCTAGTAGATTTAAGACTTCGTTCTGAATCTCGTATTTGCAATTTTCTACCTAATTGTTTACCTAGAATAATACCTTTAGTAACCGCTTCATCTGTTTCTCTAACACCTCTTACATTGTAAGAGTTAGATTCTAAATCTCGTTGATAATTTCTAGAACCATCTACGTAAACAACGCCGGCGAACAATTGCGGCAATGATTGAATGATTCCTGGTGTTAATTTTTTAATAACAATGGTATCAATTATATCAGCTGTGCCGGCTTCATTAGTTGCAACAGAACGGATTTCTGTTCCAGATTCTCGCATTGCATTAATAATATGCGATTGTTGCTTGGTAACTCGACCGTTTTTCTTTGTTTCTCCGTTTAAGAAATCTTTTTGCTTTTCAATAACTTCGTTAAGCTTTTTTAATTCCTTATCAGTTAAAGATGATGTTGATTCACTATCTTCGCCGCCGTCAGTCTCTTCATCAGATTCACTTTCATCAGACTCACTTTCATCATCAGATTCTCCCGATCCAAACCCAACGCCTGAACCTGTTTGTTGTTGTGTATTGTTTGAATTTCCTGGTTGAGGCTGTGCCGTTGCAACGGCTTTTTTGATTTCTTTGTATACTTCTAATGCTACTAACAAACAATCCGTTGTAGATGTCAAACGAGCAATGTTTTTCAAATCAATCAAAGACCAAATTTTTCTCAATGCAACTAATTCATCTAATTGTCTGTTAGGATTAGTAAAATTAATAATATGAAACATGTAATCATCCCAAGTTTCTTCTGTCTTTTCATGTTGTTGCAATGCTTTATCAATAACTTTGTCATTGAAATATTTGTTATACATTGCTTCATAGTATGCACGATAACCTGGAGCTGTTGTATAAATATAATAATCAATTCTACGATCTTCAATCCAATTTAACAAATCTTTGATAATATTGAAATCTGAACGAGTCATTGTCATATCCGGATCGGCGCCATTCAAACGAATAATATTTGCAAACTCTGTATTTTCAATGAACCCCGTATAAGTTTTGTTTGAACTTTTAAATAAATCAAAATTAGTTAAAGCAATATGCGAGCCTTCATGAAGTGCTAACCCAACTGCAGGATCAAAATTCTTATCTTCTAATTTAGTTCCAATAACAACACGTTCTCCGTCAGTATAACTATTATCACTACTTTGAAATACAACTGGTATTTGTTTGCCAGTAACAATATTAACAAAGTTACCAATTGCTCTTTGTGCAGCAGCTAATTTAGTTAAATCAACTCCGCCATGCTCGGTTTTAAAGTTAGTATCAAACTCTCTATCTAACCAAAAGCTAGATGCATAATATGTTGTCTTAGTTGGATTTTGTTTTTGTGACATATCTTTAATTTTTATATAAATAATATAAGAAATTATTTGCCAGTTTCCAAGCAAAATAGAAAAAAAAGAAACAGATCACGCTGATTAACGAATGGTGATTTTTGCCGTAACTGTTTCCTTTTTGAGCTATGAAAAATTAAAATGGAATACCGTTGCCATCTTCTTCGCCTGTATTGAAGATGTCTTTCATTTCGGTAGCCATATGCTTTTGTACAATTTGTTTAACAAAGGTTCTTTCTGAGTCAGCACCGCCTGATGCATCAAAGAAAGGAAAGATTGCAACCTCAGCGGCTTCTGATAAAGAAAATCCGTCTGCCAATAATTCACATATTCTAACGGTCATCCTAGTAGATACCATTGTGGATAATTTACCTTCTTCTGATCTCCACTCCTTACGAGTTGCATCTGCAATGTCTGCTACTGCTTCAATCATACCACCTTTCACTGCCGGAAAGCGTTTGCAAAGCAAATTAATTTCTTGTTCTTTAGATAAGATGTCTACTTCGATAATTTCAAAACGATCCATCAAAGCTCTATCCAATACTCGGGTTGAAGTATACTCTGTACCAATGTTTGCTGTAGCAATAAAGGATACATTTTGTGCAACTTGAATTGTAGGAGAATTAACATCTTCATCCAATCTCAAATAGCGTTGGCCTTCATCCAATACAGTCATTAAGATGTTCCATGCTTCTGGATGTGCTCTTGATAACTCATCTAGCAATATGATTGCATCTTTGGTTTGAATTGCTTTTACAAATGCAGATTCATCAAAGGTTGTCTGGCCGTCTTTGAAATGGGTATTACCAATAAGGGTTGCTCTTGGATCTTGAGTTGCACCCAAGTTAAAATAAAAGAATGGACGATCTGTTGCCTTAGGTAATTCTTTAGCCGCTTGTGTCTTACCACAACCTGCAGGACCAACCATCATGATGTTCTTACCTCTAACTGCCGATCTAACCAAATACTTCCATTTGATATCAGACATTTCTAAGTTAGCTGGTTTAATCTTATGTGCATTATGAATCAATGCTAACGTTGCATCCATTTCTTGTTTAGGCATAGTTTGTTCTGATTGTTCTATTATTGCTTCTACTATCAAATGTTCAATTTCACTTCTAGAAATTCTTCTAGCACGACCCGTTTCATAATCATATTCTAAGGCTTCACCATTATCTACCGCATGTTTTACCATAATGGGGCGGAACAATGATGTAATGTCATTACCTGTGCCTACTTCAGAAATGTAAGGATTAGAATTTTCTGGCGTAAACATTACAACGCCAATTGTTTTTGTTTTTTTCATAGCTCTTTTATTTTTCTATATTATATGAAATAAAGAGCTAACGTCCAACCAATTGTGCATGTTTTTTATGCCGATGTAACAACCAAAGTCTATATAACATTAAATGTAAGTGATATGCACAAAGCAATTCAACACATATAATTTCGCCTATTAAAAAATCATGATAAGCAACGATGCCTCCAATAATCATTAACGCAGTATACCACGTAAATCTGTGTCCTAATGCAACAAACAATGTAGATACTATAAAAAAAGTAACAGCTAATATATTATGAAATACAGGCCATTCATGAAAATTAAATGCCGTTAACAATAAAAGAAGTATTGCTGAGAATTGCCAACGTTCCATGGAGAATAAAAAATATGATGTAACTGCATTCATGATAATGAATAAGGGTTGTGCCGGAGTATTCCAATAAGCACTTAATGATTGTTCGTCACCAAATTGAATGATTAGAAATGGAAATGTAACTGCAATTAAAATAGACATCAATCTGGCAACTAGTTCACTCATCGTAACACCTTTCTTATAGTGCCATCGTCATAAACTTCAATAACTACACCTGGTGTATTGGCATCTACTTCTTGGCCTATTAAATTAATGTATCGTATAATTCTTTTCTGCGATAACCTATTATCCGATGCAATAGGACCGTAAATTTTATATGCACCATCTACATCATATTGCACTAATCGATAATAATTTATAACATGCTCTTTGTATATATGTAAATATGTATACGTTATTTTTTCTGCAGAATATCCCGCAGCAGGTTTAATTCCAATTGGTATCCAAGTTTCTCCATCCGTTGAGTGTTCAACGACAAAGTTTAAAGAATTTGATTCAGAAGCGGTTGCCCAATTTAAAACGTTAAATAACGGATAATGTCGCGTTTCAAAATATAAAAGTTCTACCGGTAGTGGTGTTATCATGTTTGCTGTTGCTTGAAATCCCGTCCATGTTCCTATGTTTGATACATCTGTTTTTACTCGCAATGTTAATTCACCACCTGCAGATGTAGAAGTTATAGCTCCAGGAATAGTTGTGCCTGTATATGATCCGATCCTAGTTGATGAAGTAGTTGGCCCATCATATACAAACAATGTATCATATGCTGTTTCTAAACTAAATGCAGTAAATGTTAATTCTATTTTTTTAGTAGGATCCGAAGGTTGCAATACAAGAGTGTGATCCATACTGTTATTGTATGTTTCATTTGGCCCGCCCTGGTCAATGATTATGAATTGAGAACCAATTGTTTGTGTACAATTGCCAGTTAATGGAAAAGGTACCATATTGTTATCAGTTGAGTTAGTTGACGTCCAAGTCATATCTTCAATATAACGTTCATGTGCACCGCTTGCTCTATTATCTCGCATTCTAACATATACATTAGTTAAACCCAATGCCCCTAAATTTAATGTATATTGTTGATATGTTGCAGTAGCATTAGTTATAGTGCTTCGTGTAGTCCATGTTGCATTATCCGGAGATGTTTCTACAATTAAAGGCCAAGCCGTTGTGTTTGTGCTTCTTCTATACCAAAATGAAAATACGCTAGGAGATGCAAGTTGAGGTGTTCTTATCCAATCTCCAGCACCATTAAATGCAATAGCTCTAGCACCTATACGAGCACCATTTGTAGTAGATAACATGGAATTTGCAGCCCATGTTCCTCCTTGTGTTGGCAATGTAGTTGATCCAAAACTTTCAAATGCTTGATATGCATTACATTGACATAATGTAATATGTGTTGCTAGTAAAACCGTAATAAATAAAATAATTTTGTTCATGATAGGTTGATTTATTAATAAATATAAAAATCATAACCTATTTCATAAAAAACTTAATATAAATTAGTATTTACTTATGCCGTTTTATTATCGGTGCCTTTATGCTTAGTTTTTCTAGTATATTTTTTCTTGTTCTTTTGAACTATCGGACGTGTTGCTTGCCAAATTTCTTGCAATGTGACTTGAATCTTTTCCATACAAATAAATATATGAAAACGTTTTCAAAATTCAAATCACCATTTTCTACAAGACCAATATCTAGCTTTCCATCTTGGCCCTGGAGTTTCACAACGATGTCTTGCTCTAAATGAACGCCTACGTGCTGGATTGCTTTTACGGATTCTCATATTGGGGTCGCCAAAGTTGACCTTTACAACGTTGCCTTTGTCATTTTTAACGTAAACTTTGAATTTCTTAACATCGCCGCGCATTGGTTTACCCAATTGCACTTTGCGACCTTGATATTCTGCTTCATTAAGTCCTGGTTGAACCATTTCAATGAATTCAGGTTTATCTGTAGCGTATGCTTCTTTAATATATTCTACTAAGCATTGTTCACAAAAACCTTCTGCTTCGTTAATAGGAACACAATTAGGAACTTTCTTTTTCCCTTTCTTTTTCATTCCAATCATTTCATATCCAGACCAACATGGATCTGATTCATCAATATACTGCATTACAACTCCTGACGTATTGCTAATTTAGGGAGATATTCTCTCCATGTTTTTAATATATATTCTTTATCTTGATTTATCAATGTGCCGTTGTTAACCCATAAATCTAAATAATCATTTACTACTTGTTTAAACGGTTGTTTGCTTTTTTTAGCTTTGAAATATAAACCTTGTATCATTGCTGGGATTTCTTTTGGCAATGTAAAGTATCTTGCTGCCGGCATTTTACCAGATTCTATTTTTTTACGAAGAGCTTGATCTGATGCAATGTATTTTCCATCTATCGTATTCCAACCACTTTGCGTTGTATGTTCAATTTCATGACGAAGTATGTCTCGAAGATGCATTGCAACATCACTTAATATGCGAGGATAGTCTGCAGGATCCATTTCAAATCGTATTTCAATAAGCGGTGGTTCGGCTGAATCACGTGTTGTTGCATTGTATGCATCTCCACCGTATTTAAAATCATTGAGTCCTTCAACCCACATTACTTTGAATGCCAAATAAAATTCTACGGGAATAGTTGTATTTTCTACTTCTTCAAAATAGATATGCGTAAATTCTGAATCATCATCAATATTAGGAACTGTTTCTCCTTGTTTGAAATAAATCTTTTGACCAGAGAAGATGCCAGTATAATCATCTACATTTTCATAACTATCTTTTATGATGCTTAGTAGTTTGTTTGATAGCGATGTTACTAAACTATCGTAACGACCTTCAACTATAAGATTCTTTAATGATATCATCTATAATAAATATCACTCAAGCAAATTGTAATTCCAATATTTTTCTTTTTCTTGATTAAATGGATTACCGGTTTGCTGATAAAAACAATTGAGACAAAGCATTTGCAAATTATCAACTTGATGATTTGTTTCATCTCCGTCAATATGATCTAAGAGTAATGGCACCGTATCATCTGTTATCCTACGTTCTGCATAACCGCAACTTGAACATTCTTCTTTGAATATTCCTAATGCTAATAATCTGTTACGTAGCTTCCATGTTGGATATTGCGGATGCTTACCTTCAAGTATATTTGTTATGCTATAAATTCCTTTTGCAGCTTTTTGTACGTCTTTTGGAATTCCAACACCAAATTGATTTTTATGCAATTCATATAGTGTCTTACCAGTTTCTCTGTCAGTATATAAACGAGCATACTTTTTATATGTTGTAAAAGAAACTTTTAGAAAACGTGCAGCTTCTGCATTAGACTTTGTATTTTCCATTGCATAACGAATTTCGCTTTCAGGAATATCTAATGCAGTTTTGCCTAAACCATAAATGTATTTATACTGTTTGTCTTCCATTAATAAACACCGTGTTTTCTTAATTCTCGGGCAGCTGCTCTAGGAAATGTTTTTGATTCAAACAACCCTTTAACTGTTTCTTGTATTGGTTTTATGTATGAAGTAAATGTAGATGAATGCACTCCTGTATGTTGTTGTACTTCTAGTATCCATTTTGAATAGTGTGTATATTCTTCATCAAAGCGATCTGCATCTGTTCTTGATTCCCAATATTCCAATTGATCTTTCAAAGGCCATAAATCTATAGGAACGTTAGTATCTTTACGCCGTAATGGTAATAAAGCTTTATGAGCTTCTCGTTTATTGCTACGTGCAATAAATTTGTCCATGATGTTGATTGAACGATCCTTCGGAGATTCTCCGGTGTGAGCTGATTTTCTTCCCATTTATTTTGATTTTTCTGTTAATATAACTATTTTACGCCAAGCATCTTCTGCTCGATATATATGCTGTTTAAATTTACCAATGTCTCTGTTAGTTCTTGCTTGTTCAGCTCTTTTCATATTGCGATGAAATTCGGCATGCAACATTGAAATTCTAATACGAGTAAACCAATTAAATACTTTTTTCATGTTTTTCGACTGTTACTTTTAGACCTTCACTCTTTAAAAGTTTACGTACATTTTCACACGCATCCCAACGATCTTTATATACAACACATCGTTTACGATTATGAGTGATTAAAGCACACTGATGTGCTTGAAATTGGTTATGTCCGCAAATATCTATCAAACAATCAATTACATGTTCAAAAGTGTTTACTGAATCATCATGTAATGTTACTTGCCAAGTACCTCGATTATTTTTTGCCTTGGACTTTTGTTTTGACATCTCTAATAATACTGCACTGTTCATACAATTCATTTTTTTCTCCATAACTTAATGCTTCATCTAAAAACATGATTTTTCTAGAATTATCCCAACTTTCTGGCCATTTCCAATCTGTGCCGTTCATTGCATTGACTGAATCTATATATAATTTTATTATAAAATTTTCTGTAAACATAACTTATAATATAAAATGATATGTAAATATCCAAATCATTTGATTTTTAATTTCTGACCTGGCTTTATTACAGTTGATTTCAAGTTATTTAATTTTTTGATAACATCTACTTTAGTATCATATTTTGATGCAATACCAGATAAAGTGTCTCCAGAAACAACTGTATGATATGATGTGGCAGTTGTTTTAGTAGTTGTTTTTGTCTTAGGTGGATCATATAAATCTAAAACGGCGTTGATGTCAGTATCTTTCATTTGTTTAATGATATCGTCATCTGTAGTTTGTTTTTTTGGTGTTGATGTTTTAGATGTAGTAGATGCAATCGCATTGTAAATTTCAGTTGCTTTTGCCGTACGATCTTTTAATTTAGGTGCACCAGCTCTTTCATAATATGTAACAACAGCTTTTGTTGCTCCCTCAACTGTTTTTTGAGCTTTTATTTTATCCCATGCTGTTTTTTCAGTTCCATCTAATTCAGAAATTATAAAATCTAGTTGATCATTTGTAGTTTCTGCACCAGCTGCTATTAATTTATTTTTTCGGCCTTCTGTCCATTGAGCTAAACCATATCCAGCCCATCCGGGTTGTTTTTTTGCTTGATCTGGCGTAGTTGGTTTAAATCCAAATCCTAATTTTAAACCTTTAGTTAAATTTTGACTAACATTTGGTCGAACGCCACTTTCTACTGCAAAATTTCCTATGAAAGCCGCTGCATGTACTTTGCTAAATCCATTTTTAATTAAATAGTTTGCCGCAGCAATTCCTCGCTTCAACCAACCATCATATAATAATTCATATTCAGATTCCGGAATTTCTGTTTTTTTAGATTTATCATCTTCAAATAATAATTGTTTTAAACGTATCATCGTCCCTTTTCCTCTCGTATTATCAATTCACCTAATACTTCTAAACGACCTACTTCTCTTTGAAATTCAATTTGTGTCATTGAAGTAGATATGCGTTTATATGTAGCATCAAACTCTGCTTTTGCTTTTTCTAAATCAAAACGTCCGGCAGCTGCTCGTTTATAATATGGTAATTTAACTTTGAAATGATGCCATGTAAGAAGAGCTAAGCCTCCTTTTTTATGAGCTGTATCGGCAATCTTTTCTGCACCCGCTTCTCGTGTATCTGCAAAGGTTTCAAAAGTTTCTGGTTTGTCTTTTGATTCAAAAAGTAAATTCATTAGTTTCATATTAATAAATATATCTTTTAAAGATTATCATAAAACATTCTATCAGAATCTTCAGTGTGCCATTTTTCTTTATCTTCTGCATTATAATATTCATTACATACTAGATAATCTGGTCTTTCTGGAAAAGGCTTAGTTACAAATGATGGTTCCGACCATTTAATTCGATTATTGGGTTGTAAAGCTATTTGTCCGTTAGATAAAAATATAATATGATGTGACTTATGTTCATCTGGGGTTTCAGACAATGTTAAATCTGTATTCATGTCATTTGCTCCCCAATTAATTGTTGCAAAATAATTGCCCGTATACCATTTTTTATCTTTCATATACACTTCAACAGGTGCATCTTTAAGATAATTTAGTTGTATTAATGTAAAATTATATGAAAAACAATTCCATAATTGTAAATAATGAAACGGAAGATCTGGATTTGGAATTTTTGGTTTGATTAATAATGCAGAACTAGGTAATTTATCTCTAACTACTCCATTATCTAATAAAACTTGAAATAAAACAACCTGGCCAGGCATACATCTTATTGAAAGTATAACTGCATTACTAAATGTTCCATGGCCTTTTTTATGCTGATACATATATTCGTTCCTAACAAATACTTTGAGAGGAAAAAAATTGTGTTCTATATATGCCATGAATTATTTTCGATGTTTTGAAATTTCAATTGCTGCAAGTTGTTTTAAAGCGGCTTTTTTGGTAGGATGCGTTCCTAGGCGTTTGCCGCCTTTCTTTGGATATACCGCCCAACCATTTTCAACTTTGCGAATAGTTTCCGGAATAAGTTTGATGATATGTGATTTCATATCAGTGGCAGGAACGAACTGTGGCTGTGATACGTTTCCACCCATACCAGGCATACCATGTGGATCTCGATTCATATGATGTGAAAGATAATCTTTAACTCGATTCATGTAATCTGCTGCAAGTGTTATTTTAGCTTCTAACCACTCTGGTAAGTTGTCTGCATCTTGAATCATGTCAGCAATTGCCTGAGCATCTGAGGCACATTCCATTGCATCATGTTTTGCCATACTGCCTTCTGGTTTTTGGCAGCCGCCTTTAGCTCCGCCGCAACCACAACCGCATTCGTTAAGCCGTTTCATGTTATGCTTTTTTTGCTACAATAGACCAAATTGCACCAGTAAGCGTAATAACACCACCAATGATTTCAGTTACGGTAGTTTCATCTACTAAACCTTTAGCAATGCAAATACCACCTACGAAAGTCAAGGTATGACGTACGATACCTAATACTTGTTCTTGTGTTAGTTTCATAATTTTCCTTTTATATAAATATGTTTATCATGTACTTAGTGTTACATATGTCCACTGTGTGCCATCGTGTATCCATAATTGTAATGATCCTGTATCAAAATACATAGTTCCTTTAGTCGCGCCGGCGCCAGGACTGACTAATGGTATTCTAAATCCCGAACCCTTTTCTATATTAGTTAAATCTAAACTAGAATTAGAATCTACAGTAACAGCAGATCCTGTTATACTGAGTGTGTCATATGCTAATGATAATGTGCCATTATTGTTAGAATTAATTAATACTCCAGACGCACCTCTCTGTTGAAAACTACCCGTTACAATTAAACTACCTGTAATTCTAGCAGATCCAGTAAATGGAAATCCTGCAGATATGCCTGATAATTGAGAGCCATCTCCTTTAAAAGATCCACTAAATGATCCAGTTGCTACTACGGTATCGGTTGACCCGCCACTCAGTGCGTCGATAGCTCGAGTAACATGTTCTGCTTGAATCGTACCGCCCGATGTTATACCTGTTTTATTTATTATTGCCATTCATGTTCCTTTTTTTATAAATAGGCCAATTTTTTGTTTTTTCATTCATCCATTCTTGTCGATCGTCACAACCGCAATCTTCATTAAGTATCTTTGCAATTTGTTTTGCAAGTTGATCTAACCCAGTAGCTCGAGTGATTTTTTTAATATCATCTCCTAAACCTCTACTTGTACTCATACATTATTCCAATCTGTTAAAGCATTTCGTAGTTGCATAATCAATGTTTTTTGTTGTCCGTTTAGTGGTATTTCAAATACGCGTTTTCCGGGGTATGTATATCTCTGTTCTGGTTGCATTACAATACTATGACCGGTATCATCTATTCCTAATACTGGATATGCAACGCGTTGCATTGTAATTGCATTTCCAGGTATCATAGTACATTTGCCAGGATGCCGCCATTGTCCCATTGCATCTTCTACAGCATCCGTTTCATGCATTACGCGTTCCCAATCTTCTTCCGTCATTATGCGTTTTCCGTTCATATGATGTGCTAACATTTCTATACATGAACCCATTTTTCCTTCATTTAATGAAGTTTCTATTGCAAGTGATGTCATAGTACTTTTACGTAATAATTCCTTTAAACGATCTAAACGACCACTATTTCTAAGTTTTTTATAAGCTAAATTTTCTACTGAATATTCGCCTTCTGCTTCTAATCCTGTTTGTCGCAATGTGCGTAATCGCAATAAAATATTTTCTATTTTAACTCGTAGCTTTGGATCTGATTCTTTTAGTGAATCAATTTGATATTCAATTGGTTGAGCTTTTTGATCTATCACATCATCATCAATTGAAATGACATCCGAAGATGGTTTTTTTATCCAACAACCTTTCATTAATGAATATTGACCAACAGAGGAATGCAATCGTTCATTCCAATCTTGTGCATATAATTCAATAGCCATTCCTTTGTATGTTAACGGATAATTAGTGTTCCATATGCTTTTCTTGGCCATCATGTAATTTTTAACTAGATGCAAATTTTCATTTACTGCTTGATAATCTATTACAACATGTAAATCAATATCACTATGTTCTGTCCAATTGTAATTAGCATTGCTGCCAATAATTAAAATATCTAATACCGATGCATTTATTTCTAAAAAATCATAAAAATGTTCAGCAATGCGAATAAATTTTTCACGCAATCCTTTGTTGAGACGATTATCCGTCCAAAGCTTTGGATTAAGTGTACTTTGTGTTTCATATTCACGAATAATTTTCATTATTTAATTTGTTTTTGTGATTGTAATCTAGATAATGCTTTTTGTTTGTTATAAAATTCTTGATATGCTGCTGGTAATTTACCAGATTTTTCTGGATCGTATGCATTAGTATACATTCTTTTTGTATCTGGATCTAACAACCAAATTGTTCCTTCTTTTAATCCTGTTTGTGTATCTTTAATAACTTTCCACATCGGCCAACCTGGTAATTTGAAATTATTACCAGTTCGTTTATCATTATATGACGTTGGTTTACCTACATATTCCATTGTTTTTTGGTTAACATTTTGTTCTAGAAATGCCATGTTATATCTGATACTTCCTGGATCTGTATAATAATATCCTTGAAATGATAGTGAATCTATTTCTCCTAGTTTTGTTGCATCAAGTTTTGTTGCTACATATGTTGCATAAGAAGCATCTACTGCTTGTAAACTTGCATCTATATCAAATTGACTATCTGTAAAATATTTACCTGTAACATCTTTCCATGTTTCATCAAATATATAATATATTAACGATTGTTGATTTAGATCTTTTCCATATTCTGCTGGATAATCATGCCGTTCATAATATTCTTGAAGTTCGTTATAAATTATATCTAAACGTTTTAAAAAATCTTGTGTATTAAAAAAACCTTTAAACGCATCAAATAAATCAGATACAGTATTTTTTAATGGTCGTAATACATTATCATTCCAAAAACTTCCGGAAGATGTACCGCCCTTTAAACCTCTAATGCGGGCAAATTTAATATTTTCATTAATAAATCTACGTACAGGATCTGTCCAAAATGCATACCACATTGCATTGATGTTATCGCCAATTGAAACGGATTTTGCAATTAAATCATCAATTAACTTATTATAAGCTTGTACTCCAACTTTTTGATAATAAATTTTTAAACACCGAGCAGGTTGATTTGTTATATAATCAATTATTTGTGCTTTAGTTCTCTGCGATCCTCCAAATGTAAAAACTTTACCAGTTGAATCGGCAGGTAATACTTTAACTAAATCATCTGCTATTCGTTTAACGAATGATCTAGTAACAGATTTATCTGTAAATGATACTAGCAATATAGCTAATTTATCTGCTCCGCCGGCTCCACCTTTAGTAGCTAATCTAGAACCTTCTTGTACGAATACTTGTTTAAATTGTTTAACTGAAACAGCGTATGCATTTTTCCAATAATTTCTAGATTTCGTAAATAACCAATCCCAAACTAATTTACCAGTTCTACTAAGTAATTTATTAAACTTTTCTCGAGTTTGTTTTAGAACCGGTTCTGAACTTTTAGCTACGGTTACTCCAATTCTTCTTGATATTTGTCTTTGAGTAACTGGATCGCTTAATGCCTTTTTTGAAGAACGAAAACTTAAAGATTTAAAATTTTCAAAACCTTTTAAAACATTATCAATTTCTCTAACCATAGCTTGAGAAGTTGCAGGAGATATAAGTTTTAAACGTCGGCATAAAAAAACAAATTCTTTAGCATGTTTAACAGAACCGATTACTACATCTGCAGATAATCTAGTAGCTGCAGGTACAGTTTTAAACATCCTAGAAATTAATTCTGTAGTAAGTTTTCCTCCTTTTGACAAAACACGAAACAGCCATCGAAAACAAATTGCTAACGCATCACCAACACCAGGTATCAATGCTATTATACTAATTAAAGCTTCAAAAGTACGACCTCTACCCATATACCACGCAGCATTTATAAGATCAATTGGCGGAACTAAAATTCCTATCCAATCAAATGCCATTTGTACTCGATCGGTTAATGCAGTTAAATTAACTTCCCGGCCAAACATATTTACTTTAGTTACTGCATTTTTTTCGGTAGATTTGAATAATGTTTCAATTTCATATTTATCTCTTAAAGATGCAATCCAATCAGATCTCATTACATCTTGAAACCCAGTATCGCCTTTATCAATAAAAATTACTTCGCCGGCGCCTCTATTTCCTAACCAACCTTCAATTTGTCCGGATCTTAATAACACTATAGTATCACCCATAGTATTATTGCCGGTTTTTTTGGGTGGTTCATATTTCCAATCTAAGTGTACCCATTGAGTGTTTAAAGTATATGTAAAATACATTAAATTTGGATCTTCATAAAAGTATACAAATGTTCCAACAGGTACTTCTGGATTATTATACATTGCAATTTGCAATCCAATTTGATAATTGTCAAATGCCGCTATTGGACTAGGATCATCTGTTAATATATATGTCTTAATATCTAGTTCAGAGATTGGTAAAAATTTTACTTGACTTGCTGTTGGATCATCTTTAAAAAGTACACCGGTGGGTTTTGTTGCTAAAAATGGGCGTGCACCGTATGACATTAATTTATTGTATGCTCCTTGATTTTTCCAAGCGCTAGCAAATTGAAATACATTAATGCCTGTTTGTTTATTCATTGTTGCATAATCACCACCTGGTGCCATTGCTGGACTAGTACTTCGATATGCCATATTATGTACTTGAGATGGTCCAGGAGACGGTGTACTAGTTGCATGAAACTTTTGTATTTCTTTAGAAAAATCACTTAAAGGAGCACCACCTATTGTTTTAACAGGGGCATAAGCGGCACCCATTGGATTAACTTGCACTTGTTGAGTTTTAGGATTTGTAAGTGGAGTAGTTTCCGATAATAATGTCTTTTTTATTATTCGCTCTAAATTATCCATGTATGATGCCTTAAAATATATTTTTATTATTATAAATAAATATGTTTATCTTCAAAAGAGTTGAACTAGTATCTAGCAAACTACAAGAGCAATGTGTTTATAATTCATATTAAATAGATAATAACATATCAATTAAATCCGGATGTGGATACATATCCACTTTCCCACGAATAACATTTGTATGCGAATACATTCCAGGTGTTTTTTCTGCTCGAGCTACATCTAATACATCAAAACCATCTGCACCTTTAGCTCGTACATATTCTATTAGACCTATGCGCGGATCAATTGAATATTTATTTGCTAAGAAAAGAATCCAATTTTTAAGTGTAGTAATTTGTGCATCTGAATAGTTATGCCAATATTGATGTCCTCTAAATGGTTTAGCTAATTTTATAACTTGACTAGGATCTGCTGGAGTATTAACATATGTTTTACCATTAACAATTTGTCCCATACAACATACTTCGATTCCAACAGAATTTCTATGCATAACAGAATTACCAGTACCAGTATGCCATCCATATCCTCCGTCAGGAAAACATTGAATAAGTTCACCGTCAAATTTAGCAGATTTGCCATCAACGGACTGCCCACCTAAAATATATTCTGTTGCAACATTGCCTCTATTATCTCTTGCCCACATATCAGCAACTTGATAAGGATTAGCTCCGCCGGCTGTATGATGTAAGAAAATCCAATCTTTTGGTACTGGGCCTTTAAAATAAGTTCCTTCTGGCATATAGTATTTCTTAATACTTAATGCATTTACCACTTCAATGTTTTCTGCATTATCTGTATTTAAAATACCCATTGCGGCCCATGTTTTAGGTCCTACGATACCATCAGCTAATAAACCATGTGCTGTTTGCCATGTTTTAACTGCAGCTTCTGTTTTAGGTCCGAAATCTCCATCTACTGTGATTTTTAAATATTCTTGCAAAGTTTTTACTGATTCGCCTTTGCTACCTTTTTTTAATAACATATTATTCCTTTTTTTTATTTAATTAAATAACCAGATATTTGGTTGGCTTTTTCTACAAATTCATTGTGCAAATATTCTCCGATCAAATCACTTTCTTCGCCAATAACGTGACACGTTAAAAAACCTAAGATATCTCCTCGCAATCCTCGTATTGGAACTTTAACTGCTTGAACAATACCATTTGCAGTCATTTCTCGTCGCATTGACGGATATTGTTCCATATCCGGAGTGATTATCATAAAATCTTTTTCTAGCATTGCTGCAAATAGTTTAGGAAATTCTGAAACTAATACATTTTGATAACGTCTCTTAATTTTTTCAATACCAGGAGCTACTGTTTCGTATGTCATTGAAAACTTTTTCATTGAACGTCCATTTAAGAATTTGCCACCATTATGAAATTGACATATTGAAACTCTATCAAATTTATAATCTTTTCGAAGCTGTTCAATGAATTCATGCACTGCAACCATTTCTCCTAAATCATCAGCAAAAATAGTTTCTTCTTGTTCTAATTTTTTTGCTGCAGCCCGGACATCGAGCCACGTTTTAACTACAACGGTAATAATTGCTACCACAATAGACGTTACTGCGGATATGATTGAAATAATTATTGCATCACTCATTTTCTGATTCTGTTGTTTGTTTTGGATTCTTAGAAAATTTATCAACAGTAGTTCCAAATATACATGCTATGATAATATATTCTAGTGCTGAAACTAAATGTTCATTGGGAGCAATTGTTTTCGGATACAACGAATTAACAAACATCATGATAACTAAAGAAAAGAAACCAACAACTCCTATAACGCGCCTTGATGAAACGTCGCCGGACTTTGAATCAGACAACATTCGATAAAAGAAATTTGATTGACGCATATGTTCCTCATTTTTTATAACTATAAATATGTTATGTTTTTAAAACAATGAGTTTATCTTGTTGTTCTTCTAACGAATAGATTGAAATTTTGAATATATCTATTTCAAATTCGCCTATAGCACCACTGTCTGCAATTATTGCTGTAAGTTGTTGAATGTACTGAAAATTTTGTTGTGTTAAACGGGTTGCATCAAATTCAACAACTATATCATTTTCACCGTTTGGGTCGTTATGTCCTATATGTAATACTCGTTTCATTAAATCATATGCAGTTTTTGCCTGTTCTGAATAAATATATGAATCAATAATAACGTGCATATCATCTTCGATATAAATTCTATCACACCATGGTTCTAATGTTTCAAGAATTTGTAAATTGCAATTACGTACTACAAATGCAACATTATATTTAGGTGCGTCAATCCTACTACCCCATTTTCTAATGTAATTTCGATTGCTTTGCAATTCTATAGTTTGGGTTCTATGTTCATATTCTTCTGAGAAGCGTGATGTTTTTGAAACAAAATGATAACATATTGCATCTAATGCAGTAATGCATTCCATTCCGTACATTTTCCATCTACGAATCAAATCATCATCTTCACAGAACATTGGATTGTATAAAGGATCCAATCCTCCAATTTCTAACAATGCTTTGCGGGGCATACACATAAAAAATGTAATACCCGGCTCTGTTTGATCTGCATAACGTGCATGTTCAATTTCACAATACTCTCGGAACGCATCTTTATCAAACGTTTCCAAAGACTGTCCAAAATCGAATATCAATTTTCCAGGACGCGTATGATCTCCGAATATAGGTGGCTCTATTGTGGTATATGACACTACTCTATCAGGTGCAACATGTTTTTCTAAATTTTCTAAGAATCCCGGGCCTAATACAATGTCATTATGTAGATATGCTACATAATCGCAACTAGCCAATTGTGCAGCTGCATTGAATGTATCCGAAAATGTTTTTGATTCGGTTGAATATTCAAATCTAACATGATTATCTGATAATGACTGTAACCATTCATGGGTTCCGTCTGTTGATCCATAACTTACAAAACATATTTCTACGTCCGGATAGAGTTCTCGAGTTGTTTCATAAAAATGTTTGTTGTAGTCTAAATTGTTTCTTAAACCTACTAGGAGCGAAATATTATGTTTCATTTTAAATACTTATTTTGTAATTTGTGAACTTCTTCAATTAATTTAGTATCCGAATCTTCCCGGAATTTATTTCTATCATTGGTATTAACTAATAAATTAGTATATGAATTTACTCGATACTTGTGGTTTTCTGAAACAACTAAATTTTCAACTACCCATTGCTGAACATCATATCCAGATTGTTTTAAAATTTGAGCACCATACATTAAAAACGTATCATCTGGGCCGTATGATCCAAATGATTCAGGTAAATCGATTAATCTTAATAAATTTGTAGATATTAAATTAAACCATCCGCCTCCTAGTTTAAAATTTGATATTGGTTTTAATAAAGGATTTCCATATACTGTAGTAATAACTGTGTATGGATCTATAAATGTTTTATTATCCCATGGAAAGTCTGCATATGTTGAATTCATCAAAACATTCCATGAATCATCCCAAAGCTTTGGTATTTGTGGAGAGATTATAAAGTATTCATTATTAACTAACTTTGATGAATCTAATAATAATTTTAATGTTAATGGTGAAAAAATTAAATCTGCGTCTAAATAAATAAATGCATCAACATCTTTATATGTTCGTATGCTAGTTCTGCGTTTATCTGCACAACCTAAGCATGTTTTATCTGTATTAATATCTTTTATAACATGGCACCAATCAAAGCACGTATCGATGCAATGATTAAACTTTTCTATGAAAAACTCTTTTGGTATTTTTGAATCGTTCCAATCTACGAAGTTTAAATTTAACGTAATATCCAATGTTATATTATCATCGGATTTTAGATAATGACTACTTACCTTAAGTTGTTTTGCTTGCCATTCAAACCAATCAATTTCATATGGCATTAAATGAACTATAATTTGTGTTTTCATATACGTGTTTTATATAATCGTGCATGTTGTTCGGCAACATATTTGCTATTGCAAAGTTCTTTAATGTAATCAGGAGCCGTTGTTTCGATTGTTTGAATGTTGCCATGAATATCAATAATATACATGTATCCAGGAACTCCGCAACTCCATCCTTCTAATGTAGTACGGCCTAATAAAATACCTGCAGTGAAATTCATCATTTGAACTAAATTTTCAGTATCCCATCGTTTATCTACATATTTGATATTAGGATGATTAAAATCATAACGACTTTCACTCATTATGTATAAGTCCCAATCATTTTCTATGCATTGTTGAACTATATGTTGAACTGCCCTAAATCGAATTGGATCTAACACCTCTCCAACAAATATCCCGGAATATCTTTCTAATTTTTCTGCTTCATTGCTATTAAATCTTGTTTGGTCAATTGGATTGTAAATCAATGAAACTTTAGATGCTGGAATTTTATAATCATTAATCAACATATCTGCAATTGGTTTACGTATTGCAATGTAATGTGATATCCTAGAATCCAACACCGGATTCTCCGATCTAATTTCAGAATGTATAATACTAATAATTGGTGTTTCTTTAAAATGCTCTAATATAAACAAATTGACTTCAGGTTGACTTGCTATTATTATATTATATTTTTCTGACGTATCCAAATTTGTTAAATCTAATTGCCGTACATGTTGCAATTTCAATCTCGTTTGATCCATCCAATCTATTTGTCGCAATGTAAATAATGTTACATCATGTCCTGCTGCATCTAATTCGCGAGCTAATTCATAATGATAAAGTTCGCTACCACCCAATCCGTTAGCGTTTAAACATCCTAAAAGTATTTTCATAATTATTTTGTTTTTAACATATTGATTTTTGCGATATCTAATGAAAATAATCCACTATTAATATATGATTGGTATGCTATTTGATCGTGGTTTACTACATTTGCTGCGTACGCATATTGGGCATCGCGGACAGCTTTTCCGTTGTCTGGATGTAAGTGTTCCCATATGATATCCGGGAAATACTGTATACATTCTGCTGTCTTACCTAAATCAACCCAAAAGTTATCAGCATACATATGAAGTAAACTAGTTGGAATCATATAACCCAATGTTTTGATAATGTTACTTGTCATACAAACCGCGGTTGGTAATCGTTCTCCCTGTAACAAATCATTTCCATATGCAATACCTACTCCATGTTTTTCGAAGTATGTAATCATTTCAAATTCCCATGATGATTTAATAACATGATCATCGCCAAAAAATGCAATGTATTTATATTCATCCGCAAATCGTTCGGCGGCTCGATTCAGTTTTGGAACTAAACGTTCATTTGGATTAACTGTGTATATTACTCCTTGGTATCGATCATAATAATGTTCGTCATCTTCATCTAATGATACACATATATCTGAAAGCCCTTCTGTAAACAACATCCAATGTTGAATAAATCGTTCTACATTTCGTTCTCTGCCGGATCCTGCCGATCGACTTGGTACTATAACTAAAATTTTGTTTTTCATATAACTTTATTATAAATATTTCCGAATAATTTAATATCATCAAATAGTGTTGCAGACTGATTGCATTCATATACTATCAAGCCATCGTAGTGGTGCATATGCAATGTTTCTGCTAATTGATAATGGGTATCTGATTCTTTAAAACTTTGTAATCCTATTTCTGAAACATGCACATGATCTATGTATTGTTGATATTTTATAAACTCGTCTTTTGGATTTTGATTTTCTAAAATGATGTTGTGAGTATCAATCATGGTTTTGATATTGTTAAAATTATTCCGATTTAGAAATTTAACAATTTCATCAAGTGTAAAAAAATATTCGCCGCCGTATCGTTGACTATTAGGTTCTAACAATAATGATATACTAGTTCCGGTGATTTTTTCATCTAATATATGTAATGCTTCTAGTTGCATTGTATGATTGAAATTAATTCGTTGTTTCGGCGAACCTAATACAATTTTTTCAATTCCTATAGCAATACAAGCATCAATTAATTGATCCATGTGCCTTAAGAAACTAGCATCTCCTATTTCTGTAACATCTGAATTAAACAATACTGATTGCGTTGATTTAACTTCAATATCCGATGAATTAATCATATCACGCAATGTTGTTAATTTATCCACATCAATTGGATTCCATGGGCTATGTTTTGGTATTACCATTTCTATGCAAGATATGCCGTTTGAATTCAATGCATTCAATGTTTTATCAAAATGGTCGATGCTTGGCCAGGCTAGTTCGCTAATTCCTAATTTCATTATTTCCAAACTAGTTTATCATGGGTTGCACTTAATATCTTATCATCTTGAAACGAAACTCGCATTAGCTTTTCTGGATAAAAACAATGTACATCATTTTCAATTATTGACCAATTGCCTGTCGGTAACACAACCATTGTTTCATTGTCTTCCGGTTTATGTATGCATTGTAACTGATTTGAAATTTGTGGGTTTAATTTAGTTTTTTGTATGGAATGATAATTTTCTAAAACATTATCATAAAATGTATTCCATTTTGACATTACTTCAGGAGACCCCATACACCACCAATCACATATATCATTATAATGGAATTCTGCATCACATTTGGATTCGATACTACACTTTACACATCCACCACCACCGCCGGCGTGTACATGAGTTCCGGAATTAACTACTAATAGATCTTTGAATTTTGATACATTTAAAATATCATTATATGATACAAAAAAGTTTGAAACATCGGATCTACATAACATTACTACATCATAGTTATTCATCTCAACCAATGATGTTGCTTTTTGTCGAATAAAACATTGAGATGTTATCCGGGAAAATGTAGCCTTATAATCTGCAGTATGAATCATAATTGGATCTGCTGCTTTATATTTCAATTCATTAAAATAACTTAAATCATTATCAGTAACATAATAAGACTTCACTGCGAGTTCATTGGATATATGCGTAATGGTATCATGTATAGATTCATTAGAATAAAATGCTAAATAAAAATGTACATTAAAATTTAAACTAAATCGTTTCCAATCATCAATTCTATTTAGTATATCGCGAGGTTCTCCAAACAAACAAACTGCTATATTAGTATTTTGTAAACTAAAACTATTAACGAATTCTTGTATTTCATGTAGTATCCGAGTTTTTGTTCTTACATACCCATCTAGATTAGACGTTGTTTTAAAATTATATGAAATTGGCGGTGATTTTGTATCTACTTGTTTTTTATTTATGTCAAACAGTTTTAAAATATCCGAAGTATGAATTGGCTCAGTAAATAAATTTATCGTTAATGCATGATACTTAAATAGATTTAGACAATGGGTTGTATCCGAATCTATGTCATTCAAATTGTACCATTGAAATTCTGAATTGTAATTTATTTTATCAATGTTATTATTATGCAGTAAATCATATAATATGTTTTTCTTTATATGTTTTCCAAATAGCGCAGGTAATCTTAAAACTAATAATTTTTGATATGATAGTGTTGATGTAATTAGTTTCTCAAAAATTAAACGGTTTGACCCATATGCCGGAGCAGATATAGTTAGTTCATATGATTCGTCTGAATTAACCGGAGCATTGTAATAAACATCGATTGTAGAATATAATACAATTGTTCCGTATTGTTTTTTTGATAAAATATTTAAAATGTTAAATATATTTTCTAAATCCTTTTGCGGCTCTAAATTAACTTTCCATTTGGTTGCGGGCAAACATGCTAAATATAATTCGGTTGTTGTATCTGTTTGTATGTTAATTAATTCATTAATGTTGCTGCTATTAAATTCGTAGTCAAATTTTACCGAATCTTTTAGAGTTGTCCCAATTAAACCTGTATTACCTATTAATATTTTCATTGATGTAATTTTCTAATGTGTATATTCCTTGAATTTTTCCAGTAATGCAGGTTATAATGTTATCATGTTTTACAATCACCGGGGCTCGATCTGCAGATTCAGAATACCTCTTAACTTTTACCGAAGTATAATATGAATTATATGCAAAGTCTGTTAAAAAATTTTTATAATAAAATGCAATTTTTTGTTCAACGGCTTCTTTGTTACGTAATAAGTCACGTGATGATGTTTTTTCTGAGAATTCTTGAATATCAATAAATCGTTCACTAGTATACACCGGAGTATATTCAACATCAGTAACTGTGTATTGATTATCCATATATGGGTAAATTGAAAATAATGGGCCATCTACCATAGTAACTGATCCAAATTTATTAGCAGAAATACGATCATATATCATCGTTAAACTTAATTCAAAAAAATGATCTGATAATGGTTTTAATTGATTATTTGTAACATTTATCACATAATCATATTGTTTAGCTAATAATTTTAACTCAGATTCATCAATTGATTTCATAATGAAAATATCTCGTAATTCATGTTGAAAAAATGTCTTTGATTTTACCGGGTCAATATATTTTTCGTCAATAATTACACTTCCTTCGATATTATTGAAATCAGGTAATGGTTTTTCAGCAAAATTAATTTGTTCATGGGTGAATATGGTTTTAAATGTTCCATAATCAATTAATGAGTTATCTATAGGAACAACATAATAATTATCATCAATATCTGAAACTAGATCTGGATAATCTTGTATAAATGTATTAAATGTATTTTGACATAAATTTCTAGTTTTTTGATTTCTACTATAATGAAATCCTTTATGCAATCTATTTTGATTAAAAAACGAAGATCCAGAAAAAATACCAGATTTGTCAAACAATGTTACATCATGATGTTGTTTTAATTTGTATGCCATATGGCATCCTAACCAACCACCGCCAATTATTGCAATTTTCTTTGAACTCATAATGTATTGTAATAATTATTTTGTTTTACTTGTCGTTCAATTGTCTTTGGATGATAAAGTGAGTAATCTTCCTCCATTGGAAGATGTGCATACTTTTTGTATCCATCTAACACTTCATGTACCTTATGTTTCCAACGAATCGAAGGAGTATTTTTAAAAATTCTCCACTGATAATCTGGCCAATTTATCCACCCTTCTGCATTTACATTCCATCCCCATTGTTGCATATGATCTTGTGTCATACCTTTAACTGTATTAACTCTTGGAACTAAGTAAACTTCTGTTTCTGGATTTTGTTCTAAAATAAATGGCAAAGATTCTATAATCGAAGTGCATGGCATTTCGTCTGCATCTATTTGAAAGATATAGTCGCCATCACATAATGATGTTAAATGATTTTTCCAATCTGCAAAATGTCCTTGAAATTCAGCTTTATGCCAGGCAAATGATTTATTAACAGACCGATTTCGTAAAAATAATTCTATTTCTGGATCGCCATTCTTTGAATCATATAATACAACAACGCCATCTTGTGGTCTTTTGTGTGTTAATAAAAAATTCAATAAGCGCTGTATTTCTAAGAATTCGTTACATACAGTAACTGCATATGTTATTTTCATACTATATTATATTAAAATTGTTGTTAATATCAAACCTTTTGTAGTTTTGGTAATTTTAACTCAACAGCTTTTGGTAACTTATCAATACCAGAATCAATAATCTCTAATACTTGATCATATATGCTAGATACTGCCGTTTCAGTAAATGTTGAATTAACGAAGTATCTTTGACGTTTTGCTAATTCTACCCATTTTTTATAATTCTTTAAAACATCTTTCATCATGGAGCTAGCATATCCATAATCCACAGTAAACCATTTAGCATCGCCAATTAAAAATTCATTTTGAGCTGTTGGATGAATAGGAGTCAATTGGCCAGGTAATGCACATATAAAATCTTTCTTTAAGAAATCAGCTTGACCCGAATAATGTGGAGCTAATATGGGTTTACTTGTTGATGAAAATTCTAATAACGGTCTTCCAAACCCTTCTGCTTTTGTAAATGATATTAGAGCTTTTATTTTTGGATGATTGTACAATGCATTCATTTCGGCCGTAGTTAAATCACCATGTAACAAATATACTGACGGTAATCGTTCACCCGGGAATAATGATGCTACTTGATTGATACGATCTTGCATTTCAAATCGGTCAGTTACGGAATATGTTGCTCCACTTGTTTTAAGTATTAATGCGGGTGCATCTTTTTTATTTTTAAATGTATTAAAAAAACAATGTAGCATTCCGCTTATGTTTTTTCTGTCTTCGCCTACTTGACCTTGCAACCAATGTCCTACACTTAAAAATGCTTCAGATTCTCGTATTTCATTTAATCCTGCAACTTTAGTAGTTACTGATTTATTATTGTATTGTGTTTCATCAAAATATTCTGGAACAACTTGAATTTTTGTAAGAATATCTAAATTATGACGTTTTGCGGTTTCTTCAAATACTGTTTTAGTAAATTCACTAGGAACTATTACAACTTGCATTTGATTAATTTTTTCAATCCATTCTTTAGGACAAATATCGCCTTCGGTTCCTGCCGTAACTCCAATATTATATTTACCAATTGGTTGAAATTCATTTGGAACTGTTATCTGTACCCAAACATCTGGTTGAGAGGTTAATGGCAATGGAACTATTCGATTAGCCCAATCTACTGGTATTGGATATGTCATTGGAGTATGACCCCATGGCATTGATAACAATTTAATATCCCATTCTGCACTTTTTTTATTAATAAATTGTTTGATAACTTCGCGTGCATGATGTCCATAACCACTTTGCGTTGCTACTGGAGATGATATAACTACTTTATACATTCTACTATTCCTGTTTTTTCGTATTTATGTTCTATAACTTTATTTAACGTATATCTTGAACGATTCATTGGTTTATGAGTGAATAAATAATCAATCATATGAATCATTTTTTGACCCATCTGTTCTCCCGTAAGTCCATTTTGTAACGCCCATTGTCTGCCGGCTTGACCCATTTCTTCTCGAAGCGTTTCTGGAGTATTATACCAATATTCAATTGCATTAGCTACATCTTCATAATTTACTCGATCATCAAAGATATATGGCGTTTGAGGCGAACCTTGAAGTGATCGGTTACTTGGAAACACCGGTTTGGCCCATACTCCATGTAATTTATATCGACCCATATGATTTGTTGCAAAATCGCCATTAAAACGTATCCATTCATCATTTTCGTCTACAAAACCGCATTGATCTTGTAATCCTCCGGTAACATTGTTAATAATTGGCGTTCCTGACAAAATTGCTTCAGTTGAACTCAAACCCCAACCTTCATTTGAACCAATATTAACTACTACATCTGCAACATTATACATTGCATTTAAGTCTGCAGCTCCTATCTTTTGTTCTGAAAATATTATTTTACAATTTGGAGCTAATGCCTTCCATATGGCTCGTAAATCCGTTCCATTTCCATCAACAACTTGCGTATGCATAAGTAATGCAACTTTGTTTTGTTTATCTACTGGTAATTTATCAACAAAATGTTTGAATGCTAGGATTAAATCACCAGGTTGTTTTCTTCGTATATTTCTATTATTCCAAAATACAATAAAATCTACTCCATTAGCTTGTTTTAAACGATCATATGCAGCTTGATATAAAGGATCTTCCGAATCTAATGGTTTAAATATGTTATGATTTAATCCGTGAGGCACAAATCCTGTAATGATTTGATTTGGTTCTACAGTGCCTGGAACTTCATCATGTTCGTCATAATCTACAACCTTAAATCCGTTCTGTGTAAGAACTTCTCTGTGAATATTATCAGATTGCTTACTAATTCCCATAATTAAATCACAACTTGCATAAAAAGGTGCATTCCACATTGGATACGGTAAATCATCCCAAATTGAATAATAAATTATAGGAACTTGATATGTTGTTTTAATTTCATGTTCTAATGCATATAACCAAGTCCAATAACGAGGATCAGTAAAATGAAATATTGCATCTGGTTGTTCTTGATTTAGAAGTGCAAATAAAATATTTTTATCGCCATATCCGTTCCATGGAATAAGTTTTACTGATGCATCTTGTACACCTGTTTCTCGCGCTACGTCTGCAGATAAATCGAATCCGCGGCCAGCTTCTGGGTGTTCTAATGCTGCACCTAGTTGCACCCAATCATAATGATGCACGGTGTTTAAAATAATTTCTTTACTAATAGTTCCAATTCCCGAAGGCAATCGAAAATCATCTGCTAATAATAAAATTTTCTTTTTCTTTGTTTTGTTAAGGTCAATTTTTTGTAACTTTGGTAACTCCATTCGCGTCCTTTATAACTTTTATATAACTTTAATATAAATATATTATCCCAGTATAACAACCGGTTTATTTAATTTTTTTGATTTTGTCCATGCAGTTTGTAATACTGGATCTAATTGCATTTCATTGGTTAGTATCATCATGTAATCACAACGTTCTGCAATAAGTTTCATGCGATGATGAAGTTGACTAAAATGATATGGTTTTCCATAATATGATTCTGGCATTGCTGAATAAATGTTATATCCAGAAAAGCTAGGATTATATTCTTCGTATTGTAATCCAAATTCTAATGTATATTTCCTAACCATGCTATTGGCTCCTTCATTTCCACCAGCACCTACCACAATTAATTCTTCTCCAAATTTTGTTTTAAGCATTTGAAGTGTTTCTTGAACCTTTCTTCTATTTTGCCAATTTGTATTTCCTATAACTGCTACCCGGGTACTCATACGTTTTCTCTTAAGAATTTAACACCTTTTGGATAATGTCCATAAACTAATCGAAGCATTGATTCTAATAATTTTTTATTTTCTTTCGAATTGGGCCCAGTAATATTAGTGCATAATGTATATTCCATTGTAGTCCAACGTTTACCTGCCCACGTTTTATGATTTTCTATTTCAAAAGAATATACATAAACATGTTCATGCTTATATCTTATTCTCGTATTCTGTTCTCTTTCGGACATCTTTCGTAATCTGTTTTAAATGGACAATACTTGCAATTTGCAGCACCTTTGCCGGCAACTGCTAAATAATTTTGCTCTGCGCGCTTATTACCTTCAGCATCAAAACAATATTCTACAAATGCATCAATACTGCGTTGAACTCGCTTTTGTGTAACACTGCCAGCAGCAGGTTTGATACTTTGAATACGTTTTTGCGGAAACATTGATTCTTCCATTATTTTGCGTTTAACTACAAAAAATTCAACATCAATATTCTCTTTAGGAACGCCATATTGTTTTGCAAAATAATTTTTATATGTTATAAGCTGTGCTAATTTAAGTGAATCTGATTTAGCATTTTTATTCCATCCACTACGACTTGTTTTAATGTCGTATATTTGAATCTTACCTGTTGGAATGTGTCGCATAACAACATCCATAAACCCATACCAATATACTGAAGAATTTGCGTCAGATGCTTGTACACATAGTTCCATTTCAATGCCTACCAATTCCCAATTCTTAGATGAAAAGTATTGTGAACGTCGTTTCATAAACCATTCTAATATTGCAACGCCGTCTTCTAGATATTCTGCTAACTGTAAAGGATTAGAAAAATGTTCGCCGTTATTTTCTTGTACACAACGAACATATTCTGATTTCAATTTATTTGTAAGTATTTCTCGAAGATTGAGTGCTTCTGCCTTTTTAACAGATTCCGTATACATTACAGTTAAGAAATGTTGAAATGTTTCATGAAATGCTGTTCCGAAACATGTTTCTATAGAAGTTTGAAATGGAGATAACCCATCAATATAATTTAATTTCCATGAAAGTGGACATCGTTCAAAAAGTGACCATTGTGAATATGATATTCTTCTAGGTACCGTAGTTGCATCTACTTGAGATAAACGATATATAGGTGCTAAATAATTCCCGGATTTCATATTATAATATATGAAATTATTTTACTTATTCCAATCTTTTATGTAATTTGTAGGTCGCCTGGTTTATAATTTAGTTTAATTTTTTGTTTTTGATTTTTTACTATTAATTCTTGATTCAACCAATCAATATACTGATTAATATCAGTCATACTATTTCTAGTCCAACATATTAATATATATTTCCAATATTGATAGTTTGCATTATTAATTAGATTATCTGGAGTTAATTTAATTGCAGTTAACATATGTTCTTTGGTAATCTTATCACTAGTATCTAAATTCATTGCATGTTTAAATTGCGTTAATCTAGATTGATGTTCATTAATGTCACATGCATAAAAATTCATGCTTGGGTCTGGATCTGGCTTTTTGGAATACTGTATCCATTGTTCTAGAGTGCCTATAGGTATAGAATACTTAGAGCTAATTGAATTCAGTTGTTTATTAGTTGGAAAAACTGCGTCAGTTGTTGCACCAAAAATACGATACCACAGTCGATCCGACTCCGAACCTATATTCGTACTATATGGTTGTATTTGTTTCCATTTTTTCTTTGAATTCATAGGAAAATGATTCCAGCATGAATGTTGTAATTCATGAATCGTAGTACTAAGTACCTCTCGTAGTGCAGATTGATAATCTTCGCTAAATAAACCGCTAGCAACATTATCATATGTATATATACCTAAAGCAGCAAATCCTTTTAAGTTAGCTACATTTATGGCAACAGAATTAGTAGATGGCGAAAAATATCCGTTATAATTAGCTGAGATATCATGTACAGTTTCAATTGGTACAGTTTTAATAATATCTTTGTATTTGTTAATTATTTGATTAACTTCTTGTTTAGTTTTTTTCCCATATTCAGAATTTGAAGAAAAATTTACTCGAGTAAAAATCTTTTTAAATTGCGGAGTACTTAATTTATCAATCCACCATTTTCTAGCTTCTGCATAGGTGGGTTGAAGAACTTTTGCAAAATGTTTTGTTATAATATCAGCATATTCGTTATTTAAAAAATACGTATATGATTTATTAGTAACTATTTGTAGCCATATACTAAATTTTGCACCTAATTTTAAGTTTCCAGGACCGGAAATAGTATCAATTGCAACAGTTAATATCATGTTGTTTGGAGATAAAATAGTTGGATTATTTGATATATCTTTAAAATTTTTAATATTAAAAGTAATCATACCTATTTTTTGGTTTCCAAACGAAATCTTTTTTGAATTTCTTCGATATACCCAATTTCCGTAATACATGAACTCCGAATCTAAACTATTCCCAGGTGTTTGTAATTTCCAACCCATTGATTTAAAACTTTCATATAGTTGATCAAAAAATCCATATGAAAATTTTCCAACTTGATTTTGTAATGGTTTAATTATATCTAAAATATCCTTCCAAGATATCGTATATTCTTCTTCTAACCATTGAAACAATGTTTGGCCATCATATACCCAATTTTTAATCAAAGCTGAAAGTTGAGTTTGCGTTTTTATCTTTTTTAATTGTTCTAAAAAATCTCCAGATCCGATTCCTGTTAATGCACTTCGCATTGCTTCGGCAATATGTTTAATTTGTTGCCAATCTTGTACTGTAGATGGCTTTGATCTAGAAGTATCAAATATTTTCTTAACTTGATCTTTATTTGCATTGGATTTACTAACTCCTAATTCAGCTGGTTTAAGTGGTTGAAATTCACCGGATTTTCCTAAACGATCCGAATTTCTAGTATTATATCGTTGCTGCTGGTATAGTGCATCTAAATTTGCTGCATCTTGTTTTGCCCAAAGTTTCTTAAGACTTTCCGGGGCGTTTTCTTCAGGATCTGTAACAGTTGGATCTAACGGATCTGTAACAGGTGCTTCTAAAATAATTTTTTTTAATTTAATCATTACATAAATAAATATGTGTAAAAAAAATTAATATTATTTCGTAATATCTAAATAATGATGTTCTTGTTCTCGAAGATAAATATCAATTAAATCTTTTGTCTTAACTAAGTCATGATGAAATGAACCTTTATGCCGGCATCTTACAATGCGTTTAATGATATCAAATTCATAGGAGTTCAAACCCCAATCTTCCGCAAATTTATAAAGGCTATCTTTACCTTTGTAATGTGATTGTGTGTGTATATTATTGCTCATAATTAACATTTTAATTCGTTGAATTTGTTTCTTTTAGATTCTGTTGTAGTTATTGTAGTTGCACTACATACTGGGGTGGTCAATGGATCTGGAAAATTATTATTATCGTCACACGTAATTTGGTATGGCGTGATTCTAAATCCGTCTCCGTGTTGTATTGAAGGTAAAGATACTTCTGGAGTCTGTTTATCAAATACCAATTTTAAATGATTTTTAATTTGAGTTGTTTGAGTTTTATTTAACTCATTTGGATCGGCTATTTCCATGAATCCTTGTAACCAATATACAAATTGTTCTGCTGTCATTTTATTCCTTTTAATAGTTTCTTTTTTTCTCCGGCACTATAACCGTATAAGGTTAATATGCGTTCACATTGCATTTTATCCATTAAATCTAAATAATCCGTTGCTTCAGATTTGCTTACTTGATAATGTTCTGCCATTTGTGCAACTAAATCTTTTTCATACTTATCTTCAGATTTACCTTTTATGTATTTTGCAAATGCTTTGTTAGTTGGAAGTAAATCATGATATAAACGATATGTATCTCTAGGAGAAAGTTGTCCAACGGTATATGTTTGAAATTCATTGATCAATTCCGTTAATTCCATGCGCATTGATAAAAAACGATTAACCATGAATGGACTAAATGCTTTTTGATCCATTTCAGACCATTTTGACCATTCTCGTTTTTTACTAGTTACTCCATCAATGAAATCAAACATTGTAGCCGCTTTCTTTTTTTCTTCTGCCATTATAATTTGTATTTTTTACGATATTGTTCTTCCAACTGTTTACCCATTCCAATTTCAAGTATTACTGCATTATCAGGAATTCCTACTATGCGTTTAGCATCAACTATATCATCAATTGACTTATTACGAAATGATTTCATCTTGATACGAGCATTACTTCTGTTTGAAGTTTTAAATACAATTGTAATAGTATCCTTATGATAAGGTATTGACATTATTTTGTTTTTAATTTAACAGGTTGAAACTCTTCTGGAATTGCTCCACAATCATCGCATCTAAATACCGGAATTGGTACCATGGAATCTTTATCAGCACCTGTTAAAAATTTTGATACTTTATTAATTGCCATTACTTGACGAAAATATATTCCATCACATTCTTTACAAATAATTGGTTGCATATCTTGCGGGCCAATATTAACATTTATCTTATTCATATTTCTCCTAATAAATTTACAAACATTGCCATTACGTTAATTTCTTTATCTACAACACTAGCATCTTTAAATTGCGATTCTGCTATGATTAAAATGCAAGGTGCAATATGACCATGAGCGAATTCATCTAAATTATCATATAAAAATGTATACAATGGCGTAAAGTCTTTTACTTTGCTATCAGCAATACATTGACGAATTTTTGTGAATGTTGCTTTTTTATCTTTTGCAGTTTTAAGCATTTCTAAAATTTCTGTCATGTAATTAGCTTGAATTGCACTTGCTTTATCTAATTGCAATTGTCCGTTAACTACCGATGCTTGTGCTGCATTTATTGCTCTGCGAATATCTGGATATGATGCATTAATGATTGCAGCAATATCTTTGATATCATATGCAACGCCCTTTTCATCTAGTACAGTTACCAAGCGTTGTGCTACATCTTTTTTGTTTGGAGGAGTAATAGCAAACGTTTGACAACGTGATTGTATTGGATCGATAATCTTTTCAACATAATTACATGTTAAAATAAAACGTGTTGTTTTGCTATATGTCTCCATTAAGTTACGAAGAGCTGCCTGGGCATTTGGCGTTAAATAATCTGCCTCATCTAATATGATTATTTTCCATCTTTTAAAACCAACTGTTGATGCATAACGTTTAATCTTATCTCTAACCGCATCTACTGAGTTTTCATCTGATGCATTAATATACATTAAATCGGCATCTACAGAACCTGCAATTATTTTTGCCAACGTTGTTTTACCCGTTCCAGCTGATCCATAAAATAATAGATGCGGAACATCACCATTAGCAATGAAAATTTTAACTTTTTCAATAATGTGTTCATTTCCTATATATCCTTCTAATGTATCGGGTCTAAATGATTCAACCCAAAGTGTATTTTCTTGTTGTCCAAACATATTTCTTATTTACCTGTTGATCCAAAACCGCCTTCTCCTCGTTCCGTATCTGATAATTCATCAGTTTCTACTAAGTATACGAGTGGATATGGCATTATTATTAATTGTCCTACTCTTTCCCCCGGACGATATATTTTTGCGTTGATTAAACTTGGATTAGCTCGAAATTTAAACATAATTTCACCTCTATATCCGCTATCTATAACACCAACATGATTTGTTAAGTATAAATCTGTTTTACTATTTGATGATCTAGGAAATAACAAACCAACATGTCCTTTTGGTATTTCAATTGCTAATCCTGTGCCATATACAACATTTCCATGATCATCTTTTTCCATCGAAATAGCAGTTAAATCCATTCCAGCATCTCCTGGTTTTGAATATTCTGGGACTACTGCATCAATATGAAGTTTTTTTACTCGTACTAACATTCACCTCCTAGTTTTGTAACATTACCAACCAATATGTTGAATCAAAATCTGAACCTGTAAAATCGATTCGAGCTAATCCATCTGGAGAAATGTGTAATTGTCCATTATCTCCGCGATTTGCTACTAGTACTTCTTTTAATTTATCTGCAGAGAAACAAACCGGTGACATATCATTACTTGCTGCTTTTCCTACTTCAAAAGAAATATTATCTGCATTAACGGTTGAATAATTTATAATAAATTTAATTATACCACCTTTTACTTGAACTGCAAAATTCTTAGCATCGGGTAATGCATTTTTTGCTTTGATGAATCTGCTAACAAATTCTTCATTAACCGGAATTTGTATTTCATAATCAGGTTCTGCATTGATTGAAGGTACTGCTGGAATAACCGTTGTGTCAGCTAACATGAATGTTGCCTTGGTGCTACCTTCACAAATTTCCATTGCATAATTTTTACCTGCTGCATCTTTTACATTGATTGTGATATTTTCACCCAATGCACTTAACATTTTATTCAATGCTCCGGTATGATTGATACCTAATTCGCCTTTCATGAACGGAGTTGTTTTCCATTGAATTTTACCTACTACGGTTTGATCAACATCAATCAATTCACATCCAACACCTGTTTCATTTTCGTTTAATTTTACTGCTTCGCAATTACCTGCTAAATAATAACGATTAATAAATGATTGTAATTTGCTTTTTTCCATGTTTATCCTGATTAAAATTTAAAGAATTTATTAAAGTTTTCTGCATCGGTTGTTGAAATACTACTACCTCCGAATTTTTTATATGTTTTAATGTATTTTTGATATACAGTTGGTGCTGCATCTGGATCTGCAAACATTTCGTGTAAAGATAAAATAACATCATAAAGATCTTTTGGAATTACCGTTTCTAGCAATTCAACGTGACTGTCAACCATTTGATTGATTTCTTGTGCTGCTTGTACATACAAATGCGTATTATGCACAACCATTCTAGGCATTGCTTCTTGCGAAAATCTGTCTAAACCTTCTGGAGTCTTACCTCCTAGCAATTCATATGTGAAATCTTTACAAGCGGGGCAACCTAATGCACAAGGAACATGTTGAGTTAAATCAATACCAACTTCACCCGTTTTACCTTGTTTGATGTGTGACTTTCTGCGATATTCTGCATTCTTTGGAAAATACAATTCTGAAAATGATTGTGTCTTGTAATTTGTTGAATGAAGATATGTTCCAAATACCGGATATTGTCCTGGAGATGAAGAATCTGTTGTAATATAAATTCTATTATTGGTAAGTTGATTCATCAATTTTTGCAATGTTGCTAATATGAAGAAATCTGATATTTTTGAAATACCTAACAAATGCACATATTCTAAACGCTGATTTTCAAATTCTCTTTCTTTAAGCATCAAAGAAACCGCAAACATAAAATCAACTAGCTTTTGTGGACCTCCAATTGCCCAACCTTGAAAATCAAAATGCTTAAACTTATGATACCACCAAGTATATTCATCAGCATTTGAACCTTGCAACATGTTTAAGAATTTAGTTTTACCACTTTGATGTTTTTCAAACCAAGCAAAGTTATCAAAACTAATATCAGCACATAGTGCAAATTGATTTTTATATTTTGTTTTAGGCGGAATATCTAAATTTGCAGCAACATCGCTATTAGCTTCTAACCAATGAAAAATCTTTTCACGTAATTCGTTGCTATAAGGTAATGCACCTGTTGCAATCTGATAACCTCCAGAATCTCCAAATACTAACACATCATCTTCTAATCCCATTTGTTTTCTGAAATCCATTTTTTTGTAATGATGTCCTGCTGTTACTAGAAAATATGGATGTCTCCAATCTTTAGGATAGCGGGAATCAAAGAATTTTACTGGATCTCCACTTTCGAACTTCATATCCTTTTTAAATGCAGATACCATAGATCCCGCAGATAAAGATGGAAAGTATATGAATCTTTTATTTTCGCTCATTATATTCCTTTTGCTTCGTTTAATTTATTAATAAGTCCCATTGTTGTTTTATGTTGTTTCAAGCAATCGATTAAACGAGTTGCTGAAAAAAAGTTATGATGTAATTTTGCAACTAATTGTGCAATACGTTCAGACATTTCTTCGTCTTCATATTCCAATATTGCATTTACTGCCGAATCAACTGAATCGGCTCGTTTAAACATTGGATCATACATTTCCGTATATGATAATCGGTTTGGTACCAATGGACATGCTCCTGCGCAAGCAGCTTCATACATTGATATTCCTAATGTTTCTTGTTCTGCAAATGATACTGCAAATTTTGCTCGTTGCAGTAATTCATGATATTCTGTTTTAGATAAATTCATTTCCATTGCAACACAAAATTGATATTTCCACAGTTCTGGTCTTGAAGCTAACATATGAAATAAATCTAATCGTTTCTCGGGAGCAATACGATGCGGAAACACAATAATATTTTCTTTTTTAGCCCAAAGTTTAGGAGCAATCATTGATTCGGTATATTCCATTGGCCAACCCGTTCTATCAAAAGATCTGTCGTGCATAATGTCATATGTTTCCTTCATTAAATTAAAATGTGCTGCTGTTGCTAACCAATTGTGCGTAAATGCTCCAATAAAGGCTTGCTCAGCGTGTCTAATCCATGGTTTATCTCCTACGAGTCGACCTAAAAAATCATTTGGGTCATATGAACCCGCGTGCCAAAGTCCGTGCGTTATAACAGGAATATTTAAAAGTTCACTCATATACTTAACATTGATAATTCCTGGGTGCCAAGCATCTGTAAATATGATTTGATCTCCTGCTTTAATTTCACCGCGAGTAAACAATTCTGCTAATCGATGTGTTTGTGTAGCTTTATACATGTTAGTGCCACCAAAGTTTAAAAAGGCACCTGGAGTAACAGCTGTCGGAATATCTAAATCGCCTTCAATAACTTCTACATCAAATCCATTATCTCGAAGTAAAGCTGGAACGTGCCATTTCCATTCACAAGTATAACGGGTTGGAACTGATTCTAAATCTACTAAAAATATTTTCATATTACCTTTCTATGATTGCACCATTTTCAAAATCTTCCCAAACTTCAACTTTGTAAAGTGCAGGAAATTCATTTAATAACCATTCTCCGATCATTTCACACGACATCGAGCCAAACTCTAATACATTTGTTTCAGATCTTGTAAATACGATTCGCAATGCTTTTTGTATTTTACGATTTAACAAAATGAATTCTTCATCTCGATCCGTATGCGTTACGTGTGCATAACACCGAAAACCAAACATATGTCGGTGTCTATCTGATAAGAATGCTACTTCTGGAAATACATCTTTAGCATCAGGCCAACAATGAAATCCTTCAATGCTAAATGTTACTACTACACTATACTTCATGGCGGTCAAATTTATAATCATCTGGATTCACTGATTGCATATTATGCACTGTAGTGCAATACAATTTGTAATCTCCATAAACTACTTTAATACTATCTGTTTGTTTAAGCAATCCGGCATCTTTGCAATCTATCATTAACAATATATGTGCTCGAATTCTAATCATTGGTGGAATATGTTCTAACATACCAGGTGTTGCTTCAATTGAAACAAACTGAGTATCTGATATCATATTGAATATATTATGCCAATTGAAATTTATATCTTTATCATCAACTAATTGTTTAGTTGCAGTTGAGCAAATATAAATGTGCGGAGTAGGTTTTATCTTTTCCGTGCCATAAACTATAGGATAAAAATCTGCAATAAAACATGTTTCGATATCCGTAAAGCGTCCTTCAACTTCTTTACCATACCATATACTTTTATAACCAATCATAACTTAATATAATGAATTTATTCTTATTTTCCAAATGAAAAGAATTTTGCAACTGAATTATTTTCTGGAAATGCTCCCCAATTCATTGCTGCATAGAAATCATCAAGTTTATTTTTCAATTCTTTTGCAAATATCTTGTTACGATCTATGTATTGTTCTACAAAATCCGTAATAACTTTTGGATCTTGATAACCTCGAAGTGCCATTGTATCAAACCCAAATGGATTATCTGACAAATATGCCCATTTTACCTTTTCGCCATCTGTGATAGGTTCTATGTCTCGAATTCCGTTTGATACTAATAAATCATTAAAATTAATTGCAGATTTAACGTGTGCTGGAGTTCCTGATAAATATCCAGTAAATGGTTTTCTTTTCTTAGTATATTTTGATATTTCTTTAACTCCGGAATTCTTCATTACATTGAGCACTGGAGATGATTTTAATCCAGATTTGAATTTATGAATCATATCTGTTGTAGCTGTTTTATCGCGTTGCTTAAGAATATGCCAAAGTGTTTCTTTCATTATCTTTTTGAAATCTTCTGGAAAACTAGATCTTACAACATCTAATCCTTTGATATCAAGTTTATCGGTAGGTTTTCCTTCTTTGAATATAACCCATTGTGCATATCTTTTCTTTGCAATCCATAAACCAGATTTAGCAACATATTCTTGTTTGATTGTCCATCGATGCGTTTCTGTATTGTGAAATACAACTGCATATCGATCATACATTGTGTTTACTAAACTTTGAACTTCGGATGCAATTGCATTGGTTTGTGCAATCATGAATTCTTCGTCTGTTTCATCATAATCCGGGAAACGTTTTGCAATCAAAGGCAATGAACTAACAAAGGTTGAATCCGTATCCGTATAAAATGCAAATTCTGCTTTGCCATTAGTTGCATTAATGAAATGATCTTGCCCTATTTCTTTTGCATAATGATTGTTAATAACCTTTGCAGAAAATTTAATTACACTTTGACCTGTTGCTGTGATTGCACCTGCATTATCTAAATCATGGAAACGAAATGTTTTAAGCCCTAATACTCCATAAAATGAATTAAGCAATACTTTTTGTGTATTTTGTAATGCATCATAGAATTTATATTCTTCTGTTCCAACTTCATATTCATCACGTTTGTCTTTGTATTCAACACGTTCATCAAACCATTTTGCTAATATTGTTGGTAAAAATCCTTTTATGTCTGTTCGATAAACAGCTCCGTTACTTGCAACAGTATATGCATTGTCTTGCAACCATGTTTTAACATCTTGAACAAAGGTACCATCTATAAACGTAACTTGCTGTGGATCGGATTTCATTAATAAGTCTTGATTCCAATTTTTTATTACTGCAACTTTAGTTTCTGGAGAAATATTCAAACTCATGATGATGCTTGGATAAAGTGACGTTAAATCTAAGTCATATATCCATTTGTATAATCCTGGTATTGGATCTTTTACATATGCTCCAGCGAGTGCGTCTGCTTCTGTTTCTTCTTCAATAAATCGGAATTGTTTGTTAGGTGCAACTAATCCGTTACGCTTTAAATCTACTATTGCAGCACCGTCTAAGTATTTAGATGCATAATATACATCTTCATATGCAACATGACCTTTATGACATATAGTTCTTGCTAAATTTAGAAGTTGAGTTTTTTCATCTAATTCATAAACCAAATTAACGTCAACCATGTTATATTCAACAAACTTTTTGATGTCTGTTGCAAATAATTGATTCAAGTCACCTTCATATTCTATTTTACCTTTACCTAATTCTGTTTTTGCTACAGTATCTAAACGGTAATTTGGTAATTCTGTATATGTAAATTTCTTGTATAATGTTAAATAATCTAAACTCGATACACCGAATATTTTGTATCGTTCTCTGTTTTTATTCCATTCAACAATACCGGCAGGTGAAAGTTTCTTGATTGCTTGTGCACCTAATACTTTTTTGATTCGATTAACAAGATATGGAACGTCATAATTGTCAATGTTCCAACCAGTAATTACTGTGGGTTGAACTTCTGCAAATATGTTTATAAAACGTGTTAACATATCAGCTTCAGAACGAAATATTTCTACTTCATAATCCGTTTCTTTGAATCCTTGTGTTGTAACTCGCTTTTCTTCATCTAATACTAATACTCGACGATCTTGTCCGGCTTTATCATAATATGCAATAGATGTAATTCTTAAACGTGCATCTTGCGGAGTTGAATATCCATTTTCATCACGTTCTGACTCAATATCAAAAAAGAAATCTTTATGACCTCGAGATGGAGTATCGGATTCATAATACAAATCAATCAGCGTTCTAACTTCTTCATTTAAGTCAGATTCATATGCCGTTCTATTATCTTTATGGTTACCAGACATTTTATGTAATCTAGTTCCATCTAGTGACATGTAATCGCCGTTGTCTGCAGGTAAATATGCATATGGTTGAAAAGGAAATCTTTGATGTCCTAATTCATCATCCCATACGTGCATTATGTTATTTTTCTTGTCGTAGCCTATTGCTTGATACATTAATTAAACCTTGTATAAATCTTCTAAATTTCTTCCTACCCCGTTGTTGTCAAGCCCATAGCCTGCAATCCATTCATCACCAATAACAAATCCACAAAAATCAGTTAAATCAACTTTACCGCCGCGTTTTGTTAAGGTAACTACTTTAACTTGTTTTGGTAAGTGACTATTAACCATAAGCAATGCTTCTAAAAGTGTTGCACCTGTATCGCAAATATCATCTACTATGTATACATTGCGACCCTTAAGATCTATTTCCAATCCTTTAATTATATCAATGCCTTCTGAATTATCTCGACCCGTATATGACTTTAATCTAATAAAATCTGATTGGACATCAATTGGCATATTTCTAAGTAAATCCGTATAAAACATATATGCACCATTAAGTATGCATATCATTACAGGTGGCAACGCATCGCCTGTTTTTATATGATCATTAGCAATATCTAATGCCAATTGTTTTATCCTCAATTGGATGTCTTTGCTTTCGATAAAAAGTTCCATATTCCGTATAAATTTATAATAATAATAATTAAACTAAGTACCAAGTGGCTGAAATTATCAATATAAAAATCATATGTAATCCAACCGATATCTCCAATGATCCATGCAATCATTGCTGTCTTTGAAAGTTGACGTGCATTTAAAATATAACCTACAAGTACTAATGCTGTACTAATCCATCCTAATGCTTCTATCATTTTGTAGATTTTACTAATCCTACTTCCGATTCGCGAATTAAATAATATTCTTCGTCGTCAATCATTATGCTTTTGTTTTCACCTAAATTAGATTTGTAAATTAATACAGAATCACCTTCTTTAACTGTCATAGGAATTCTATCTCCGGTCATTGTAAATATACCAGGACCTACTTTTATTACTTCCCCTGCTGTGAATTGCATATCTCTATCTACCAAGATAATTCCACTTTTTGTTTTTTCTGAAACTTTTTCTACTTTTAAAAGTATTTGATCACCAATTGGATTCCATTCCATAACTTGTTCCTTTTTAACGATTATATAAATTAATAACTGATTGTTTTGTTACATTGTTGCCTACTAATCTTCCTAATTCTGTGCCTGTTCCATCTATTAAAATAGCACATGGAATATTCTTTACATTGTATTTTGCAACAGTGTCAGTACTTATATCAACATCGATAAATGATATTGATACTTGATTAGAAGCTTCTTGCAATTGCGGTTTTACATATGTACATGGGCCGCACCATGTTGCTGTGAAATATAAGATTCTTTTCATCGTATTTCGTAATTTATTTTAACGTCACCAAACGTTGTTGTTACTACCCAATTCATCATACTCCTCTTTTTGTATCATATGCAATAATATGGTCTCTTCCGGTCATGTTATACCCATGTTCGGCACACATTTCAAATACAATAGGATACATTTTAATAAGTTCTTCTCTAGTGTCGCCAGCTGGCATAATGTATGTCTTTTCTTTTGGAATAAGTAATTCTACACGTAACTCTTCAATTTCGTCAAGATTCTTTTCCGTGCCATCCCATACTGGTTTGTAATGATAATCTTTGTGATACATTATCATTTCTTTCATTGCCGTTTTATTGAGTCTAAATTTATTGTGTTGTGTAATCATTTTTTCATCGACCACTGCTTTCTGAGGTGTTTCAGTCCCCAAAACGGGAATACTATTACTAAACTTAGGACTGAGGCTAATGACATCAATTGGAAAATCAGTAGCAATAAAATGAGATCCTTCAGTTTCGATAGTAATGATAATATTTCTTTCATGTGCAAAGTGTGTTAATTCGTTAACTAATGCGGGATGCATTGTAGGAGATCCACCCGTTAACATCATTTCTGTAATGTGAGGATTCTCGTCATATATCTTTATGATATCATTAAATGTAAACGTTCCTTTCTCCGGATGTATTGAAGTATACCAGCTATCGCACCAACCTCCTTCTCCAAACCAACATCGATGCGTGCAACCCGTAGTTCTTACGGCAATAGTCGGTCTACCAAAACGAGAACCTTCACTTTGTACACATCTATATAATTCAACAATTGGTAAGACTTTGTCATAGTCTGCGATTCTTTTAGAATGGGAGGTCATAGTCATCTTCTAGTTTAGTTGGTATTTCTAATTTTTTAATTACTTCAGCAAATTTAGCTTCTAAGTCTTCTAATCGTTTCTGTATTTTAATTAATTCAGAACGTCTTACAAATGGAGTTCGATCTACTTCAATGTTATTGGCATTGTCCACATTACCAAAATACTCATCTAGAAATGTTAGTGGATATATTTGTACCTGAGTATATTCTGGCTTTTGAGCTTCTTTAGGAAGAGTTCTCCATTTAATGTCAATACCTCGTTTAATGGCTTCTGCTGTAACTTCTCGGCCGATATTAGTACCGCCAGAACCTTTACCTAAATACTCATAAAGTGATATGTATTGTTCTTCACTCTTCATAACTTGCTGAATTTCTTTCGTGTTCATAAACTTCTACTTTAACGGCTCGTACTCTGCCTTCGGTTTCTTCTCGTAAAAAATCATTTATTGTTTTGTAAAGATATTCGGCAAATCGTTCGCAACCTGTAGCTTCCAGGATTCTGAGTTGGATTATGCCATCTTTATCCATTTGTTTGAAATTTTCTAAGTAAGGGTCATCTTGTGCTACAATTGTAGTATGATCTAATAAAAATGCAAAATAATCTTTTGGTGACATACCAGAAATTGATGTTTTTGCACGTTTCATGCCACCAAAGTCAAATACCCAATTACGTTGATCTAAATCACCTTCAAACCATACTCGGAATGATACTGCATATCCGTGTAAGAATTTGCAATGAGTACCATCTGCTCGCCATTGACGAAAGCATGTTGAATATCCGTCGAATAGTTTAGTTGATTTAAACTTTGCCATATCAATAACCTTTTACAAATTCATAAAATTCTGCTCGGGTAGCATCATCATCTCTAAATGCACCAGTTAATTTGGATGTCTTCATTGAAGCTCCGCCATGTTTAACTCCGCGACATTGAACACAATTATGAGTTGCTTCAATCATAACAGCTACACCTTTATTGTCATTGATAATAGTATTAATAGCATTATGAATTGCTACTGTCAATTGTTCTTGTATTGCACCTCTTCTACCAAAATGCTCTACTAATCGATTCAATTTTGATAAACCAATTACTTTGCTGTCAGTACCTGGAATATATGCAACATGAACTCGACCCATAATAGTTTGATGATGATGTGAACACATTGAAGTTAACGGAATACCTCCTTCAAATACCATACCATCATATCCATCAGATGGAAATGCAGTAATGTCTGGAGTGCCATCATATCGACCAGCCCATAAATCATTTACATATGCTTTTGCAACTCTTCTAGGAGTATCTGAACTATTAGGGTCATTCCTCCAATCACACTTTAACGCATCAAGAAACTCACCAAATGCCTTGGCAGCTTCTTCAATCATTTTATCTTTTTCTTGTCGGGTAAATGGTGCACCTGGTGCAGAACCATTTGCGTAACCTAATTTAACTAATTCTAAATTTTGCTTTTGTTTTTCTGTCATAACTTAATATTAATTTTAATATAATAAAATTTATTGGGGTTTCAAAGTTTTTATGTAAACTTTTACATGTTCGGATCACCTGGGGTATCAATACCGGATGCATCGTATTTTGTTTGATTTAATTTAACTAAATTTACGTTAATTGTTTGTTTACCTAAGGCCCAATTGGCAACAAGTCTATGATGTCCATCATAAATTGCCATTTCTCCATCTACAAACTGAACTGCATTAATTGGCGTTGTTGCATTTATATTTGCAATAATTTGCTTTACTTTATTGCTTTGAATGTTTGGTTGAGTTATTCGAATGTCTGAAATATTAACAGTTTCTGGGGTTGCTGTTTTTTGATTTGTTTCAAATGCTTGTATCACCTCGTTCCAGGTATGACGACTCATTTTAAATACATCTTTTATATTTTTTGCGTCATCAAATAATTTACCTGCAGGTAGTTTATCAATTCGAGTATGATTTGTTTCATTTAATAAATTACGTAATCGTATCATATTAATAAATATTCTTTACATGTTCGGATCACCGGGCGTGTCGATGCCCGATGCATCATATTTTGTATTAATTACTCTAATTAGTTTACTATTAACTAAACATTTTTTTATGTTAACAACAAAAACTGAAAGATTATTTGGATCTTCAGAATATCCTTCTACGGTATTATGATAAATAAATTCATTGTAATTGCCGTATTTTATAAAATCCTCAGTTGTATGACCAGCACCTTCGTCTACATCCATCATGATTTTTGGATATGGATTTACTAATCTGATATTAATTTTATATTCATAAAAAACTGAGTAATGATTCCATAACGAATCAATCCTAGTATCTACTTGCTCACTAGTACCTAAATGTATTGGTTGATTAGATGTTACAAAATCTATTTTATTTGAAGATCCATGATATGTAGTTAACATCAAGCCAGGTTTAATTCCTTGACTGTGAATAGTGTCCGGCCAAAATGAATTTTCCATTAATAAATTTTTTAATCGTATCATATTAATATATATCTTTTAGGGTAGTATTACCTTTTATATGATGCGGTTCATAAGGACAATGTCGGCATCTATTTCCACAACATGTACCTCGTTTAATGTGATATGATTCTGTAAAAACACGATATCCATTTTCATAATAAAAGTCAGTTGGAAGGAGCTTGTTTCCAAACTCCCTCACAAATGCTTGTTGTATCCAATCTTTTGACGCAGACACTATCATTATTTAACCTCACACGCTCCGCCTGCACAAGCTAATTCTCCTGATAAGTCAGTGTTATCATCAAGTTCAATTACTTGGCTCAAATCAATATTAGTTAATGATTTTAACATAGATTCATATTGTTCTTTGGTAATATCCTCGAAGGGCGCTTGAGTATATGTTCCTCCATCATATGGTAATACTGATAATCCGTTGTAATGATCTCTGTTATTCCACATCCATTCTCCTGCTAATTCCCATTCATCTGCCTTAAGTGATACTGTTGCAGATACATTGTGAGTATTGTTTCCCGTTCTATGTCCTGGTTTAACCCATTCTAAATGTACTTTCTTAATGCGATCTAATAATTGGAATGGGGATTCTGTTCTTAGGATTGCACCTTCTGGAGCTTTTTGTGGTATTGAAATAACTGCAGTGTCATGTGGTCGGAAATATTCATCTTCAACTAGCTCTGGATGATTAATTGCTAGGTATGTATAAATTGCTTCATTTTTTCCTACACGTATTCTTCTTACATAGTAATCGTTGTGCCAAGCATGAATGCCCGATGATGTTCCTAAAGTAAGTGATGTTGTTCCTGCAGGTTTAACGGTTGTTGTACGAGCTGAGCGATTAATACCAATAATGCTAGCAACTCTTTCATTTTCTGTTTTTACAGCTTTTGCTGCAGCTTTCATATCATAACCTAAAACTGTTCCAGATCCGATACCTGTCATCGATACGCCAATAAGTGCATCTTTCTCAGTTGTACGTTTCCAAATTGGACGAAGGTAATGAAAATCAGTATAACCTGCTTGAAGTGTTCCAATAAATGCTGCTGCTTTTACTCGTTCTTCTAAATCTTCTTGTGATTCAATATCCGATGCATTTACTTCACAAAGATTACAGAATTGAAACGGACGAAGTGCAATTTCGCAACATGGGTTAGTTCCCCAATCTTTATCATTAGAAAGATATATTCCGGGTTCTCCAGCATTTGATAATTCAACACGTTTCCACAAATCCATAAAGAAATCTCTTGTTACTTTGTGACGTATTAATACTGCTGAATTATTTGCCCGGCCTCTTTGTGGATTATTTTCCCACCAGTTGCCTGACTTACATGAAATCATTTCTTCATCATCTGCTGAAAATAAAGATATAAGTGCAGCTCTACGAATTCCTCCTGCTAGTACCGCATCTGCAACGTGACAAACCATATCATGTACTTCAATTGGAGAAAGTTTGTCGCCATCTTCTTTTGCATCTAAAATACCTGCTAGTTTAATCAAACATTCTTTAAGTGGTTGTGGACCTGGAGCTTTTCCTCCTGATGTAACCAATCTAGCACCTTTAGGACGGATATCACTAAAATCAAACACAAATGTTGATCCGCCTTCAAAATAAGATTTAACAACAGCTTTAACTGCATCTGCCCATCCCTCAATTGAATCTGCAATAAGGAATCTACGCGTTTTCTTTGGATTTGGTTTTCTAATTTCTGGTAATTTTTCTACATGATGTGATTGAACTGAATATCCAACACCTGTACCGCCTAAAAGTAAAAACATTGCTTCACCAAAAGCTCTGTAATCATCAATTGGTAAATATGCACAATTGTAAATTCGGTTAGGGGAGATTTCAATTGGTTTTCCTCCGAATTGCAAACTTCTCATTGAAGGCAATACTTTTTTGTCATATACAAAGCGATATGCAGCTTCTATTTCATCCCGTAATGCAGGATATTTTTTTTGATGCATTTCTTTGTTTCTTGTAACTAATTCTTCCCAAGTCTCTCGGCGGTTGAGCTCAGGAATATACTTGGCATACTTCATGTATACCGTAATTTCACTCAAAATTTTGTTTGAAATCTCCATTGCGTAAATCCTTTTAAATGTTATTAACTTAATTTGTTTTTAGATAAAAAAAGGCCGGAGTATTATATCCGTGCCTTATTTCATATAAATATGTTTTTAGCCCAAAGTTCCTCCGAGATCTTTGAATTTTTGTGCCAAATTTTTCTTCATCATATTCTCGCCAGTTTTCATAACTTGCGTAGTTTGTTTACCTTGAGTTGTTTGCGGTTCAAAGAATTGGAACTGGCCATTGTTTGTGTTAATTTTACTAGGCAATGTAATACCATCGGGGCCGAATCTATTTTTAATAACATGGCCTCTACCGGTACCTGACATCTTATCTTCAACCTTTCTAGAAAGTGACATTAAAAAGTCAGCAACCATTACTTTTCCATATGATGATGCAATTTTATCTGCTTCAATAACATCTTCTTCTAAGGCGCTTCTTCCTGCTTGTGATGCAGTCCAAACTGGTATTCCATATTCCCCTGCCATTCCCCTTAACTCTTCGTATAACTCCTCTAAGGCTTCGTGCTTGTCCTTTTTTACGTTGATTTTCAACAAGTCACCATAATCTACAATAACTAATGCAGGTGTTTTACCTAGCATCATAGTCTTTTCTAAATGAGCTTTGATACCCATTACTCCTACTGATTTAGTTGGAAAGTATTTAACAATTAAATCTCCTGATAATCCATTCATTTTTTCTTGAACTGTATCCTGATGATGTTTAAGTGTTTGTGCATTGATTCCTGTTAATACTGAATCATAGCGTTGACCTACATAATTTTCATTAAGTTCCAACGTATAATGTATAACACAGTGTCCAGCTCGCATTGCATTTGCACCTATATTGATAAGCATCCAAGATTTACCAATACCTGCGGGAGCCATTACTACTCCTAATTCTCCGGGGGCTAATCCACCATCCATTAAATCATCAATAACATCCCAACCCGTTGTGATTGTATGACGTGAAGCTTCTGCATAACGTGCTGCAATATTTTGTTTGTATTCTAAACCAATATTGGTATCAGCACCTGCTTTCATTGCTCCGTCAATTTTGCTTTTTATTTCATCATAATTACCCATTTTGAGTAATCCTACTGAATCCATAATAGCTCTTTTGATTTCTTGATTCTTACAAAATCTTAATATCTCATCTTTTACGAAAGTAAGATCATCGGACTCCATATATCGAAAAACTTCTTTAAGCTGTTCTAATACAGCTGTTTTCAATATATCATTATCAATCTCAGTTATTTTTACTTTAAGTACATCTTTTGACGGAGGACATTTGTATTCTGCAAAATGCTGTAGTGTTACTTCTAACAACCAACTGTTTGCGTCTGATTCAAAATAATCCGGACTTATTATATCGGCAATTTGTTGTAAAAATGTTCTATCCGTAAATAATGCTGCTATTGTTTTTACTTGAAATCCGTATCCGTATTCCGATAATTTATCTGTCATATAACCATTATAATAAAAATGATGTTAAAATCAAATTATTTTTGTGTTTGTTTTGCAAAAGCATTTAATGATAACCAAGTATTGTTTAACCAATCTGGTAAATTTTTCATAACAGCCCACATCTTATCTTGATAAAATAATCTTTGAAATTCTGCTCGATTTAATTCGGTAATGGGTTGTTCCATAATACCTCGTATCTTTGTTGCAGTTTGAGCTGGTATATCTAAAAGTTTAATATTCATAAGACGATAATTTTTATCTATCGTTTCATAATTATTAAGAACTTTTTGATGACTTTTTGATTCGGTTAGCATTTTACATTTACTTTGCAAATCATCCAATGTAAACTCTTTACTACTTGCTAATTCCGGAAATGTTTTTAATATAGTTTTTGGGCCAAAGCCATCTACTCCAGGAATGTTATCTGAAGCATCGCCTGTAAATGTACGATATACAACATAATTTTTAGGATGAACTCCAAATTCTTCAATCAATGTATTTTCATCATACATTTTCTTTTTAATTGGAGACCAAACTTGCAATGTAGGACTAATTAATTGATAGAAATCTCTATCCGTAGAAACTACTGTAATTTTTTTACTAATGTCTTCATACATTTGTGTTATGTATGCAATTGTATCATCTGCTTCAATTCCATCCATTGAAATAAATGTAACTGGCAAATTATCTAAATATGAAACCAATCTAGAAAATTGGTGACGCATTGATTCTTGTTCTTCTTCTAGTGTAGATTCATGATGATCGTGACGACGCAATTTTGTTTTATTAGCTCGATTACCTTTATAATCACTGTATATTCGTCTTCGTTTTGCAGAGCCACCTCTTCCATCGAAAACAATAATACATCTACTAGGACGTAAATCTCTAACCGTTTTTCCTATTGAATACAAAAAACCAGTAATTCCGCCAATATGATCGCCATCTTCATTATATGCAGGAGTTGCACCAAAGCTACGAATGAAAGTATTCAAACCGTCGAATACCATGAGATGATCATTGACATTCGACGGACTTGAATCCTTTTCTTGTTGTAACTGTTTGAATAATTCTTGATACCTATTCTTCATCATAAACTTCGTCAGTGATTATTACATCATCAATTCCGCCATCAATACCTGCTTGGTATTTGAAAATATAAGCATCGCAAATTCTTTGATATAACCTTTCTTTTACTTCTGGTTTAGAAATTACTTTATCAATAAAATTCTTTGATTGGAATTTGATTTCGCCATATGTTTCACCCGTTGCAATGTCAACATCTTCTAATGTATAATGTGCTCCAGATTGTTTAACTAAGTCAAACTTTTTCATTGTTTCTAACCAACCGCCATAATTGTCAATTCCGCTATCATAATAGATTTCGTAATTTACTTTTCTATGAGGAGGCCCCATACGATTCTTAACAACTTGAACTTCTGTTTTGCTTCCAACTACTTGTTCAACTCCATTAATCTTTGCTTTGATCATACCTGTATTTTTCAAACGCAATCTTACCGAAGCGTGAAATGGAATTGCCTTACCACCTGCAGTAGTCCATTGATCTCCAAAAGATACTCCCATTTTAGTTCTAAGCTGATTGGTAAATATCAAACAAATCCTTTCGCGGGCAATCCAATTGGTAACTTTACGCATTGCTTTTGATAGAATAATTGATTTAGAAGTTGCATAACCATCTTTGTCATATTCAGCTGACATTTCAATCTTTGTAGATGCACCCATAATTGAGTCTACAATAATTGTAACCAAACGATCTTTATCTGATTTACGAACTTGTTCAACAATTGTTTCAATAGTTTCAAATATTTCTTCAACTGTTTCTAATGGAACATACAACATTGTTTTTAAATCAACCCCAATTGCTTGAAGAAATTCACTACTAGTTGCTGCCTCTGTATCAATATAAACTGCCAATCCACCTTTCTTTTGCGTTTCTGCTAAAGTATGTGAAGCTAATAATGATTTACCAGAAGCTTCTAACCCTGTAATTTCAGTAATACGACCTACAGGAAAGCCTCCGTGTGGACGGTTTGATATTGCTAAATCTAATGAATCACAACCGGAGGAAATCCATTCGGTAACATTGCTTGGAGCATCTTCATCGCCGGCTAAAAAGAAAGCGGTTTTAAGCGACTGCCCTTTGAATTGTTTGTTGATAGATTCCGCAAGGGTATTTGCCAAACTGTCTTCTATTTCCAGTTTACTTTTACTTTTTGCCATTTATAACTCCTTAATTAAGCATTGAATAAATCATCAAATGCTGATGCAATGTCTGTTTGTTTTGCTGGTGCTGATTTTGCTGCAGCTTTTGTAGGTGCAGGTGCTACTGCTTCTTCTTCCTCTTCTTCAACATCTGAATCTGCATTTTCTGGATTCATCCATTCTGCTAATGCTTTTTCTAGTTCTTCATAAGTTGGCTCAGGAAACAAATCAGTAATTTCAGGTTGATTCATGATTTTTTGAGCAATCTCTTTGTCCTCAGTTGCAGCTTGAGTATTTGGTTTAACTCGGATTGCTGTCTTAGGATATGCTCCGCCTTCTGCTGGAGTAAATTCTACGTCAATATCACGACCGTTAATTAAGTCTGTAATATCACCATAATCTGGATCTGAAATGATTGACAATAGTTCCGTATAAATTGTTTTACCAAATCCCCAAAACTTAACTCCTTCAGATTCTTTTCCTCGGATAATTACGGGAACATAAGTACGCATTTTAGGTTCAATTTTACGACCCATTAGCCATTCATCTTTATCTCCGGTTTTCTTAAGTTTGTCTGCAAACTCAACAATTGGATCTGCATTACCGAATGTAATTGGAGATAACATTGATTTCTTTCCAATGTCATAATGAAAATACAATTCTAAGAATGGATTCTCTTTGCGATGTACGTACGGTACAATTCGGATACGTGTCTTACCTGCTTCAGGTTTCCACAAATTTTGTTTTTTGTCATCTTGCTTGTTAAGCTGATTGAGTTTCGCTTTGATAGCGTCTAAATTTAAAGCCATTGTTTAAATCCTTTTTTTAAGTGGTTAATAAAATATAAAAATATAATTACAATATAAGTAATTAATGTGTTAAGTCCAAGTTAATTAAGTAATTTTTTATATAAATAAATATCAACGCCAAGCAATTTTCTTGAAGAAAACCAATGGAATAATGCGATATCCTGTTTCATCTGTAAGTATAAAAGAATTTTCATACATGGTCCAATCCAATTGGTATGTTTTATCTAATACGCCATTGTTTACCGCTCGAATTATTTCATTCAAAGCATTTACAGTATACAAAGTATTGGTTTCTTTTTTGCGATGAATACTTATTGTGTTTTGACCTCGTTGAGTTCCGGCATCTGCATTGTATGTACAATATAAATTTTCTGCAGCTTCTGCATTTGAAAATACAAATATTCGTTGTTCTGGTATTGTGTAACTGTGTTGTATGTAATCTACTACAATGTTTAAATCTGACTTATGTGCAAAGGTGCAAAGTAATTGCGTTCTTACCATTCATTTTCCTCGTTTATTTCTACATCACTCAAATCAATTTTATCTGCACCAATTGCTTTTTCAATTATTCTTATCTTTCCGGCATCTATTACAACATATCGGAAATCTCTTGTTACTCGTATTCTGTCTTTTCTAAAAACAATGAATTGTAAATCGCCGGCTACGATAGAATCAACGGCTTCTTGTAAATCCGTATCTAATTCGTCTGGATTTCTAACATATTTTAAACGACGTAATTCTGCATTAATATATGTTATGTCCTGGCTTCCGTCTTCTATTGGTTTAATTACTAATGATCCATCTGGCGTTTTTGTTATTGGCTCAATTGATAATTCTACAGGAGTTGCATTTGGCCCTCGTAAAATAACATTGGTAAAGCCTTGTATGTCAGAATTCAATGCATTTGCTTCTCGATAAAATTGCATTAAATATCCTTTATCTTTCATGTTCAAGTTACCTGCTAAAATAAATGAACGTCGTTCGTCTAAGTATGCAATTGCACTAAGTAATTGTTCATTAAAATATTTGTGAAAATCAAATTTAGGATTTTCTACAGTTCCTCGTAGTTGGTCAATTCGTTTCAAAGTGGTTACAATTTCATCCCAAAATTTGAATCGGGTAACACTACCTTTAGTTCCTAATCTAATTGATTTTGCATTGCCTTTTCCGCCGGTATAATCTTTAATTTCATATGGTTGGCCGTTTGCAGTCATATCAAATGAAGAACCCCCTCCATTTATTTGTGCTCCATCAATCAATGTTGCTAAAAAGATTTCGCCTTTTCCTAAACCTTTTGGTTCAATTCTAAATAAATCATAAGCTAATCCGCTACGGAAATTTACTTGATTTAGTGCTTCTTCTGATACGCCTGTTTGTGAATACAACATACTAGCAAACTGATTGCATTGTTCTTGTTGTAGATTGTTTAAAAATTGTAATGTAACAGCATCTGCTTCTGTTGGAAGCAAACTTAAAAACTTGCGAAATTGTTCTGATTTACCAGCTGTTGTTATAGCATCTACTAGTAATTGATTTTCTATAGAATCAAATTGAATTGCTTCTGCAATAATTTGTTTTGCACTACCTTTGGCTCTTTCTACAATTTGTCGAGCTTCATCTGTTGAAATGTTTGCTACTTCTAAAAGAACATGATAAAGTACTTCATAGTCTTTTGCGGTTGAAGGATAACCTTTTGGTAGTCTGTAACACCACTCCGTTAAAATTAAATCTATGTTCATATTGTGATAGTTTTCATTTTATCATAAATATTGCCAACTTTACATTTAATCGGGAAATTTCCTTGTTCTAACATGTTCTTAATTTGTGGCAATATGTTTTTTGCTTCTGAAAATTCAACATCAAAAAGTACTGAATCATATGTATAAAGTATCATACTGCTTTGATGTGATTTTAATATGCCTTGTACTTGTTGCAATTTCTGTACGGATACTTCCGTTTCTGTTGCTTGTAAATAGTAATTAAACAACTTATTTGCAGTCATATTCTTCAATGCATCTGCAGTTAGGCGCCGTTTAAGCACAGGCGTTTCTACATAATGCTTTGATTTCCATTTAGCCCATAACTCATATATAAATGCGTTTACTTGCCGGAAAAATGGTATTGATAAAAACTCTGAATCAATGCCACCATAAAGTAATCGAAATGTAATCTGTTTGCTTTCTGCACGTTGTTCTTCAGTTAATTCCGTTACATCAAAATAAAATTGTCCTAAGTAATCATGTATTGATGCTGTTGGAAATTCATAACCAATAAGTTTTGCAATCAATCTAACATGATAAGAATCAAAGTCCATTTCTACAAGTGCACCATTTTCAAATCGGCTACAAAATGCAGATCTTGTTCCATCTTCTTTATTCATTGCAGCAAAATTGAATCCTCGATATGCATTACTTGGTCGACCTGTTACGGTATGATAATTGTATTGTGAATAAACTCGACTTTCTTTTACAATTTCTGGCATACGAAATGTTTCCGTAACTTGTAATCCTGCAGATTCAATATTGGCAAATACACGCGGATATGTTGCATTAAATTTAACGTATGAATCAGACATTTCTGCATTTGCACACATTGGCCAAGCATAGTGCCGAATCTTTTGACACATTTCAAAATGTTTTTGTAACGGTACTATTGCATTAACATGGGGCATTGCATTGTGCCTGCGCCAATAAAATTGATGGGCGGCAGTTGGATAATGTCCTTCTTCATATGCCTCGCCATATGTATACCACCACAATGTTTTTACATCCCATACAGCATCATTACCTCCGATTTGAAGCCACTGCTTCTTATCATGAACAAAGATATTCTCTAATTGCAAAAATGCAGTTACATGTTGTGAAAAGCCCCTTAGTTGTTCAGTATGCCGTAACGGAATAATGCATTCATCATTTGCAGCAGTATATATGTATATTGCAACTAATGGATTTTGTGAAACATGTATTACGGGACTAGAAAATATAGGAACAAGCAAAGTTTTATTAGAAACACATTGATCTAATATGTTTAGTACATCTTGTTCATGATCTAGTATCATACTAGTATAATATGAAAAAAATTGCAATTATCCAATATTGATATCACGCGGGACTACAAAATCAGTGTCTGTATAAAGTTCTAATAAATTATTTAATTTTTTACTAAGCCCTGGTAAAAATTTTTCAGCAGTTGTCAATGAATTTCTATTTTTACTAATAACACCTAATTGTTTTATATTATCATTAATAATATCATTTATTGGACCTGAAATATACCATGTTAATTGTATAGAATTATATAAATTTTGATCTATCTTATTTGTTAAAAACAATTCATATTGTTTTGAATCAATTTCTATAATGTTGTTAGATTCATTCTTTTTTTGTAAAAAATATCTTTGTATTTGTTCTTGAGTTGTAATCAAGTTTTCTGGTTGGTATTGTACGGGCGTTATAGAAACGACATTAATATTCTTAAGATTTTTATACTTGGTTTTTAATAAATCTTCAGTTTCATATTTAACTAACTGTTTTGATTTATTAGAATCCCATACACCTTCTGTGTATACTTCACCCGTTGTATATTTATGATATAAACCTTTATATTCAACAGAATCCGTTGTCATCCATTCTTTACCATATGTATATAAATTATTGGTAATTTCTTGTGGCAAATAAAATAGTTTGATTCTCATAACATTATCCATTATTCAATTCTAGGTCGCATTATGCAACGTATTTCTGTAGTCCAAGTACTGTCTTGAGAAATTTGATGATTTATTGATATGACGCTAAATACCGTATTTACTTTGTATTTATATGGCAAAACATCAAATGTCACTACATCCCCATATCGAAATCCTTGTATTCCTTCGAGTGTAAATGATATTTCAAATGGAATAATCGGAGCAATTTGTTGAATTGCCTCTTTTGGTTTAGGAGATGGAAATTGTAAATAAAGTTTTTGTGCTTTATCTAAAGACTCTTGTAAAGTTTTATCTGTAAATGAGAAACTAAATTTTCTTTTTGTTTCATTTAATGAGTTTAAATTTTCATAAAATTTTTCAGCAGCTTGTTGTTCCGCTAATTTAACATTCTCCGGATCATTACTATTATACATGTAATTTATATATGGTGCAATATCTTCAGATGATATATTTTCCGGATTTTGATTTAATACATATGATAATGATGAAACATTATCTGGTAGTTGAGCTTTTAATTGAAAATCTGAAACAACGCTAAATCCAGCTGTCATTGGTACTGTATACGGTTGTACTGATTTTTTATCGTCAATTGTTCCGAGATATTTTTCATCATACCATGCTAATACGTTTTGATCTTCAGGATGTGTAATAAGTTTTAAAATTATTGCATCAGATGTTGCACGTGCAACTTGTTTGCTTACTGCACTTAAAAAATCAGAAACTTTAAAATTTTTACCCAATGAAACTAAAATGTCATCTATTAATTCTAAGTTAATCATTATTCTAGACGGATATGATCGATTCGTTTTTCCTTCTAAATTACCAGTAAAACCTTTCCAATCTCCATCAGCTGATAACGTATTTTTAAAAAATGTTTTTGAATCTCTAAGAGCATATGCAGATGGATTATTTTCATTACTTTGTAGTTTATAGTAATTTTCAGTTGTTCCTCGATTATTATCTGCAGGTAATAATAAAATATTTTCTGGGTCAATTGAACATAATTCTGAATAATAATTACTAAAACAAAATGTGTCAGAAAATATAATTTGTGGATATTTTGATGCTACAAATTTTTCTTTTTTTTGCGAAACGTTTTTTAATAAACCTGCTGTTGTTAATTGTTGTGATATATTTATATTTTGTAATGTTACAGCATTTTCTTCTTGTATTTGTTTTGCTATAACTGTACGATTAATAAAATCAACTAAATATCCTAAAGTAATATATCGTTGAAATGCAGAAACTGTATTACTTGAAGTTTTATTTTCTTCTGTTTCTTGTGCCCAAGCATTTCCAAATAAAAAATAATGATCACTATGTTTCGTATTTGCAGGTTTATCTAATCGATTTAATTGATATTTTACTTCAATAGGTGCAGTTCCATTTTCTTTATTAGTTATTTTTGTGATAAAACATTGTTGATTTTTTCTAGTAAAAGAATTTATATAATGTTTTTCAACTTCTTCATATAATTGTAGAAAAAATGAAGTACGCCCCCCAGTAGCATTAGTTGATTGTGCTATCGATGCTTTATATTCTTCCGGATTAGCATTTGGTTCTAGAGTAACTTTTGATGGAGTATTACCTTGAGTATCAATAAACATGGAAACATCCGTAAATACGTTGCTAGTACCTCGCAATGTAATAGTTAACTGTACACTGAAATCTTTTTGGTATGAAAAACTAAAATTTGTTATTAATCCTTCAAATGAAATTTTATTCATACTTCGAATTTCATTTTTTTTACTGTTTAAATCAATGCCAGGATACAAACTTTTTAATTTTTCATCTGACGGAATAACATCTGTAGTTAGTTGTCCATTTGTTATAGATTTACTTGCAATCGAAGAATCATCATGTATAACTGATAATTTTACATAGCGGCCCGGGCGCATATATATTTCTTCCATTAAATCTAAATCTCGTTCAGAATTTGGAATTTCAATTACAACAGTTGCAGTATTCAATAAACCCATTGAATTATCACCAATTTGAATATCTGCACTAGAAATATATGGCGGAATTCTTAATTGTGGATTTTTTGCATTAACTTCATTTCTTCTAGGATGAACTTTTTTTGTTGTAGGATTATAGTCCCATAACAAACTTACATCATCTGGATTTGGACGTACTTTGGTTTTATCTTCATTTAAAAAACCAGTTAAACCAGCAGCTGTATATTCTTTTCCTAAGTTTTCGTTTAAAACATGTATAGCATTATTTTCATCAATTATAGGTCCAGGTCCATCAAAAGCTCGTAATTCTACATTTACATATTGTGATAACATGTAATTTAAAGAATCAGTATTTCTTTGAAATGAAGCACTAGCACGTGCGTTTAATTCAATTTGTAAATTTTTATCAACTTGTGTGTAAAATATATTCATCTTGTTTTATTTAATTGTTCAATAAAATCAAATACTCTATCTCGTTGTGGTATTCGTATTATAGTATTCGATGAAACTACATATGATCCTTTAATTTGATTCAATGTTGCAATAACCCACCATAGATCTGGAGTTCCGTAGAATTCTTGAGATAATTTATCTAAACGGTCAGCTGATGTTATTTGTATAACAGTATCCGTTGTTGAAGGAGTTAATGCTAATATTTCTGTTTTATAGCGACGAATTCCTTGTTCGTTTTTTATTTCAATTTTTTGGTTTCTACTCATACTATTATTTTATTTTTCTACTTCCCGATTAGATATATCTTCAGCAATAAATACTCCTTGAGCTCGAGCAGCTCGTTTACTTGTTTTAGAATCATGCAACCAATTTACTGCAGAATCTTCTGAATTAGGAATTCCATCTTTATTAAACTTTTTAGTTAATGAATATGCACTTCCATCTTTTTCTGGTAATTGATTTCCAACTAAATGCAATCCTAAACTAATATCTACTTTATGTGGAACTTGCATCATTTCCGGATCATCTTCAAAGTTAATTTCCCAAGTTGTATCTGCATCAACAAATGTATATGATAAACTATTAATAACAACTGCTTGAGATACAAGTAAATCACCAACTGTTATACGAAGCCATGGTGCTACAACTGATTTTGATGATTGTTTATATTCTGGCATTGTCATTCCAGCTAAATAATTTAATTTACGATATATAAATTTTAATTCATCTCTATCTGACGCATATACTGAAAATCCTAGATCTATGTCTCGACTAAAACCACCATATTGATAATTTGGATCTGCTCTACCAACCATGTTAAGTTGAGTCCAACTTGGTGAAAATTGATCAGAAAAACTAGTTAATAATGCTCTAAAAACCAATACCCAATCTGTTGCATTAGGATCTCCGCCGGCATATAATTTAGGACCTGTAAAAAAGAAATTAATTAAATCTTTCGTTGTTCCTAACGGACTTAAACCTATAGCATCAAATGCATTAGCAGTCCAGTTACGCAAAGATTTTAATTTTTCTGATTTAAAATCGATATCGGTTTCTTGCCATTGATACACATTATTCCATGTACGTTTTTTATAATCAACTACATTTACTCTATCTCCACGGAATGGTATTACTGATTCTACATATGTTAATGCTTTTCTATATGTATTTTTTGTAGATGCAGCAGAATTACCAATACTAGATCGCAATGTATAATCATTTCGTATTGCATATGGATCATCTTGTTGACCAAATCCGTATAAAGTATCTAAATTAAATACCGTATATGGACCGGTAGTAGTATTTGTTGCGGCTATAGCTATAGCTCGTCCCGATCCTCGTAATCCAGCAGATGCTCCATCATATCGCCTATCAATTAAATTTACTACATCTATTTTTGCATTAGGCGTATTAGGAGGATTAATTCCAAAACCCGCAGTTTGTCCGTATACAGAACCAATTGCAATTGATTCTAATCCTTGCCCTATAAATCTAAATATTGTAGTTTTTCTAGCTCGAAAATCTAAATATGGCAACGGAGTACCTAAATATTTATTGTTTCTTTGACTTAAAGGCGTAGTTGAATAATCACCTAAATTATCTATAGTATCGTAAACTTGATTAACATATGAAATACTTGATGGAAAACCTAAAAATGTTAAACTGCTTCTGATTGCTTGATTTGCTATTCCACCGGTGGTTTTTAACGCTGTTTTATTAGTATATAAAGTTCCAGCTTGTGTTGATATTGCAGCCTCGCCATATGTTTCAGCTCCGGCAGGTGTATAATATACAGCTTCTATTTTTTCAGAATCCCATTGTTGTTTCCATGACGCATCATAAACACCTGTAAATATTGGACCTAAAACGGATTGATATGATGTAGAACGATTCAATGTTCTAGGGTTAGCAACAGTTGGATTTTGATTTATTTCAGGAATATTCCATTCTGCACTAGTTAATGGAAATGTTAAATAATCACCATATTCTCGAGTTTGTTGAAATTGATTTGGAAGGCCTTTACTGCGATCAGGTGCAAGACTTGCTCGTAAACTGTCTTCAAAATTAAATCTAATAGCCATGATTATCCTCCATATCTAGGTGTTGGGTTAAGTGATGTTGAACCGAAGGTATTATCTGTTTTAACTATTAAATTAGCAGATTCTACAGCTGTTTTTATTTGAGCGACAAACGTTGTAAATAGCGAATGCATTGATTGTTGAAAATTTCTATCTCGTTTTTCCATTTGAGCTGCATATCGATCTAAACCACCTACGTTAGTTCCTGCTAATGTCATTCCATCATTGATTCTTCGAAATTTATCTCTAGGATTAAATGATACCATCCCATCATTAACCATAACAGCATCATTTGCAGGTACTGCAGTATTAAATGATGCATTTTCTACTGTCATTGTTTGAACTTCTTGACCGTTTATAATCAAATTTGCAGTTCCGGTGTTACCTAACAGCTGATCTACTGTTGTTGTTATGACTGCGGTAAGTCCACCAACTCCATTTAATAAATCCGTAAACGCTGTTTTAAATTCATTATCAGCAGCTCTCGTTTTACGTTGAATTTGTGTTTCTCCTAAAGTCGTTAAAGAGTTTGTAAATGTTAAAAATTCTGCATTTGAAACTAGTCCAAATTCTTTAATTGCATCATTCATAGCTGTTTGAGCGTCTTTAATCATCTTAACTGCTTCATCTTCGGTTCCGGCGCGTAATTTAATTCCTTTTGCTTCTATAGAACCTAAATATTCTGCAGTTCTAGTTGCAGGATCACGTAAATCTCTATTTTCATTTTCCATGATCTTAGCAATATCTTGAGTATCTACTTTTGCATCTTTTAATGCTTGTTCTAGTTTTTCTCCAGATAAATTAAGATCAATGTTGATATTTTTATCTTTTTGTATTTGACTTAATAATTTTCGTTTTTCTATCAATTGATCTAATTTTCCAGCCTCAACTCCTAATGTTTTTTGTAATTGATCTCGAGCTAATTTGTTATTTTCTAATATATCACCTTCTTGCATGATGATTTGATTTAATGTTTCAGCTGCATCATTTGCCTGTCCTCGTAAATATTGTTCTCGATATAAATTTGTTAAACTTTTACCTTTCATTTTTGCACTAGACTGTTCATTTCCTACCAATCTACGTCCAGTTAAAAGTTGATAATTTAATTCTTCACCAACACTAGATTCTATATTTAATAACGTTTCGCCAACTGCTTCTAAATCTGCTAATTCTAAACCCATTTGTTTTAATTTTATAACAGCTAAACCTAATTGACCTGGATATTTTTTAAATGTTAAACGAGTTCCTGCAGCTGCCTCTCCTATTCCTTTTTGTACTTCATATGCAGCTCCAGATATTTGTGTTTGTTCTTCTATTTTTTGAGCAATATAATCAAACATTACAGCTTGTTTTTCAACTTCTGCAGTAGTCCCTTTTTTTGTCATGGATGCATTAAATGCCATTAAGCCTTGAGTTGCTTCTTCACTTAAGCGTCTAGTAGTACCATAGTATTGAGCTACTTGTTGTAAAGATTCATCTAATGAATTAACGCCATATGCTAAACCTTTTATAGCTTTACTATTTTTTTCAATTTGTTCTCGGCTAGTTTTCATGGATATGGCTAAATCATCCATTTTATAACCCATTTTGCCGGCTTGTTCTATAGTTAATCCAAATTCTTTTTGTAAATTTTTATTTCTCTGAGCTAAAACATTGACATCTTCTGACAAATCTTGCATTTCTTTTGCCATTTTTTGCCATTCACCCATGGCTCCGGCAATAGCCATAGTCGTTTTGGCAGTTGTTTTAGCTAATGTTGTTAAATTAGCATCAAACTCTGCATATGCTATGGCAGCTTTCTTTATGTCCGAGCTCGCTGCGGCTATGGAGTTTTTGGCATTTTCTTGTCGGCGTTGCCTTTCTTCTTCATCAAATTGACCAATTCTTGGATATTTCTTTAAAAGACTGATGATATGTTTTGAAATGGGATTCATACTTATAAATATTATGATTTATAATTTTAAGTTGGCTGGCGGTGTTGCTATTTCTGTTTTTGATTTGGTTGCAGTTTTTGGTTGATTTTTTTCGTTTAAATTATCAATCCAAAAATTACGTAAAAATATTGGCATATTATATATAGTTTGCCAGTCCCATCTACCATTGCCAGCCCATATCAAATCAAATAATACTTTGTGAAGCAGAATACGATCTGCGGGTTTAAAACCAAAAAAGGTCTGGTCCAAGTTGAAACCCGGCCGTGAAGGTGCCTCCATCTTCACCTTCAAATTCATATTGTAAATCTATGCCAGGCATATTTGCGTATACAAATGTACGGAATTCTTTTGCTGGTTTAGCTAAGAATTTATAACGAATAAACGACTCAATAATATTAGGCTCTCTAGAGCCATCTACTTCTCGAATCATTTGTTTTAATAAATCAGATATAGCCGTATTATCTGATATTTTTTTTATTTGATCTATAGATAAAAATGCAAATTTAATTTCATGAGTTTCATTTAAAATGTTTAAACGATATGAAAATTCTCCATTTTCATCAGACTGTAAATCAAATTTTTTATATTTAATTTTAGTCAAATTAATAGTTCTATTCAACTCTTTTTTAGTTGTTGGATCTATTACTAGTACTGGATAATCGGCTCCATATGATAAAATACGTGCTTGTATTAATAAAGCATCTTTATCTACTTGTGCTACATCCGAAATTGTTATTCCTGGAGTGACAATAAGACTATCTAATAGTTTGTCTAATACTATTCCTTCTTTAATGTAAGATGAATTAGTTAAAATATCTTCATCATATGCTGTCATGTAACGCATTTCAATTTGTCCGCTTCGAAGTGGACTAGAACTTGGATATATCAATCCTAAACTAGGTAAATTAACAATTTCAGAAGGCAATGTTTTTCTTTGAGATTCTTCATATTGTTGTTTTGCAATATTAACGATGTCTTTGTTAGTTAAGCGTGTTGTTACTTGTGCCATAGATTCCTTTTATAACTTCTTTATTATAAATATGTATAAACATGAAAAATGGGGGCATTTACCCCCATTAATTAATTAATTAAAATTTTTAGAAACTTAAGAAAGCCCAATCGTAACGAAGTGTTAATTCAATGTTAACAACATCTTCAGTTGACCAATCTAAACTTCCGAAGTTTGCATCAACAATATAAGTTCCTTTTAAAATCCATTCTTGAATAACTTCGCCCAATGGTGAAAGTTGACGCAATTTAATTTCTTTTTTATAATATGATGAATAACCATCTCTACCTGTTGCAGATTCATGATGTAAACGAATCCATTCCATAACAGCTTGTGCTCCTGATGGAATAATTGCATCATAAAGTGTTATACTTATGTTATTCCAAACTGATTTGCCTTTAACATATCGCTGAACGTTGATATGATCTAAAGTTACTTCTCCATTTGCAATACTTGGTTTAGCTGACGCTTTAATTAAATATGCAGGAATTCCTCCTATAGACATAATAAACTGATGTTGTTTAATTGGTTCCCACGAAAACGCATTATCATAAAATTCTGGTTGAATACCAACGTCTATAAGTCCTGGACTTACTTGATCCTTTAATGCCATTTTTTTTCCTCAATAATTTTATTATAAATATAAGAACAGTAAAAAAAGGTAGAACTAAAATCCTACCTTTTTCTAAATCTTTTTTTACTATTCTGGGAATGCTGCTCCCGTTGCTTGAATAGTGAAATCTAAAACGATAAATTCAGCCGTTCTAGTTGGTTGTAAAAATAATTGACCATTTAAAATTCCAGCGTCAATATCAGCAGATGTATTATTTGTATTATCCATTCTAACTTGGAATGCAGTTAAACCTCTTTCAGCTCTAACTTGTTCTAGATATGGATTAACAATTCCTAGGAATCTATCTCTAATAGCTTGATCATTTGGTTCGAATACTAAGAAACGAGACACAGAAGCAATAAATTTCTTAACTGTGATTAATAAACGACGCACATTTACTCGATTTAACGCAGATATATTAGATTGTAAAGTCTTTTGACCCCAAATCACAACTCCGCCAACAGGAAAGTTTGCAATAGGATTAATACGAGCTTGATACAAATCATCTCTATCACTTTGAGATAAATTTTGATATGTTCCCGTTACGGTAGTTAAACCACCTCTATTTAAACCTGCCGGTGCATACCATGGCCTTGCAGTTTGATCATTAAATGTTAATGCTCCTGGAATAACTACAGATGGTGGTACCCATGTTGGGATATTATTTGATGGATTATTGATTCTTACCCATGGCCAATATGTTGCAGTATAACTATTGTCAATTGGAGTAACTTGACTTATTACAGTTTCAATGCTATCTGTTAATACATTTGAATCCATTATATAAAATGTATCAAGTCTTGTTTGTGCACATAATGCTCTTGCTTCAGAAGAAACGGCAGAATGCAAACTATCAATAATACCTGGCGTTATTAACATGTTGATGTCATATTGATCTGTATTTCCTAATAATCCGAAAGCTTTTCGGTATGCAACTGTTCCTGTTGTACTTGTTCCGCTACAATCAAATCCAAATGTATTTGCCGAAGTAATATTTGCTCCAGAAAATTTAGGTAAATTAGGACGCGTTCCGTCAAAACCTCCTTGGAATGGTACAATAAATTTTCTAGTAGTTGATTTTATTTTAGTAAATTGATTAGATGTTAATGCAGATTCTAACGTTCCAGAATATACATTTCCTGCAGGAAAATTAGCAGCTGCTGGTTGAGAAATATCTCCTAAATAAAAATCTGAATTGCTTCCTGTTGATGACCCCGATGTTGGTATTGGAGCTAAATATGACATATTTGGAGCTAACGTAAAATCAAATCCATAATGTACTGCCGCATTATAAGTCGAATTTAACAACATATCTTGTTTGTATGTTGCAGGAGCTAAATTAATACTTCCAGAAACGTTTGGTATTGGAGAATTTAATGCACGGAAACCAAACGGAATCAATGTATTGCTAATTGTTCCAGATGATACCGCAGGATCAACTTCTACTCTAACATATTTAGATATGTTTGGATAATCTCCATTAACCACTAAACGGTTTTCTGAATTAACTGTTTGATATCTGTTTCCAATTACTCTTTCGATGTATCTAGAAGATGCTGGATTCAAATTCACATTAGAAAATGATTCTACTATTTCAGGTTGCGAATCTGTATCATTTGATGTAAATGGTGAATTTGTAATATTAGTTTGATTTACTAAACGAACTGTTACTGTAAAAGTACTATATCCAGCTGGATCTGCTACTTCAGAAGATGTTTTAATATTTGATATTGCAACTTTAATTTCATAATTTACATTAGTTCCATGTGATAACGTATGAAGTCTAAATAAATTCATTGCAAGTGAACCAACTTTTTGTGATGTAATCCATGGCGTAGTTGCAACTTTATAATCTTCAGAAAATTCATAAGTTGGAATTTTTTGCAAAGAAACTGAAACATTTCCTGGATTATTAAATAATGTTATTGCAGATCTATTTTCATACTGCGTATACACCGGATATGTTGTAGAATTAGGTGTTTTACCAAACAATGTGCCTACATAATTATTAGCTAATATATTAATTGATGCTGATAAAGATGCTCCATTTGTAAATGTAGGTGTTACTCCATTAACATTTTGTGTAGTGAATGATCCAGATACTTTAATTTCAAAAGAACCAGACTGATAATTATTAAGTACTGTATCTTCAAAATAATTAGTTGAAACTAAACTTCCGGAGCCTAAAACTGCAACAGTTGGATGTAATACATGAGTTACATATTTTGCTGAGCCAGATTCTGCAACAATTGCTAATGCTCCATTAGATAATGAATATCCATCTTCATATAATAAACGTGTTACTGTAATTGTTTGTCCACTACGTAAATATTCTTCAACTGTAAATGGTATATATGAATCGTTAGTATATGATCCAAATAAATTTTGAAATTCAGAAAATGTACTTACTCGAGTTGGTACTAATGCCGGGCCTTTAACTGTAGGGCCTACGATTGCTCCTCCGATTGCATTTACTGCTTGAGAAACATTAGATTGATCAGTTTCTCTAGTAAATACACCTGGTGAGATTATTTGTTCTGCCATTTTTTATTACTCCTTTGATTTTTTTATAAATAAATATGATATTATTGAGTCAAACCTGAATCAGGAGTAAACGTTCCATCAGCAATATTAATTTGGCCTTCTCCGTAACGTGCGCGCATTTTTTCAATTAATGCAGATTCGGCTTGTTGAAGCTGATCGAATTCTTGTATGTATTTTGCATGTTCTTGTTTTAGTTGTTCTAATTGCGTTTCTAAAACATGGGTTTCGATTGCAATATTTCCTAGAATATTAGTATTACGTGCAAACGAATCGCGTATTGATTGTATTTCTTCTAAATGTTCTTTGTCCAGTTTACGAGTCATAACTTTGTTCCTTCTTTTGTTTTATTATATGAAAATTATATTGCATTTCAAACCGTAAATGACGTTACTATTGCTGCAATTGAAGCAGAAGTTGCAGCATTAGACAATCGCTGTCCTATTGAGTTTGATGCCGTTAGGGAAGTAATTGCCATGTTCCATAAGTCTTCTGGTTTTGTTAAAGCTGATCCAGATGTGTTATCTACCGGTACTCCCCATGATACTGAATTTGGATGCGGAACTGCCATTGAACCGGTTAATTCATTTCCAGGGCCGTAAATTACACCTGCTCTAACATTGGATCCGGAAGGTACTCCGACGACTTGGTCAGGCGAGAACAAAGTAATTGTATCGTTTGAGCTAGATACGCCAATCGTGTAACGTGTTGTTACATCATCATATAATCGTACGTTATAACAATATATTGCATTACGTGAACCTGAATTGATTAATGGGCCTGAGAATACGTTGGTTGCTGTGGTTGAAGTTGAGGAAACTGCATTAGATGCAGTCGATGCTGCTATTTGTCCTATTACGTTTATAATACCTGCTGTACTTGAAGCAATTGCTCCCCACAATCTCGATGTTACATTTCCTGTTACATTTATCGTACCTATAGATGAATTTGCAATTGCGCTTGATACAAGTCCACCAAAGGAATTACTTGCAAGAACATTTCCTGTTACATTAATAACCCCAGTTCCAGAATTTAAAATTGTTTGTGAAGTGCCGGCACCACCAGCACTACCCCCTGTTATATTACCCGTAATATTAATAGTACCATTTTGGATATTTGTTATTGCAGTATTACCAGATCCTGCACCTGCAGGAAGTATATTTCCTACTACATTAATGGTACCGGAGGATAAATTTGATATAGTAGATAATGTTGTATTCCCGGTGCCGTTTAATCCAGATACATCTCCTATTATATTAATAGTCCCATTCAATATATTATTTATACATCGTTCTTCATTACCACTATTTTGATTTAAAGCAGATGTTATTGTAATACTTTCAGTGTTATAATTTAATATAAGAATATTTGATGCAACTGTATTTCTAATTAAACTAGCTGATATATTATAATTTCCATATATTTCAATTCTACCTCCTGCTGCTGCACTTCCGGTTGCTGCTGTTCGTATACTAGTAACTGTAATGTTTTGATCTAACGTTACCGTTTGGTTATTTAAAAACACATCATCAGATGCAGTAGGAATAAGTGACCCAGACCATATTGCTGCGTTACTCCAATTACCTGATGCGATGGGCCATCTATTTGGCATATTATTTTCCTTTAAAGGCAGCAATAGTTGCTGCTGTAGTTTGTACTGTTGCTATATTTTGTAAACGAGCTCCAATTGTATTGGAACCTGTTAAACTTGATACTGCATACGTTAAAATATCTTGTGGGGTCAATGTAGCAGAACCTGTTGTTTGATCTACTGGCACTCCATACCGTACAGAACTAGTTGAAGGTACTATCATTGAGCCAGAAAATTGATTCATTGCGCCGTATAAACTTCCACTTCTTACATTAGATGCGTCAGGTAATGTTACGGGATATGTTTGATCATACAATGTTATTGTTTTTGAAATATCATTTGATTCAAATGTATAATATGGTGTTGATCCTGATAGGATTTGTATTCTTGGAGAATATACTGCATTGGTTCCGTTTGCACTACAAATTAATGGTCCCGAAACTCGCACAGTTGCGGTTGTAGAAGTAGATGATACACCTGGATATCCGTTTGATGCATATACAGGACCGATTACATTGATTGTTGATGCTACTGCAGATGAAATACCTACTGCGGTATATCCAGCAAAAACACTACCGGTTATGTTGATTGTTGCAGCTGATAACATGGTAATTGCAGCATTGTTATAACCTCGTAAGTTCCCATTGAAGTTTAATACTCCAGTATTTCCGTTAATGTTAACAGCCATGTTGTTAGTGCTAGTTCCGAGTATAATTAGATTTCCAGTTACATTAACTTGTGCAATTCCCGTTAACATTGTGATTGGAACACCATTTGTAAATGTATATAAATCTCCAACTATACTTGCAGTGCCGGCAAAAATTGCAACACATGTTCCATTTGTATTTCCTATATCTCCATTTGTTCTTAAATTTCCAAGTATGAATGCACTACCCGAAGTGACTAATATGCCATAATTTCCCGTAGATCCACCGGGTGCGACGCCGGAAGAAACGCTTCCTGTAACATATATGGTTCCTCCATTAGTAATACGAACACCATATCCATTAGTAACATCGCCGCCTTGTATACTAGAAGAAATATATACCGTATGTGAACCGGTTATAATTAAAGCAGCAGTTGCATTAGCTGATACAATTCCTGCAGTTGCTCTAGATGCAGTAATGTATATACCATTTGTTGAAATATAATTTCCTCCTGCTACTGCACTACCTGATGCTCTATTACTAATACTAGAAACATTGATATTCTGATCTATAGTAACATTGAATCCATTAGCAAATACATCATCAGATGCGGTCGGAAATGTTGTTCCTCCATTCCATGTAGCTAAGCTACTCCAATTCCCTGATGCTACTGCGTATCTTACTGGCATATTATAATTTTCCTTTTTCGGCAATTGCAACGGCTGTAGTTGCAACTGTTGATATGTTACGTAAACGTGCTCCTAAACTTCCCGTTACGGTTAAACTACTTGTTAATGCACTCCATGCATTTTGTGTGTTAAATGAAGCAGAACCTGTTGTATTGTCTACAGGTACTCCTTTAAGTACAGAACCGGTAGAAGGTATTGCTACTGTTCCTGTGAATTGGTTTGTATCTCCAAATACCACACCTGATCTTACATTGGTTATAGCAGGGAAATTACCTGGCCAATTTTGTGTATATAGTGTTCTTTGTTCTGCATATGTTTCTGTGTCAAAAGTCCATGTTGTAGTTGACCCGGATATGAGTTGTAGGTTTTGTGCAAATACTGCGTTACGATTATTGACGTTTAAGAATGGTCCTGTTGCTGAAAGAAAATGTGTAGTTGATGTAAATTGCACTCCCGGAAATACAGCAGAAGCAGATATAGGTCCTCTGATACTGGATGTACCTGCTGAAGTTGATGATATAGCACTTGCACCAGCAGCTGCAAATACACTTCCGGATATATTAACACTGCATGGATTTACGGTTAAGGATAATGCATTTGCTGTAGATAAAGCATATACACTTCCTGTTATTGTTATTGTAGAAGTAGCAGTATTTGTTATCGCAGCATTACTACTTTTAGCAAAAACATTGCCTTTTACATCTAAGTTTACAACTGCTGGGGAAGAAATTGTTATCCCTACACCATTAGAAGCTGCTTCGCCTGTAACATCACCTACGATATTAATATTTTTATTTGTATTAACAGCCATTGCCTGACTAGGTGCACCTCCGGTATTTCTTAAAAAATTACCTCTGACGCTACCTGATATGTTTAAAGTGCCTCCGCTAATTGTACGAACAATTACCCCGGAATAAACAAATCCTGAAATGCTTCCTGTTATATTAATAATTCCATTATTTTCTATTGATACTGGGTAACTTACAAGAAATGGGGCAACTTCTAGATTTCCCACGATGTCAGATACTATATTTACAGTATCACTTCCAGTTACAATAAGTACGGATGATGTGGTTGAATATGTTACAAAACCTCCATATACAGTTGTTGGGCCTAAATTTCCAGCACCTCCAGTTAACGGGACAGTGCAAGTAATTGTTCTACTCCCAGTTGTAATAAAACTACCACCTGCTGCTATAACTGGGGATGTAACTGGATGGTTTCTTAAAGTCCGAGCTGTTATGTCTTGATCTATAAAAACATTAAATCCGTTTGCCCATACATCATCAGATGCAGTAGGAATTATCGAACCACTCCATATTGCGGAGTTACTCCAATTACCAGAAGATATGGGCCATCTATTTGCCATATTACACTTTAAATGATGATATGGTAGCTCCCGTTGTTTGTACAGTAGAAGCTCCGGTTAATAAATTTCCTATACTACCCGAGGTAGTTATGTTTTGTGTTGCAACGTTAAACATATCTTGTGGGGTTAAAACGGCAGAACCTGTTGTATTGTCCGTTGCTACTCCTGCTTTTACTGTTGTTGGATCAGGCATTGCAAGTAAGCCAGTTAATCCAAAGTTATATGTTACACCTCGTCGTACATTGTTTTCGCGTGGTACTCCAGGTAATGTATTTGAAGTATATAATGTTTTTACGACACCTGCTGTTTCTGTATCGAAAGTCCATTGAGATGAAGTACTTAACATTTGTATACGATATGCATAAACTGCATTCCATGAACCTGTGTTATAAAATGGACCAGTAAATAGGTTTGTTGCACTAGTACCTGTAGATTGGACTCCATTAGTTAATATACTCGATGAAATTGTACCTGATATAATTAATATACTATTAGAAGATAATCCTACGGCTGAGCCTGTTCGTGCAAGGCAAGTTCCTTGTATGCTTAATGTTCCTAAACTAGTTTTATTTATCCCAAAAGATGCTGCATTTCTAGACCCAGTTACATTTCCAAGAACATATATATTATTAATAGAACCAATACTTTGTATTCCGTGACCCGATGTAACGGTAGTATCAGAATACACACTACCCGTTATATATATATTTCCATTTTCAGTTTGGTTTATTCCAAATGATTGAGCACCTGTTGGTCCAGCTACATTTCCAGAAACAATTAAATTACCTGTTGATGAATGTTGAATTCCATGGAATAAAGAACCATTACCTGCAGTAACATTTCCTATTATATTAATACTTGATGCATCAGATAATGTTAATGCTCTAGTTTGTCCTCCAGTAACGTTTCCTACGATTGTAGCTGAATTTGATTGGGAAATTTGTGTTGTTGGATTAGTTGCAGCACCACCGATTATATTAGCAGTAACCGTGATCCCATTATTCAAAATAAAAGTTCCAGCATTCACACCAACACCAGTACTTCTTAAACTAATTATTGTAACATTTTGATCTATTGTAACAGTTTGACCATTAGCATATACATCATCAGATGCAGTAGGTAATCCCAAGCCACCATTCCATATTGCTGAGTTGCTCCAATTGCCTGATGCTATTGCTGTTCTGTTTGGCATTTACAATCCTTTTTCTATTATAAATTGTTGAATAGTTCCAAGTATTTGATATGCTGCGTTTTCAGCTGGTATATCTTCGGAGGCAAATACATCCAAATACACTACAGGACGATCATGTCCTTGTAAAACATCTGGTTTTCCTCCCTCTAATTCTCGATACGGTGTTAATCGCATTGCAACACTTGCACCAACTTCCGTTTCCTTTACCAAAGGTGAAATTGATAGATTTACAGTGTAGTATGGGTATTCAACGCCATCTACTACAATTGGGTTAGCGGATTGAATTGGCATAACTTTCCTTTATTATAAATATGTATATGAGTATCTATTGGTCCAAGCAGCACTTGCCGTTACTTGTGTCGTTGTATCTCCTGATGCGGATATTGCTAATCGAGACAATGTCCATACTGTGGCAGATTCGGCAGAGCCTACCGGAGCATATCCCGTGTAAAGATAATTTACGTTTGGATCAAGTGATGATGTATAATCACTTCTGCGAATATATTCTGTTGCGCCTACACCTGTTAGGCCTGAACCATCTCCGACGAATGACCCGGTGAATGACCCTGTAACAGCTTCTGCTACAACACTTCCGGTGAATTCAGCTAAACCTATATTTCGGAACGTTGATGAACCAGACACTGTTAATGAACCTGATATAGTTACTACACCATTACCTGCTACAAGCAAATTATGCAAATTAGCTGAATCTGCCCCATCGCCAATCACAAATGAACTTGATTGATGGACTGGAGCATTATATCGTCCTACTACGGATTGATAATAACCATGTGTGATTGTGCCTAGGCCTGCTGCGTGTGAACCATAACCCAATGTAATTGTTGATTCTCCTTCAGCATGTGATGAGTTACCAATTGTTTGATCTGCATAAGTTGGTTGTGATATTCCTTGTATTCCTACCAAATTTGGAGCTTGTGGGTCATATGTAGTATCAACTAGTGTTACTTCCGTTTCGCCGTTTCCGTTAATGCTAACACTAGCAACTTCATGTATTAGTACTGTGTATTGAGCAGCATCCTCAACGTAAATTACAGTACCCGGTGCAAACGTTGCAGATAAATCTCCATAATAACTTGCAAATGTTATGACTCCTGCAGCAATGTTAACTGTGCTATATGCATTATAACCACTCGTAGTACTGCCTCCTTCGGCGTGCGAATATTGACCAATTGATACAACACTAGCTCCTTCTGCGTGGGAAGCATATCCATATGCTGAACTTCCTTCTCCTTCGGCGTGTGAATAATCACCAAATGCCGTTGTAGCTCCTTCAGCGTGTGAATATGGACCATATGTAGTACTAACTCCTTCTGCGTGTGAAGCTTCACCAATTGCACTTGCTGCAGATCCTTCTGCGTGAGCATATGTTCCGCCCAATTGATCAGCTACGTTTCCACTTTTATCTGCAATACCTGCAGCTGCTATCGTTGTTGAAGTATCATTTAAAAGTTGGAACACTGTATTGGTACCATTAAACATGCTACCAGTAACAATACCTTTTGTAATTCCATTACCAACAGCAGCAATATCTCCATACCATATTGTTGTACCATCGACATATGTTGCAGTTAAATCACCTAGTGTGGCATCAATTTCTACAACGCCGGCGGTAATACTACATGAATATGCAGATATACCTGTTGTTGTTTGTGAGCCTTCTGCGTGTGAAGCTTCACCAATTGCAGTGGTAGCATCTCCTTGAGCATGTGACCATTCTCCTTTTACTATTACGCCTTTTCCATTTGCTAATGCTTCTATAGTTTTATTAAAAAATAAACTAGCACTACCTCCAAATGAACCACTATCATTAAATTGTATATAGCTATTAGAACCGCCTGGAGTTGGAGCCGGTGCCCATGATGCTGATACCGCAAAAGAGGCAGAATCGGAATATGATGCTGACGTAGCAAATGATGAACTAATTGCGCGGGACGCACTAGTTGCAAATGAAGCTGATATAGCATTTGATGCTGTTGTGTAAAGTGTACCGGTACCGCCAGCTACAGTATATGTTAACGGTTTTCCGGTATGAATAGCTATAGGTGCTGGGTTATTTAATGACGTCGATGTATTTGACTCCACCATTGTCAATGCAAATGATCGCGTATCTAATCCGGATAATATTTGTATTGTAGATTTAGATGCTGTTGCAGCTTGTGATGCTGTAAGTGCAACACTTGCTGTTGTTTGTAATACACCAGTATTTCCATTAAATACCAATTCATTGCGTACCGCTAATGGCGATGGATTACGTGGTGATGTAAATGCGGGTGGTGAAAAGCTAGAAGATAATACTAATGCCAATGCATATGATTGTGTATCTCCTGCTCCAACTATATCTAATAGTGCAGCCGATGATGTTGCAGCAAATGATGAACTAACTGCTCGGGATGCTGAGGTTGCAAATGATGCTGATACTGCATTCAATACATAGCTAGCAGTTTGAGCGGTAACTATGTAACTAGCAGTAGATGCAAAAGAAGCACTTGTAGCAGTAGAAGCATTTCCTGTTAAATCAGCGGTTAATGTTGATAAATTTTGCCATTTGCCAGAAGTATTATTGTATACTAATGGCTGTCCATTTAATGGTCCTGAAATAGATACATCTGATAAACCTGATAATGTTTGGGTTATTATGGAACCACCGCCGCCTGATCCTCCTACTTGTCTAAATAGTCCCCCAGGAACAATTGTAAAATCAGCAGGAGTAGTTAATACACCATTACCTCTAATTATTATTGCACCTAAATAAATAGCATTAGCCGATGTGTTTGGTGCTTCGACAAACGATTCAATGTTAATATTAGCAATAGCGTCTGCTTCTGTTGAATATGATTGATTACCGTAATAGACAACTATTGCTTTAATAACTGAGTTTGGAAACCAAAATACTCGTTGAATTGACCAGTCATTAGGTTGTACTGTTGTAAGAGTACCGTTATTTGAATATTGCCCCGGGTTGATTGTGGCGAATCCTGCACCCCCATTTGTATTGTATACCCAAGTAGAACCAGATTGATGATATCTGAAAATTTTGGATACGTTAGTTCCATTATCAACAGTATAGTAAGGTTCATTCGGGTCTATAGCATAATTAGACCCGGGGGCATATGCTGTACCGCTAGCTACTATAAGACTACCAGTTGAAGAACCACTAGGTGCTAAAGTATATCCAGATAACTTTAAAGGTCCAAATGCTCTATTAAATACATTTTGCTGTTGTTCAAAACCATATGCTACAGAAGGTTGTGTTTTAACACCATTAATTGTGGATTGGTTTTGAAAAAATACTCCACCTATATTAATTATGCTATCAAATTGACCGTTGCTAAACGGAGTACCTTGAGCAAAAATGTTACCAGTTGTGTCAATACCAACAAAGGCTTGTTGATATGAAGCTGTCAATGGAGCAATACTTGCAGACAAATTCCCCCATTGTAAAAATTGTATTACCGGAAACGGATCATTTGCTAAAGACGCATTCAAATTTACTATAATACCACTACCGCTTGAAATTCGATAAATGGTAGATGACGCCGTCGTAATTAAACCACCATGTAAAAGTCCGGTATATAAGTTACCTTCTAACCAACGTAAGCGAGTTACGTTATTATATCCGGTGCTGTTTTGTGAAAAATATAAATCTTGGGTTGAACCAGAAACATAAATATAAGAAGCTGATACAGATGTATCTATGTTAGTATTTACAGGGTCAAATCTATGATAACCACTTTGTCTAATATCACCGTATATTTGTATAGTTGGCGAAGGTGAACCTATAGGTGATGATCCTGAAATTGTTAGGCTTCCTGATAAGAGAGTATTACCTAGTAACGTGTTAGTACCAATTTGTGTAGTTGAACCTGATATGGTTAGCGACCCAGTTAACTGTACGTCTTGTCGTAATGGTAAAACATATGATGCTGTTAATGCAGATGTTGCAAATGATGCTGAGACTGATTGCAAAACATAACTTGCTGTCTGCGCTGTCGTTATAAATGACGCAGTTTGCGAGAAACTAGATGATACTGCATTTAAAACATAGCTAGCTGTTTGAGCTGTTTGAACATATGAAGCAGTTACTGCATTTGTTGCCCAAGACGCAGTCCCAAATAAAGATCCAGTTATACCATTATTTACAGTTAACGCGGTATCAATAATAACGCCTGAGCTTGATATTATTAAAGTTGGATTTCCGTAATTAGCATTTGTATAGATATACAGTGGTTTATCAATTTCTGTACCTATACTTGCTTCACCGGTATTATCTACAAAACCAGCTAGTACCGATTGATTCGGATTGTATGTATCATTATATATGCCAAACGCCCATGGTTCAGCGTTAGCGCCATGTACTTGTAATATAGTATTGATTCCCGATCCGGATATTATTTGATTACCATAAAATGTATTAGATCCAGTTGTAGCTAATGAACCAGACTTTGAAACAAACACCGGATCATTTTCTAGATAATATGATGCAGTTCCAAATAATGAGCCAGTAATACTTCCTTGTACGCGCAATGACCCGGTAATTTCAACATCACTTTGTCGAGATATAGGATTCGATCCTGTCCATTTAGATGAAACAATTCCTGTTAATTGGGAACCATCGCCCTTGAATGACCCTGTAAATGACCCTGTGGTATATGATGCGGTAAATGCATTGAATGATGCAGTTGTTAACAAAGAACCAGTGTCTAATCCCAACGTATACGATGCTGTAAGCGCGTAACTTGCTGATATTGGATACAGTGATCCTGTTTGTAATTGACCTGGTTTAAACTGTCTCATTATTGCCATCTCCCTTTAATAATTACCGTGTCAGTAGGATCTATACCATATCCTAACAAGGCAGTATTAAACGTGATTGTTTGTGTTGTAACATCACTAGGAGTCCATGTATATATAGCTTTATCTATGTATTGCCCATTAATGTAAATATCAAATTCATTTTTCGTAGCTACTGTTAAATTATTTGGATTAATTGCGGCAAATGCATTTACCGTTACCGTTGTTGAAGATGAGTATACAGCTTGTTTTTCTGTTAAATTTATCAAATACGTCATTGTAGCAGCATTGATAGTTGTTGATGTTCCGCCTCCGGAAACAACTATAGAACCTCCAGAAATTACTTGACCGCTTTGTTGTAAAACTGCTTGTGGTATTTGTGTTGTAGAAAATATGTTTAAATTTCCTACATCTACTATAGTGTCAAATACTATTTTTTTGACAGAATACATTTTTTTAATTGTTTCTAATCTAACTTCCTGGCCAGATAATAAAGTTGCTTGTGTTGTAATAGGAATTGTTGATCGAACTAGACGATCTTCTCCTACTGTATTAACGGTCTCAAAACTTACAGATCCCAAAGAACATGCAAATTTATTTCCTTCATTTCCCCAAGCAAAACGATTATATGGTAAAATTTGGTCAATTAAATCATTTAATTGCGTAGTAAAATCACACCATATCATCATATCATATTCAATTGTAACATATTTAGGAATATCAATTACATAAAGTTCTTGAGATAATGCTGGTTGCGTATTTGGTATAGGAAAAAGTTCGTCTTCATAACGATTACGAGCATTATATCGGCGTCTATAAACTAATTGATTTTCAGATTGTGGCCAGTTAACATCTAATGTACGATACGAGTCTCGTTCTTGTACGCTGTTTCGTTTTAGCATAATCATGGGAGATTGAAGTTTTCCTTTTTCATCTCGCATATAACCTAAACGTTGTACATTATCCCATTTTTCACCGGCGGCAAATATTACAGGAACTGTTATAATTTCTTGATTTGCTGTTATTTGTGGTTGTATTTCATTTTCAATAAACCATTTAATTGCAAAATCTATATCATATAATGTTCGTTGCGGAGTTTTTAATACATCATCATCTCGGCGCGTTTGCATTCCTCGATCTAATAAACGATCACCATGTAAACTTTCAACCCGATTTGGTTCAGGCTTATTTGTTCGTCTATCAATATTTTGTCTATTTAATCTAGGCATCAACGTCCTTACATTGGTATTTTATTATCACCACCACGTCTAATATCTTTAATTCCTTGTGGCGTTTGTGCTGTTACATGTGCATCACATACTATAGAAACACTATATCCATGGCTGTCTCCGTTTGGCCATGTGTCTGGATTTTTACCTGCGAAATATTGATTTGCATCTACATTATCAATTTCAAAGTATTCATTATCCCAAAGTATAATATCACCAGCTTGTGGGTATAAATCTGCTCGTTCTAACAAATCACGTGATAATGCAAATTTAGCAGTACGATTATATGAATGTCCATAATCATCCATTACACTAGATTTTTCATCTTTTGTTATAACACATGGCAAAAGTATAGAATCATAATATGTTTTTCTTTCTGCTTCGCCATAAATGTTTGAATGACTTAACTCAACATTTAATTTGAAAAATTCAATTTCGGTATCGATAATTGCATTGATAAGTTCGGCATTAATAGAAGCTAAAAATTTAGCATCTCGCATTCCTCCAAAAAGTGCCATGATTGTCCTCCTTATCCAACATAAATACGTAATGGTGCTTTTGATAACAATTCCATCATCTGAGTTGCTTCAGCATTTTGTCGTGTTAACATTTGCTCTTTTGTCATTTTTTCTAAAAATTCTCGAAGTTGTGTTATCAATTCACCTTTTTCGGTTTGTCCTTGTGAAACTAAATCAGAACCGTTAAGTGTTACTTCGCCATTGGGTATAGGTACTGATGAATATTTATTACGTACATAACCTAACATTTCTTTTACAAGTGCAATACCATATCTCAATATCCAAGCACGCCCCATATCATTAATGCTACTGTAGGTTTGATAGGTATATGGTATATTTGATGCGTCACTTACAACACCGTTTAGAAGTGCTGTATTACCAAATAAAACAGCTTGTTTGTTTTTTTCTTCTTCAAACAAGAATTCAAACCAAACTTGTCCGTAAAATGGAGTTGCAGCTGTACCTTGCGTTCCTGGTACGGGATAAATACGTATATCGTCGCCATGTATATCAAAAGAAAAATGTGACTTACGTATTTGATCGTTAAATTCAATTGCTTGTAATCGAAGTAAATCTGCGTGAATTGGCATCATCATGAAATTTACCGATGGAGAAAATCCACCAAAATCAAATGCATCCAATAAGCCTTGAGAACCTAAACCAGTACCAACATATGGATCAAAGTAACGAATAATTGCCGGTGGTGGATTATGTAACACGCGTCGTATTTCAATTGAACTTGTATTACTTAAAGTTATTCCTAATGATGCAGATACTGCTTCTCTAATACTATACGTTTGTTTGCCATTAACTACATCAAATGAAGCAGAATACCATCTTACATTTCCTCCAGATTCGGCTTCAGTTCCATATGCTTTACTTAATTTAACAATATAAGATAATGAATTGCCAATTGGTCGACCCGTTAAACCTTGAGATCCTAAAAAATCAGAACCTGTTGGTAATCCCATGGTACTAACCAATGAATTAACAATATTAACTTGATTAACTTGATTTGAATATTCAATTACTGATTGTTCAAAAGCTGTATAAAAATTTACATCTTGAAGTTCAACATCCATTATAGGATATCCTACAACTCGTGCTGCTGCTACTGCAAATTTATCTGCATGGTCTTGGAACATTGGATCGGTGTCGAAATATCCAAATGGTGTTGAACCAGTAGTAAATGATGAGCTACCAGGCCATATTGGTTTATCTACACTATAATCCATGGAAATTCCTTTTTATATAAATATCAATATCTTTCATTTAAGAGTCGCAAAATTTCATCTAATGCTGCATGACGATGATTATCTGTTAAAATAATTTCATTAACAAACTGAGACTTAGTTAGTTTTGGAACTTCGTGAACTGCTGAATCATTTGCAAATTTTAAATCTATTTGATATCTATCTCCAGTTAATATCATGATGCTATCTTTACCTAATCTAGATAAAACCATTTGTAATTGTTGTTTAGTTAAGTTTTGAAACTCATCTACAATACAAATTGCATTATCAAAAGTTCTGCCTCGAAAATGTGCTAAAGAAACTAATTCAATGTTTTCTTCTTTTTCCATTTTGTCTAATATTTCCGGTTTATTATAAACTTTACGCATATTGCTACGTAATGGAACTAGCCACGGATCCATTTTTTCTGCCAATGAACCGGGCAAAAATCCATTGTCTTCATTTGATACCGTAGGACGTGTTATAATAATTTTATTGATTCTTCGTTTAAAAAACATATCCAATGCAATTTGAACTGCTAACAATGTTTTACCAGAACCGGCTTTTCCTAAAACAAAGTTAAATGGCGTTTCTATTATTTTTGCCTTTGCTTCTTTTTGTTCTTCTGAAAGTGAAATTGAATATTTAATATCATTCTTAGGTGGAGTTTTTTCCTTATTTTGAGTAGCCATAACTTGTCCTTTTTTTTAATGTAATTTTGTAAGTGTCGATTCTTGTAGAGTCATGTCTTTAAGTGTTTCAATTTTACCTAAACACATTTTTCTAACTGCGTGAAATGATTCTCTAGGAGAATATGGAGTCATGATTTTTATTGTAACACGTTCTTTATCTGGTCCTAAATCTTGTTCAATATGAACCATTAAAACTAAACGTACTGCACGAATTCTGTCTAATACGTCAATTAATCGACCATCATAACGAATAATCGCTTCCATGGAATATTTGTTTCTTTCTACTGCCATATCTTTATAATAAATATTTGAATAGTAAAAAAGGGATGACCGGAGCCACCCCTTTTCCTTAATTAGTTAAGTCTTTAAATCAATTAAAAATTAATTCAATTAACTATTAAAGAGTTTCTAATCCACGTACATATACTTTACCGTAGAACTCTGGACGAACCACTTTCTTAGCGTAACGTGTCATAACACCTTTACGTGGAGTGAAATTAACTGGATCGTATACCAATGGAGTCATGATAAGTGGAATATACGGACTAAATACAGCACCTGTTTCAAGGAATTGACTTCCTCTGAAGCCCATAAGGATGATGTTTTCTTTCATGTATGGGTTTTTGTATACCGTATAACGATTATTGATTGCACCAATTTTTTGAACACCGGCAGCAAATTCTAATTTAGTACCATCTGTGTCTGCAGCAAATCCCGGGATAGACTCAAGAATAGTTGCTACTGCAGGAGATGTAACTAAGAAATTAGCACCACCACGTAATGTTTTTTGGTGAATCTTGTTACTTACTTTTTGAAGTTTAGTACCAAGAGTCTGGAACCATCCGCCTTGAGTGTTATAGAATCCACCATTCGTAGCAGTTTGTGCTAAGAAATTAGTACCTGTCCAAATTTCATTGTTAATAGCTGACCAATACTCAGTTGTTGGAGCTGCTGCAATCAACATATCAAGGATTTCAAGATCGATTTCCATTGATACATACTCAGAAAGCATTGAAGTCAATTCAGCTTCAGCATCAATTGAGTGATAAGCGTTCAAATCTTGAGCAAACTCAGGTGTCCAAACTGCTTTCAACTTACGTGTTTTAGCAACGATTGGCTCTGATTGAAGCTCTAGGTTCAATTCTGGGATGTCAATATCTGTACCATCATCGATACCTGTATTAGCACCTGATCCTTTAAATGGATTAGTATCTTCAAAATCACCTCTTGTAATATCAGTTGGTTGTTTGCTATATGTTACTGTATAATTAGCAGTACCATTTAAGTTTGCAGACGCTGAAACTACAAATTCAATTTTACCAGTTGACGCATTAAATTTAGTAAATGCAGGAACATTCATTGCAGTGGTTAAATTTGAACCAGATGCTAATGTAAATGATCTAACTGCAGTTAAATCTGCGCTTGTTAATGAACCAGTTGATACATAAACAACTGAATATCCTGTTAATGCATTTGTATATGCAGAATCAAAATTAACTGAACCTGAACCTGCAGATGCAGCTGAAGCAGTTGTTGCAGCAACGCCAGTCGCAGTTGCATCATTAATTGAATACCCGAAACGACCTGCGCCATAAAGACCTCCTGTTGGATCGCCAGTTGTATTAGTTACACCGAATAATGAATCATCAGATTCAGGTGAACCAAATGGATGCCCGTTAGTAGATACTGGATCTGCTTGATCTGAAGTAAATCCTGGCTGAGCTGTACCATATTTAAAGTCTAAGTAAAATACTAGACCTGATGGCAAGTTCATTGGTTGTACTGATACAAATTCTTTTGCAGCAAATTCAGCAAAGATACGACGTACCAATGGAAGTGCTACACCAGCCCACTCTTCAGATCCTTCTGCTGTACCTGTTTGTGAAGCTTCTTTTACTAATTGCCTTGCTTGGTTTTCAAGCAATTGAGCCATACCTGCTCTTTCTGTCTCATTTCTAAGACCTTCTAAAAGTCCTGTTCTTTCCCACTTTGCAACGGTTGCAACTGATGCAGCACGTTGAGAAGCGTCTGGACTTTGTAATAATGAATTTAAACTCATCGTTTGTTCTCCTTTGTTTTTTTGTTTTTTAAATTAAATTAATCCTGCCAATTTTTTCCAACGATTTGCCATTTCAAATCCTTCAGATAAAATTTGCGTTGTTTGTTGTGATGGGGCAGTGGTTCTATGTGGACGAGATGCGGCTGATTCTTTAACCATTCTTCTTTTTTGAGTTGGTTTATTAAAGCTTTCAGCTAATGTAGCAAATACTAATTTTGCTTCTCGTGTTGAAACTGCTCTATCAAAGTTTTCAATAACTTTCATTTTTTGACTTTCGTTCAATTCAAAGTTACGGAACAACTTGTTTGTATAAAGAAGTTTTGCATTAAGAAGATTAACTTCATTAATAACTGACTTAAGATACTTAACAGTTTTGTATGCTTCTTTAAGTTGTTGGTCTTGCTGGGCAACTGTAGCTTCTAATTCTTCATTTTCTTTAGCTAATAGTTCCGGATCTTGTTCAGTAGGCTCCGTTGCCATTTCTTCTTCGCGAAGGATTGCTTCAATGATTGAGTCAATTGATTCATTTGTATAATCATACTCAGCATCCATTTCCATTCCTTCTGGAAGTTCTTCATCATACCCTTCCATAGCAGGTTCTGTAGTTGGTTCAGTCATTGGTTCATCCATAGACGGTTCTGTTTCTTCTAATTCTCTAAGAATTTCTTCTAGATTTAGATCATCTTCTTCTGCACCCGCTTCCATTTCTTCATCACCCATTTCCATTTCTTCTGCACCCGCTTCCATTTCTTCATCGCCACCTAACATACCTGTTAAGTCATAATCTCCGTCATCATTAAAATCTAATCCGACGTTTACTGAAGTAGGGAAATCTTCCATTCCAGCTTCTGCACCTGCTTCCATTCCAGCTTCTGCACCTGCTTCCATTCCAGCTTCTGCACCTGCTTCCATTCCAGCTTCTGCATCCATGTCCATTTCTTCATCTTCAATTTCTGCAATCAATTTCGAGTGAAGCATACTTTCTAAACGTGGAGCGAAAGCTTCTTGTAATGCAATTTTTGCGTTTGCTAATGCTGTTTCTTTAACTGCTTTAGCATCAGCGATTGCTTGTTTTAGCAAATCTGATTTTGCCATACTAGTTCTCCTTAAATTTTGTTTTTTGGAAATAAGATTATTTGTAAATCTTAATAAGAATAAATATTGTTATATTAACGCTATATAAAGAAAGAATAGCGTATTCTACAATAAATATAACAATGATTGAAAAAACAGTAAAAAAGTCCTAACTTTTTATAGTTAAGACTTAAAATTTCTTAAAAATTTATTTAATCTCTATGTAAATCTTTTATTTTTTGAATATAACGAGCGTCAATTAATTGTTTTCTACGTTTAACACATGGCTTAGTAAAAGTTTTATTATCTTTAATTTTTTCTAAAACTCCAGAGGATTTTACTTTTCTTTTAAAAATTTTCATTGCTTGTGCAAAATCTTCTCGTGTTGATCCTACTACATTTACGGCCGTAGCGTGGCCTGGTACAATTGCTTTGTGTTGTTTCTGTTTTTTACTCATATATAAATTATTAAATTTTTCTTATTGTACGTTTTATAGGAGCTGGTGCTGCAGTTTGTTCACCTCTTACTTTGAACTTAAATGCTGATAATTCTAAACGCTGTGCAAAATAGCCTTGAATTCGTTGTGCATCTTTTTCTGGATCTTCTCCTAATCTAAAATAAAAATAACCATTTTTTCCATTTTTAGATATAGTTCTTTTAATTATAGTAAAACCTTTTTTTTCAGCCCATGCTTTGATGTCATCAGAAACTTCTTGTGCTTGCGCTGGATCTTTAATAGCATATACTACGCCACCTTGATATTCGTCAATTCCGTTAATCAATTTGGCTTCATCAACAATTTCTTCATCAATTGTTTTGTTAATTGCAGTTCTGCGTTTTTTTAAGTATTTATCCGTTTTATCCGTTTTGCCATCGTTATTAATATCAGAATCTTCTTTACCAACAGCATCCATTTTTGATTCTGCTAATCCAAAAAATTCTCGATATAATTTTTTAAGCGTATTCATCATACTTACCTTTATTATAATAAATTAATTTATAATGTCCAAATTAACGAACATCATAATATTTACTTAACCCTTCCCTAATATCTTCACACGCAGCTTCCATTCTACGTTCGTTAATCATTACTTCATTAGCACATTTTTGCATTTCAGCCATGGCTTTATTTACATATTCTAAGTGTCGTTTAGCAGATACTTTTTCTACTACATCATCATCAGACTCAGTAATCATTCTTCCTGCAGTTTCGACTATTTTAGAAATTTGTTCAACAGCCATTTTTAGTCGTTCGCCACGTGCACGCAATGTTTCAGTCATTGCAGAAAACGAATTTAATCCTTCTGCAAACGCTCGTTTTTCTTCAAGAGATAATGGTTGCGGTTGTTCTCCAAATACCGTTTCTTTTTGTTGTTTTTCGTATAATAAATCTCGTAATGTTTGTAATTTGCTTTTCATTTTTTATATCCTACATTTTCCATCTTCACATAATATTGATGTAATGATGCTGTTTACGTTAGCGTATTTATTTATTGTTATATTTTTATTTGTTGATTCATTCATCTTTGTAGGCCGCATAAAAGCTCCATGTGTTGAAGGATTTGAAACGAAGTCCCAACAAATTAATTCAAAATCTTCTTGTACTTCTACTACGCCTTCATTACGTAATTCTTTAACAGAACCTAATCCTCTACTAGATATACCTAATGTAATACCAGCTTTAAAAAGTGATTTTAAAATATTACCTGACGGGGTATCTAAAATTTGAACAGCTCCGCATAAATCATCACCTTTCCACCATATTTTTAAAACATTATGTGAAACGTTATTCAAGTTAACAACAGATGATTCTGGATGATCTAATTCTCCTAATGCTCTATGTTGATCAATATATTCTTTTTGATATCGATTACATTCTCGTTCTAAAATACGTTTAGGATATACTCTTCCATTTTGATTTTTTGCACCTGCTCTTTGTAAAACTCCTTGCACAACAAAACCGCCAGGTATTCCATATGCAGCACCAGATTGTTCATTTAATGAACCTACGGGTTTGAATGGCATATATTCTACTATTAACGCTTTTGACATATTATTCTCCTAATGCTCTTACTCGTTCTGAAATTTTTATTAATCGTTCTGAAATTTTTGTTAATGCAGTATTTACAGATTTTCCATAGCCGTCTCGAGCCATTCCAGATTCTGTTTTTAATCTTGCTGTATTTGAAACTAGTTCTTCAACTTGGCGTAAACGTTTAGCTACTTCTTTAATAGTATGTTTTATTTTTGATTCTGGAGTTATTTTTGGATCACCAGTAGCAAATTGTTTATATGACTCTATAAGTTGTTCGTATTTTGATTCCATCATTTCATGAACTTGATTTCTTTTTTTAATTCCAGACCAATCATATTCTACATCAAAATCTTCATGCATATCTGCAGATCTATCATCAAATTTTTTATATTTTTTTGCAAATGGAACAGATGGATATTGATATTTTGCATGTTGCCATTTAGCATCATCAGAATATGCAAATTTATCCATATATTCTTCTTGATCTGATTCAGGCCGTTGTGATTGTCCAGGTTTATATGTTGCCGGGGTTCGAACAGATTCGTGAACTCGTTCATAACCTAAAACTTCAACGGTATCATCATCTGCCGGAGAGAATGCATTTGGGGTCATATATGCACCTGCACCTCCTGAAGTAGAAATTTCATCCAATTCTTCTTCTGTTAATTCATTATTAGCAATACGATTAACAATATCATCAGTTTTATCGATAGCTTCAAATGCTTCTTCTATTTGTTGTAAGAATGTTTTCATTTGTGTATCTCATTTAATTCATCAACCAAATCCATATATCTCATTAGGTTTAATATATGAGATTCTTTTAATCGTTTAATTGTTTCTACATTGCAAAGCATTTCTGAAAGTTTTTCTACTTTAATTTTTACAACTTTATCTGTAATATGTTTTGACTGTTCAAAAAGTTGTTTTTTAATTGTAGGTATAACTTTTTGAACATAATTACGTAATGCTTCAGTATCGTTAACATGCGTAATATATTTGTTTAATAGTTGTTTTTGAGATTCAGACAATATTTCTGAATATGTACTATTAAATTTATCAACAAGTAATTTATATGTTAATAAACGAACATCTTTTGGTTGTTTAGAAAATGTTTCTAGTATTGGATCTTTTGGTTGAGTTTGTTTTGACTTTGGCATTGCATGTTCTAATAAAACTGATTTACATTGCATTAATTGTTTTGGATTATCAGTTTCTTCATATTCAAATAACATGTAAATTGAAGCTAATTCTTTATAGTTATTTATATGAATTTTAGACATATTTTCAAAAACAAAGTTTTCAGAAATTTCTTTAACTAAGTTATATTTTTGTCTATTTAAAACAGTTCGATTCAATTTTTTATGCGTATCTTTAACCGTACGAATAAAATCTAAAGCTCGAGCTTCTGTTTTATGTTGTTCTTTTATTAATGCATTATACAATTGTAATTCTTTAGATAATTCAGTATTTTTACCAAAATATTTTTTTATAATGTCTATAGTTGTAGATTTATCTGAAGTTAATGTTTCTGAAGTTAGTTTACGTACTAACATTTCAAACAATATGCCGGTGTTTTTGTATTTTGAATGTTTTAATTTTTTCATATCCAATATGATATTTTTAAAATAAATATGTTACAAAATATTATTCTCATCTAATAAAGTCCCCGTATCAATATCGGTTTCTTTATTAGGTGTAATTGATTCTAATATTATTTTAGATGATTTATCAAATTTTGTATTTTTTTGCATAGTTTTTAAAACATTCTCTTGAGCTAAATCTAATTTTCTTTCTCGAGAAGGATTCGGTAAAAATGCAGATTTTTGATTTTCAGAATCAAAATCTTGATCAATTTGTTTTTTACCTGTAGGATCCCATCCGAATGCATTTTTATGTTGTCCAAATTTGATGCCTTCTTTTGGACGACCTCCTTTATCTTTTTCTTCAACTTCATTAGAACTCATATGCATTGAAGCTAAGTCGTGTGGAGTACCATATGACACACCGGTAATTGCTGGATCATTTCCTTCTTGTTCAAGTTGGTTTTGTCGGAATCTTAATTTTAAATCTTCAATAACATTGTTACGTTCTTGCAACCATTGATCTTCTGACATATTAAATATAAATTCATATATGTATTTGTCGGAAACTAATTTACTATCTTTCATTGCAGTTGCTAATGTCATTTTTTCAGTCATTAATGCAACTTTTTGTTGGTCATATACAATTGATGGTGCCGTTAATTCTAATTCAAATCCAACTAAGTCTGCACCATCATAACCTTGTGCATATAAATGTATAATTGCAATTTTATGAAGTTCTGAAACAACTATTTTTTGTATTCGTTCAATTGTTCTAGCAAAACGAATATCCATGGATGCTAATGTAGTTTTTCCTTCAACAGCTTCAGCATATCCTAAAAATGGTTTAGGAATTTTAAGTGCAGCCATCATTTTGTCTTTAACGTAATTGATGTCATCAATTCCTGTAAAAGTCATACCTGGTAGGGTATCAATTGATGTTTGTGAACTACCACCTCGTACTGGTAAATAATAATCTTCCAACATGTTGTTGAGATTAAATTTTAAATTGTAATTACCAGTTTGTTGATCAACGTGAGGAATTTTTTTCATTTTATTGATAACTTGTTCCATGAAAGTATCTACTTCATTAGGCGGAATATTACCAATATCAATTTTAAAAATACGTTTTTCTGGAGCTCGCATTATTCTGTGAATAAGCATTGCATCTTCAAGCATTGTTAATTTTTGAAATTCTTTACGTCCTCCTTCTAACATTGATTTACCATATGGTAAAAAGTTTGCATCAGATAACATGCGAAAATGTGCAACTTCAAAAACATCATACATTAAATTAGGACTTGAAGCATGTCGAAATTTAATTTTATATTCACCAGTTTCTTCATCAAATTCTTCCCAACGTTCTACTTCATAACTAGAAAAAGGGCGTGCATTAATTACTCCTAATTCTTCTGCAATATCTAATTTTAAAAAGAAATCTCCATATTTAGTTAAATTTCTAATCCATGGCCAAAGGTTAAATTCGATATTTAGAACATCATAAAATAAATTATAAAGTATTTTTTGTATGTTTGAATTTCCAGCTTTAATAGTTAAAATATCTCCAAATTGATCTGCAAGAGTTGATTCATCTGCATAAATATCTAATGCTGCACTAATAATAGGATCTTTATCCATCATTTCATAGTCAGTATATAACTGCATACGATTTTGATGCATATAATAGTTAGAATCATATCCACCCATTCCTCCTACGCGATGGCGATTAGAACCATGTAAACGTGTATATCTATCAGCAACTTTTGTTTGATTTAGATTACCAAAAGATTGTAAACGGTTTGTGTCTACTACTTTAAGACGATCTTTACCATATGCACGTACAATTACATTGGTAGCAAATAAATTCTGTAGTCGTTTTCTTAATGATGCCATATTTTTTTAATATAAATATAACTAATTAAAGAACCAAGCTGTTTTATAACAACCAAGTTAAATTTTCATCAGTTTGTCCATTATTCCACGACCAACCTGTGTCTTGTCGACGCTGTGTATTAGTATATATAACTGGATCTGTTTTAGTAAAATGTGAAAGAGCTCGCTTATTTAATTCAATTCCATGTTGACGTAATTTAAGTGATGTATCACGAAGCCAAAGACCAATACAAAAAGACATAACAAGATCATCATTATATCCTTGTTGTGCTTGAGCTTTTCCGTTTAACCAAACAAATACAAATAATTCTTGTATTAATCGTTTTGATCTAATTACAGGTGTTCGTTCTCGCATATACATTTCGAGTGCTGAAATCATTAATGGACGAGTACGAGATGTTGTTGATACTCCAGGAACCATTTGTGACTTATCTTTTGTATCATAACCTTTTTTAAGTTGAATATCTATATCAACATAGCCATCGTCTTTGTATGTATAGAATAAATTTTCATAATTTCTGTCAAGTGCCGGTTGTATTGCAGCCCAACCTATATTTGCATTTTCGATTGCTAGAAGTGCGTTGTTCCATTCAGTTGCAACCGTTACAAGCATATTACCAAAATCTTTAGGAGGAAGTTTACCTTTATATTCTGCAACTTGTTTAACATCTTGTACATCAATAACATGAAATGTTGACCAGTCGCCCCCGTCTCCTCGTGCAACGTCAGCTACTACTATATAATCTCGTTCATAGTTAGGATATTCCCAAATCCAATATGCATTATCAAAACCTCGTCGTTCTATAGGTTCTGTGCATTTTTGTTCATATTCTAATAATATAGCGCCATCTACTACAGTATGTCCTGATGAAATAAAATCACAATCACATTCTTGTGCCGCTCCACGTTCTCCTAAAAGTTGAGTTTGTTGATCGCGCCAATCTTGATCTCGTTCTGGGTGTACGGTCCAATGTAGTTTAATTGTATGAAATCCATTTATTTCTTGTTCGGCGTCTGACCATACTGAATGAAACCAATTACCGACACCATTAGGTGTTGATAATACTATTGCGCCACCACCCGTTGATAGTGTTGCTTGTGATGCTATCCATATTTCTTCAATATTTCGTATAAATGCTGCTTCATCTATAATAAGCAATGACAATGCTTCTGAACGTGCACCGGTGGTTGCAGATGATACTGCTTTTATTTGTGAACCATTCTTAAATTTAAGAGATAATTTATTGTCAGCTTCAATTGTTCCTTTCAACCAACTAGGTAAATTGTCGTGCATCACACGTACTTTTGTTACTAAGTTTTTAGCAACTTCTTGTGTTGTTGCAATAACAAGTACATTAAAATCCTGTTTAAACAACATACTCCAAAGAGCAAATCCAGCAGAAAGTGTTGATATACCTAACTGACGTGACTTAAGTATTACGTTATAACGATGATCTCGTAATTCAGTTAATGTATCTTCTTGAAATGGAAATAAATTAAATTTTATTTTTCCTTTTTTAGGATGTTGTATATAACAATATTGCCTCATAAAAAACACAGGATCTTTAGCACACATTGCATATTGTTGCTGAATAATCTGTTTTATGTTGGGTTGAGACATATTATTTTAATATTTCATTTATCAATATTCCAGAACCTAGTGTAGTAAAAATACCTAATCCAAACCAAAGATTTTTACTGTCATACCATTTAGGTTGTAAACGTTTTTCTCGTTGTACATATAAATCTATATTTTTTTGTAGCAATGCAACTTGTTGTTTTTGCAATTCAATTTGTATGGAATCTAAATAAATTATAGATTGTTGTTTTTTAATAATACGTTGTTGCTTTTCAATTATTTCCGTATTTTTATCATCTACTGCCCATAATGAATCAATAGTTGTTGATATGTCTAGTAATTCTTGTTCTGTAAAACACGTATCAGGAATAGTTTGAGTAAAACTAAATACAGGAAATAATAATATAACTAGTAAACGCTTCATTTCTTTTTTCTTTTATTTGTTTTATTCAAAATATTTTGTTTAGCTTGTTTTGTAGATTTAGGTTTTTCTATAACAACATCATCTTTTTTTGTAATTATTGAATCAACTTCATCAATTAAATCTTGAACTTCTTGTTTTGCTTTATCTCTTTGATCTTCAATTACATCAACTTTTCCAGAAATTACGTCAACTTGTTGTTTGTTATCATCAATTTTTTTGTCTGCTTTATCATTTTGTTTGTCATCTACTTTCTTTTTAACTGCAACAGCAATTCCAAAAAATGCTAATACGGCTCCTACTATGATTGCCCAATATTTTTTAATTGTTTTCATCGTTTTCTCCATTTAATCGTTTTAAAAATCTTTCTTTAAATTCTTCAAATCCTTTTTGTACTTTTTCTTCAAACTCCTCCGGAGTCATCTGAGCAGCCCAAGTTTCAGTTTCGCCATCTGCATTTGTTACAAATTTAGATGCTTGTGTATATGTTTGTTTGAGCATTTCAACATCTTTTTCTGCTTGACGTAACCACGCTTCTGCATTTTGTCGGACTCTAGTTTTTTCATATTCTTCATATGTTCCTGCTTTGCGCATTTCATGTTCCCATTCAACCGTACAATCAAAACACATACCATTTAGTTTACGCATTTTTTCATCAATTGATTTTGGATTAAAACATGTACATGAATCTTTACGGCAATTAGGAAATGATCGTATTTCATCTCGTATTTCTTGAAACACTTCTGAATTTTTGGTTTTACGAATTCGGAATCCATCTTTTTGTTCAATAACCCAGATCATTCCAGATGAATCTGTTTCTTCCCAAACGTCTCCAATTTCGTGTCGTTCTGATTTTTTTGCCTGTTCTTTAGCATCAGAAAATCCTACCGACTTTTTTGTTTGAAACTTATGTGTGCCATCAATCATTTGTTGAATGGCTTTGATGTTTTGTAACTTGTTAGATTTTGACATATATTATTTATTATTTGAACTTGATCCTAATTTAGATAATTTCTTATTAGATGTAATTTTGAACATTTTCCAAATATTTGCTTGATCTTCAACTTCGGCATCTTTTAAAGAAATATTTAAAACTTTGATAATTGATTTTAATTTTGCAATATTTCCTTCTTGTTTTTTAAGATATTGTACAAATCGATCTATATCTAAAGCTTCTTTTGTTTCTGGTGAAACTTGTTTTTCTGCTGCAGCATCAGGTGCTGGAGTTTCGCCGGCCGGCGGTGGTGTAGTTGAAGCCGGCGGCGTTTCAGCTGATGCATCTGGGGCTGCAGGTTCTGCTGGTTCTGGTGCATCAGTTTCTGGAGTGGGAGCTGCAGGTTCTGCTGGTTCTGGAGTTGTAGGCTCTGCCGGTTCTGGAGTTGTAGGCTCTGCCGGTTCTGGGGCGTCATCTTTTTTTTCTTGTTCTAGTAAAACTTTAACAATTTTTCTACGAACATATTCTCTAACTAAACGTTCTCTTTGTTCTCTAGTTAAATTTTCTATTTTATCTTTGATAACTCCAGATATTTCTTTTTCTTCTGCATCTTGTCGTTTCTTTAAACGTTTTGCGGCAGTTTTTGGTTCCCATTCTCCATTTTCTAAATCATCATATAAACGATCATCAGCATTGTATTTTACATCATACTTACCATCATCTTGCATCATTTTATCTGTTTTACGCAAAACATTAAGTTGTTTATCTCCAGTAGATTTAGGATTCAAACCGCCTTTTTTATCATCATGAGTATATGATTTAAGGTCTTTACGAGGGGTTGGTTTTTGTGATTTTTCTAAATCTTTTGGTGCTTTGTATTTGCTCTTATGTTTTTCAGCCATTACTTGTCCTATTTTTTCATATAAATATAAATATCACCGTGCGTACTTTAATACCCCTAGTATTTGATTAACTGGTGCAAATGCTCCTGTGAGCTTGTATGTATTGCCCCCATATACAAATACTACGCCTTCAGATGGTACAATTGCTTCAAATCCGCCTAACCGTTGTATACGTTTTAATTCATGTTCTAGCTTTTTAATGCTATTAATATCTTGGGTTGTTTCTAATTCTCTAATTAGATCAGCTAAATCTTTTTTCAATTCCTGTACAGATTGTGATGGATTAGCTGCTAAGAAATTTTCTGCATTACGTAATACAACTGCACCTAACCGTAGAAATATGCTTTCAAATGGTTCCATGTTTTGTTTGTAATACGTTTTAAAATCTTTTTTATCAAATTCAGTTACCCATGCAGAAAATTCTGGATTTGTGATTTGTTTTTTAAGTGCGGCAATGTTTGCGGATTTGTCAAAAAATGCCCATCGATTGATTAATGCTGTTAATATTTCAGCCGGGATGTCATATCCTAAGCCTTGTGCTTTTTCTCGTATTACATCTCCCCACCACGCTTTATGATAGTCAGAAACTAGATCCGTATCTTTCAATTTATATCTAGAACGTAATTGATCTACTTCATTAAAAAATGCAGCTTGTTGATCTTCAAAGTCTGCTAATCTACCAATTTTGATTCGTTGCGGCGGAATAAATGAAAATGTTTTTTGTAAGTGTGCATTTGCATCTTGAATAATTCCTTGCAAGGCTCCTCCTCCAGTTAAGTCTGTTTGCATGGTATTACCTGCTTCATCATATTCAACTAGATTGTGAAATTGTAATACTGCAACATCATATGAAATTACATTTTTAGTTGCAGGATAAATAATTTCCATGTTAGCAAATACTCGTCCATTTTTAAAAATACCATTTAATACGTTCGGATCTACGCGATTAAATGCTTCTGCTAAATCTTCTGCTGCGTTGCCGAATGCATCTGATATAGGACCTCTACCTCCAAACTTGTCCTGTATTTCTTGTACTGACATTGGATTGATTACAGTACCTTTATTTCTAGCAAATCCAATTTGTCCGTTTTTATATGTTACTTGAATATTTTGACCATCAGTTTTTTCAGTTACTGCCGATTCAATGTCTAAATAACCTCCTAATGCTCTAGAAATAATTTCTTTAACATCGCCGAATGAAAGTGCATGATCATCATAAGGATGAGCCATATGTCCTGCTGCCCCACCTTCTTTTATTATTTGAATTGCTTCTGTTAATGGAACTCCAAATATAGTTTTGTCAAAATCTTTAAAATCATATACAAATGGTTTTGCAATGTTTGAATCTAAAAATTTTCTTAATTTTTTAATTTTTGCATCGTGTTTTGCTGCAGTTTTAGGATCCATATATCCTTCAACTACTTTGTTAACTTCTGATACTAATTGTTTAGCCCACCATTCTTTTGAAAATAATGATTCTTGCAGTCCTGTTAATATTTGCCAAACATTTTTAACTTCAGAATCATTTTGTGCGGGATATGATGCTCGAAATGTTGCATAATCATTATTAGCAATTGCTGCCCGTACGGTTGATGCTGATATTGGTTCTCCGTTTTTATATAGTAATGGATCAATATCTAAATTTAATTCTGTTGCATCAACTCCTGCAGGAATTGTACGTCCGGAGCGATCTCCTACGGTTTTATATTTATCTACATTTGGAACAAAGTCTTTTGCTCGTACGTAATCATCTCCTTTTGTTGATGCTGCCATAGCATATCGTCCCGTTGCATCTTGCGGCAATGCAAATAAATATTCATACGCTGCCATAATAGGAGAATTAAATTGAGTAGGTTGAATTTCAATGTTCGGATTGCGATTAATTAAATTGAATATTTCAATTGTTTTTTCTCTAGTAATACCGTCTCGATCTTTTGGGCCAATTAAAAGAATTACCTTATCTGTATCAGGATGCTGTGCATAACGTTCAGCTAATGCTAAATGAGCTCCTGTTAATGGTTTAAATCCTCCTGGAAATAATGTTATTATTTTGTTCATGTGATTTATGTTTTATATAAATATTTAAACTATTATTTATTCTCGTATTGGTCCAATTGGTAATGGATTTACTACTGATCCTGCAGACCTGCTTGTACGATATACAAAACTTTTTAATTTAAGTACATCACCGGTATTAGGAGAAGTTGTACGTTCTACAATCATATATATTCTGACATAATAACCTTGAAAATTTTCAAATGTATTAATAAATGCACCTGAAGTAACTTGAACATTACGAGCGCCGCCTTCGGTGAAAGTAGAGTTTATTGGAGTAATTTGAACTATACTAGAAATTGGCTCTGGAGTACTCCATGAATCATATCCGGTGGTAGTTCCAATACTTCCAGTATAACTAGCAGATTGAATGTACCATTTTGCTTGTATAGTTCCACCGGTGCTTGCAGCAGGCGTAAATTCATACATAAAAGAAGATTGTAATCTAGTTTCGCCTGGCAAAATAAATGTTTCAAATATTGATGCAGTTTGTGGCGATGTTTGTAAATTAACACCGGTGATATTTATTTCATCTCTATTAAAATAAACAACTCGGCCGATATTTAATCCATCTGCATATTCATTATTTGAATCAAATAAAACATTTCCAGCTGGTCCTAATGTTACAATTGAAGATGCAGTTACATCTCCGTTTGCATTCAAGTAAAATCCACTTGATGAAATTTCTAACAATCCGTTACTGCCACTAATATATGTTCCATTCGGATTTCCAAAAAAGAAATTATCTGTTGCAACATAAATTTCATTATCAGTTGTTGAATATCTAAAATAGCTACTAGTATTAAGATAAAGTTCTAATCCAACACCAGAGTATGGATTTCCATATTTTGTTAAAGAGCCACTAAGTGCAGATCCGCTCCATAGTAAAAATCCAGGAAATCCAGCATCAAAACCATCATATCCTAATGATCTAACAAAACCACTGTTTTTATATCCGGATATTGCAACTCCTGATTCTAAAGAATCTGCAACATACAATGAACCAGTAAGCATTGAATAATCACCATCAATATAACGATTTCCTCCTTGCCATGATTTATCATAAAGATATGACGTTTGTTTACTTTTTACTCCAGCAACATTGTAATATTCTACTTTGAATGAAATTTGGTTATTTGCTTTATGTGGTGTATTAATAAGTGAACGTATTCTAGTATAGTTAGGAGAATATCCGGCATCATTATCTGTTGTAGTTCTAACATCTGCAAATTGCCATTGACCTGATTCTATTACAAAAAGCAATGAGGCTGCTCCGTCGGCATCAGTTTCAAAATTAAATACTACATCATCAAAACGTTGTGAATCGCTTGTTACTTCTAACTCCCCAATGCGTTTACCTATGATTCTAGGTAATTCTTGATTAAAATAATCTGTAGTATCAAATGCAAATGCAGAACCAGAAACATATACTAATACTCTAGGATTAAGTCCTGTTGAATCACGTGTTCCTAATGCATCTATTGTTACTTTATATGCAGACTGCGAAATAAATACGCCGGCATAAGCAGGTTTAGTTTCTACAACATGTACTGCATTACGTGCTGAAATATCCGTTGCACTTGTTACAGACATTGCATTGTTAAGCGATGCGGTAGTCCAAGTAAGAGTTGGTGCAGTGCTTGCAGTTTTACCTAGATATGTATATGCATCCCAATATGTATTGATAATGCTTTGTGATGTAAATGCGCCAATACTTTGATCTGGAAACAATGATGCTGTGTTTGAAACAAATATTTCTGTTTCTTCTAATTCAACATCATTAACCAATTCCCATGTTCCAACTGTACCTTTATTGTTAGTATAAACTTTTATTCGCGAAATATCTCCAGTATCTGGATCTAATCCTTTTACTTGAACTAATGCAAATGATTGAGAGTTTTCTGTTGCAACATATGTTGGAGATGCTTCATATGTTAATGAAAATGCCGAATATGCAAAATTTGTATATGTATGTGGAAATATGCTTTGGCTACTATAAACTGTATATTCTTGATCTAACAATGCTGTTGTGCTAGATAATATTTTTTTTATCGTACTTGTGTAAGGTGAAGCTGCCACCGCGTAATTAGGAGTAGGAGTAGGATTTGTCGGTGTTGCTATAGTTATAGTACCAGTTGACATATCCGAAGTAAATAAACCTCCGGTAATTTCAACTGCAGGTGTTCCATTAAGAGAAAAATATCTTACTTGACCCGTTGTATATGTTGGAAATTGTTGACTACCTGAATACGTTCTATCAAGTTGTACACCTACTTGTTCTGATATTTCTAAAGCTGGTATTTTTGAAAATATAATTTCAGAATCATTTGATACATTTGGATTAACTGGGACATTTCTTGTCCAACGTAAATTTGGTCGACCTTGCCATTCTTGTGGCACTGCAACACCATTAATGGTTTGTGCTTCTGCTACAAGTGTTATGATACAATCACCTGGTGAAGTTTCAGAATAAATGTAAATTGCAATTACACGCGATTTATCTTCATCAATATAATCAACAACTTCAGAATATATCGGATCGCCGTTATAATCAAGTACTTCAATATTTAATACACCTCCAACGCGTAAATTAGTAGGATGACCTCGAAGTTTAAATAAATTTTTACCCGCAGTTAATCTTGTTGGAAATTCAGTTATTTGAAAATAGTCCGGTGATGTTAATGAAGAGTCTTCAAAATAAACCGGAATGAATTCTAAACCTTTGTAAACTGTTTCTTTGCGTTTCATTACATGAAATTTCTTTCATATAAATATTAGTTACACATAATCTGGCTGAAACCGTTTGTCTTGTTAACTTCAATCAATCTATCAACCATATCTCGCATAGAATCAACATGAGATATAATAATTGAAAAATCAAACTTAGTACGAAAATAATCAAACAGATTTACTACAGAAGAAATATGATCTGCATCTAAAGAACCCCAGCCTTCGTCAATTGCAATAAAATTAGGACGAGGAAGAGCTGATACATTTATAAGTGCTATGCGAATTGCTAATGATGAAATAAAACGTTCCATTCCGCTTGTTAATTCTAATGGCCAAAAATTATCTTCATCATAAATAATATATCCATTAATATTTTTACCATCCGTATTCAATACCATATTAAATTCAACTATTTGATTGAGTACGTTGTTTATTTCTGCTTCAATTTTTGGAAGAGCTTTTGTAACTAATTCATATGGAATACCATCTCTTTTAACTGCATCTAAATAATATTCATATGCTTTGTATTCCGTTTCCAATTGTTTGTATTTTTCTAACTGTTGTAATGCAGTTGATTTGTTTGTTTTTGCTACTTCAATTGCACCATGTTGATTTTTAATATCATTTTGAATTATTTTTATTTTTTCAGATATATCAAATATTTGAGTTTTACATGTTTGAATATCCGAATCAATTATTACATTATGATTAATAGCTGTTTCATTTTTTCTGAATAATTCCTGACGTTCTACAACTGTTTCTAATTCAGATTCACGGGTTTGCAAATCACTTTCTAATATTTGAAGTTGAAGTTCATTTCGCTCTGCAATTATTTTTTTAGTTGCAATATTATTTTTAAGTTTGTTATATTGCTCAGTTAATTCAAATACAGGTTTTAATGTTTCTAATTCTAAATTTAATTCATGTATTTGTTGATTTATATTTTCTAATAACAATTTATCTGTATCAATTGTATTTTGTGCTTCGATTGCATTTTGTACAAAAACGTTAGATGTACAGTATTTGCATTCCGGATCATATTCATGTGTTGCAAGGTGATCAATTTTTTCTTGTTTGCCATTTACGATTTCCTTTTGTTGTCTGTATTTTTGTAAAAGTATATTGACTGAATGTTCTTTTGAAGAATATTGTTTTGTTTTTTCATTGATATCTTCAATATCAAATTGTTTTAATTGTTGTTTTAATGTATCTATTTCTGCTAGTAATATTTCTAAATCTTGTTCTGCAGTTTCAATATCCGTTTGAATTGATTCAACATGTTGTATTAAATCATTTTCTTGTTGTTTCAATTCATTAATATCTGGGCCATCATACGTAGTAGGTTGTTTAGTTTCAATTAAAGAAACAATTGCCTCTTGCAAAGTATTACGTTGATCTTGCAATTTATCTTCTTGTTCTTCTAGTTGTGCAATATTATCTTGGTTTGCTGTAATAATTTCATCAGCTTGAACAATTATTTCAGCAAAATCCGTTTTCTTGTAATCTTTTAATCGACCAGCTGTTTCTTTTATTTCATCTGCAGAAAGTTGATAAAGTTGTTCAAATACTGTAATATCTAAAAATTGTGAAAGTAAATCTTTACGTTCTTTTTGTGATTTTTCAATAAAATTATTATTGTCTGCTTGAAGTGAAAATGCAGTTAAAATAAAATCATCATACGTACCTAGGTAACGACGTATATTTTTATTTGTATCACTTCGTTCTTCTCCGTTTAAATTTTCTGAATCAGTATAAAAATCTACATCTACTTTTACGTGTGTTTCTTTCTTTTTATTTTGCGTTCCGCGTCTTTCAATTGTATACACAGTACCATTCATTTCAAAACGAAATACACCTCGGAACCATGTTTTTTTGTTGTTTAAAACTTCATTTGCTTTGCCTGTTTTACTACATTTATCAAAAATGGTATAAGTAATTGCATCAAGCAAACTAGATTTTCCTGAGGTATTTGCAGCAAATAATCCACATACATCTGCTAAGTTTTCAAAGTTTAAAACATTGCCTTCTCCATATGAAAACATGTTATCAAACTCAAAAGAAATAGGATGCCATGTTACATGACGGATTGATTCTACTGCTGGTAATTTTGAATTTATTGTTCGATTGATGTGTCTGATTGCATCAACTTCTTGTGCTGTTGCTTGAGGAAAATGATTGTCAATATAATCAGAAAGAAGTACATTTTGATATTCAACATCTCGAACGTTTCCGATAGCTAACGGTGTTGAAGAATTGCTTTGATTGTTTGCAATAGTTCGTTGAATAGTAATGTCTTGCACATCATATTTTTTACGAATAGTTGCAATAAGTTTTTTCATATCTGCAGCACTCGTTTCATTAAATTTAATACGAATCCTAGGTTTGACAGGCATACGATGTGGGTGTGCTACAATTTGATTTTTATCAATTTCAATTGTTACATATCCATAATCATTATCAATTTGAGCAAACTTCGCACTACATGTTGCAACGTCCCAAACAAGTATTCCATGATCTAATGCTTCTCCATGATTTTGTTGAATAAGTGAACCTGGATATGCAATTGTTCCATATGCATCTAAAAATTGTGCCGGTTTATGAATATCACCTAACAATGTAATGTCATGTCCTGCAAATAAATCTGTTGTTACATGTTCATTTGATATTTGATAACCAATATCAGTTTTAGCAGTATTAACAGCACCATGGTGCAATGCAATTTTATATGTAGCATCAAATTGATCAGCACGTACATAATCTGCAGGTGTCTTATCAACAGCCATATGATTCCAAACACAACCACCTAATTCAAAAAGTCCATTGTCTTTTACAAAATGAATATTTGGATTTTGTATAACATCTAGTACCGGACTTACTGCATCAACACGGTGCATATTGTTAAGATTCATGTCATGGTTACCTAGAATAACAATGGTAGGTATTTTAAAACCATTAAAGAAATCAACTAGCATTTGTACTAGTTCTGGAGACATATCTAATTTGCTATGCACAATATCTCCAGTAACAACTGCTACACTATTTCCAGTGCAATGTGTTTCTATGTAATTAAATAAATTTTCGAATACTTGTCGATATTCTCTATGTCTTTTTAAAGTACGAATATGTACGTCTGAAATGTGAAATATTTTGTCAATCATTTCAATTCCAGTATCAATGCGTTTTATGTCCATATCATTCCCATTCTTAACTCCATCACACGTTCAAATGTTAATAAGTCAGTATTTTCTATAATTTCTGTAATTTTTTCAAATCCTAATTCTGATGCATCTTGATCTTGCAATTCAACAAAGTAAACATTTAAGCCTTCTGCCATGAAACGTTCTGCAATTGTTAGTGCATTTTTCAAAGCATCTGCATCTAAACAAATATAAATGTTTCGTACTCGTTCTTCGATAATTTTCTTTTGCAACGCCGGTTGTATAATTTTTCCAAATAAAGGTATTGCATTGCGTTTAACTGCAATTGCATCAAATGAACCTTCACAAAGTATAATGGGTTGTGACCAATTGATAGTCATTTCAAAACCAATTATGTCTTTTGATATTTTAGGATTTTTATGTTTTTGTTTGTCGGCTTTGTAAAATGCTCGACTTACAAAATAATTTAGTTGTCCGTCGCGATCATAACTTGGAATAATTATCTTGCCAGAATATTCTCCTGTTTCACAATATCCGATTCTGTATTTCAAAATATCAAACACCGTTATACCTCGTTGTGTTAAGTAATGAATTGCATTGCGATAATCAGGTGTTGATTTTTTTATCCAAAGTGGTGCATATTCTGCCGGAAGTTGAATTGTTTGATTTGTTTTTGTTTCTTTAGGATCAACTCTATATTTTGCTGATTCAATTATGCGATTAAGTTGTTCAAAACGCTCTTTAGGTAAATTTAATTGCTTAAATAAAGTTTGAATGCTTTTACCTTTCTTATCACTAATCCAACAGTGCCATGTATAGTTACCATGTTCATCAGGCGTAGACCGTATTTCTAATTTAGGTTTGTAGTGTGATTGAAACGGTGAGAAAAATGAAATATTACCTCCGGAAGTCGGCTTACCTTTACCTAAAACAGATTCTAATAATTGAAGTAACTTTAAATTCTTCATATACTTTATAATAAAGAATTACTGTAAGGAATCCAATGAATATTAATTATTATTATAATATTAATTAGATACATACATTAACATTACTGATCTAATGATTTCATTACATTAACATTACATTCAATCTATTAATTAAATAATTTCATTAATTATCATGAATATATTATTTTTTATTGTAAAATCAAACCAATTTAAAAAAACTTTTTTACTTCACGCGGACTTTCACCGGATTTTACACATTCTGCTAACCATTCTGCAGGTATATCTTTTTTTGCAACATGAGTTATTCCTAGTTTTAATGCAAATTCAGCATATGTAGTTTTGCTTGTTTTTGACAAACGTTGATTAGGATTTTGAAATACCATTCGAATGTCAATACCAGGATTTGATTGTAGCACATGTTTCATTTTAGTACGATCTGCTGTAGTCCATCGTCCTTTTGTTTCAACAAACATTAAATGTCCATTACGTTTAGTAAATACGAAGTCAGGTGTATATTTTGCTTTACGTTCCGGTACTATATAATTTACGGTTTCTGTTTCATATTTCAAATCATATTCAGTAGTTTTTATCCATTCTGCTACTGTATGTTCTAAACCTGATTTATAACCATATTTAAGTGCAGCTGCTCGTTTAGAATTCCCTGCACTATGAAAGTGATTTTTTTTCATAACATTTTTTTTACCAATCAACTAATACCATTTTTCCGTTCCACATCATCATGTTATCGGAACTAAAATCTAAATCTAAATCAAATTCTTCAATTCCAATTTTTTGTATATCTCGCTGTAATGCACGTATAAAATTAACTAATTTAGTATTAGTATTACGAGCACCATCTGCATCTAAAAAATCAAATATTGAAACTTCTCCGCCTTCGCGTCGTGCATAATCTCCGTAACGTTTCATGAATTCATCAATCATTTGTCTGTCAGAATCTAGCAGTATATCTGCATTTGCTACTATAAACATATGTTCACGTTCATTTACGTAATATACAGGAATAAATGTAGTAAATTCAGACCAACGACCTACAATAATTTTAGCTACTTCAAATTCATCTCGTTCTGTAGTAACTTTAAATACTTTATCTTCTCCATCTATTTCATATACACGAGCATTATCTCCGCTTCCTATAAAACGGAATTGTTTATTTCGTATTTTATCCAATAATCGATTAATTTCTTTTTCAGATAATTCTCGTAAAAGTTTCTTTAAACGTATCATGATATATTCTTATCTAAATCTATTCTTATTAAAAAATTCATATCAACATCCGTACGTTTTCTTACAGGCTGTGCTAATTTACCTATTGCTAATAATTGGCCGGCATTATTATACAATCCAACTGTTGTTATGTAAGGAGCAAAGGCACTACTAGTAGCAAATGTTTTAAAAGTTTTGTCATCATCTATTGTTAATGATAAATTTGATGAAATATTAAAATCTCCAGAATCGATTTTTGCTACAACGCCTAATTCATGAATAGTTTTAGTACTACGATATGACGCTGTATATGGTAAATTTAATATGTTATTAAAACGGTAATCAGATGTAGAAATTACAGCTAAGCCTTGTTTTGAAAAAACGTTTCCTACGTGATTAGTTTGCATAAACGAACCGCCCTCTGTTCTATCTGCTAAATAACCAATTTCTGCAGAAGTTAATGACTTATTAAATATACGTATTTCATCTAATTGTCCATTCATATGTGAACTAGATTCCCAACCGCCAATATATAACGGATCTAGATTATCAATTCTTGCCGAAGCTGTAAATGGAGAATTTGTATCAATCAATAAGTTATTAGTAATAGAATTATCTAAATTACCATCTATCCAAATTTCCATTGTACTACCAGATTTTTGACATACTACATGCGTATGATTTAAAGCATCAACTGTAATAGTAGATGTTACATATGATTTAAACGTAGTGCTACCAGCAATAGTAAAAACCAATTGATTAGTTGTATCAACTTCAATTTTAAATGGGTATTGCGGAGTAATTGAACTAGATGCTTTAGCTATAACTAAATCATAATCACTACCAGTATTATTTGCATAAATCCAAAATGAAATTGCATAATCATGATTACGATTATAATATCCCGGCAATTCAGTTTTTATATAACTATTACCATCAAATTGTGCTAATAAACCCACTGATTGTGTCGTCCCGGTTAATGTTTTAACACCTGGTTGATACATTACTCCTGCAGATTGATATTTAATTCTAGTAGTATCAAAATATTCATTAAAACCTTCATACCATTTTACGTCAGAAACTATAGATGCAGTATTAAAAGATGCATCATATAAATTTCCGTAACGATCTGATTTAATATATAAAGGTATTGTTGTAGAATATGAAGCAGTACCATATGAAGAAGATCCATATACACTTCCGGAATAATAACTTGCAGTCATCGTAAATGATGCCGGTTTAATTCCTTCTCCGATACGTATTTGCGGAAATGATAATATTGAAGCTGATTGATATAAATACTTTTTAGTGCGAGTTAAATCAGTTGGACCAAATGTATTTGCTGGCTGTGTTTTGTATTTATAATAAGAATGATTAACAGAAAAATATGTTATAGTTTGTAAAGAGCCATCAATGTTTGTTAAATCATTATATGTTAATGTAGTTCCCAATGCCGGCAATACATTAATATCTGAATATATTGCGTGTAAAGGTAAAGCACTAGAAGTTTCACTTCCAGATATCGCAGTCCAAGACTTATATGTTTGAAATGGAGTAACTTTTACATCAGATGAATCAATCTTTTTAAAGACTGTTGGATATACTCCCGTATACGTATCTTGTTCTTGTATTTTTGATTCTGCCATGATTAGTAAAAACCCGTTATACATATAAATATAACGGGCTCAAATTACTGTTAATTTTTAATAATCTAATTTAACTCTAATCAATGCTTCTCGTTGGAATGATTTCAATAATGGTTTAGAAAGTTTTGCAACTGCTAATAATTCTTGTGAATCATTATATAAACCAACCGTTGTAATATATGTTTTAGGATCTCCAATAAATGTTGATTGTGCTACTTGTCCAACACTTCCTGTAACATATGAAGGATTATTAGAAAAGTTATATTCTGCATTTTTAACACGCACAAAATAATGTGTACTTGTTACTTTTTCTGAATTACGTGCTAAGAAACCATAATTATCACTTGTTGCAGGATTTGTAAAATATGATGAACCTGATATTGAATGGAACAATACAAAATGATTATTTCCTTCTGAACTAGAACCAGTATTAGTTGCAAATCCTAATTGTTGATCTAACATTTTTCCATCTAGTATTAAAGTACCATAATCTGGATATGCTAATCCATAATAAACTGGTGCTGTTGAATTAAATACCCCACTATTAATAGATCCAGAAACTATATTATAAACTTTTCCAGAGTCGCCAATTGTAGCAGATGATATTGAAGAATCATCAATCAATGATATAATATTACTACCAGTTGCAACAGAACCTGTTGCATTAGTAGCTCTAGATGAAATTGATATTAATGGTAATTCCCAATTTCCAGCATCTAATCGCTCTTTTAAACGATTACGTTTGAAATTAACTACATAAATATAATCAGTACTACCGGATCCGGCTGTTGTAAAACGAGTATCAGTTGGAGATAAAAGCAATTGTCGATATTGTGAATAAATTGCTTTACTTGGAGAATCATTAAGTTGTCCTTGAGAGTCAGATCCACTTCCTAATGCATGACCAAATGCTAATGAAAATTGAACAGCAGAACCTGTTGCTGTAGTAGCTTTATGATATACATCAACATAATAACGACGTTGCGATGTAGTTTGCGTTGAAGATGTAAAAAATGTTTCTAAACTTGCTACATTATCAGACCATAATCCTGCAGTAACCGTTTCTATTTGATTAGAAATGACATCATTTACTGTATCAAATTTTGTATATGTTCTACCATTACGAGCTAATATTTGTGTTTGTTGCATTTCTGCAACCATTTGGTTTGCAAGTTGTTGAGCTAATTGTTGTACTTGATCTGTAATAGCAGACGTTGCATTTACAGCTACTCCTACATCACGCGGCGTTGTAGTTTGATTTGTAGCAATTCGTGGAACACCTCCATGGCGTGGTTGAGATTTTAAATTCATATAATTCATTTTTTTAACCTATTATATAGTTGCAGTTGTTGCTTTTTTAACAGTTAATGTAATAGTTACACTACCGCCCGTTTCATTACCGATTACGGTAATAGTTGCAGTTTTGTCTTCAATCATTTGTGTTTTAGCAACAATACGGAATTCAAATCCAGCAACTGCAACACTTTGTGCATCTTCATTATCTCCAATAAATCTAGGCGTAGTTGGAAGAGTTGAATTTTGTAACGCTCTCGTTACTTGAATATCACAAACTGTTGAATCTGATAATATTGCTGTATATCCTAGATTAGCATTTCCTCCTTGGAAATTGCTTGTATTAGGAGCAATAATTGAAGAATCTCCAGGTGCTGCTAATGTAATTGCAGTGTTACCAACAGTTACAACTGGTATATTAGTTGTTTGTTTTGGCAATGTAATTAATTTGTATTTTAATGCTTGAGTTTCATCTGGAATTGCTTCTGTGATAGGCATATTTTCTATAATAGTACCATAATATTCAGTTCCAAGTGGATGATCTGGATTCCATAATGTGTAATCAATTTCATCATCTCCTAAAGCAAACTGTGTAATTTTAAATGCATTGCCACCTTTTGCTAGTAATTCTCGACCTTTTAATGTTAAGATTGCGTCGATCGTAACGCTAGAATTATCTAAGTATCCCATAATGTTTTAACCTTATTTCATATAAATATATGTCGTATAAAATTTATACCAAAACAAAACTTCCTTGTTCTCCATTGTTTTGATATATCAATTGATTCGGATTTGCTGTTCTCCATTCTACTACCGGACCACCATCAATGGTTTGTGTTGATGCAATATTAAATCCTGGAGATGTAAGTTTTGCGCCCGAATAACGATGATTTTCTATACCGGTAGGTAAATAATCTTGAATTTCTTGTAATATATAACCGGATTTAGTTATATATGTTGGAATGTCGACACCTATATTATTTATCGTATTAATTTGATAAAATACTAAATTAATATTATCAACTCCATTTGTAACTATAACACGTTGATTAATAAATTCATTTATCTCATCAGATGTTGCAATTCTAGTTAAAGTACACTTTGTACTTAAAGATCCAACGGCAGTAACTTCATAAAGTCCATTACTAATATATTCATGCGGTCCATCTGCGGTTGTAGTTGAAATATGGCCATCCTTAATTAAAACATATGCACCCGAAAACAAGCTTGTTCCATCAATTGAATTTCCTGCACCATTAACATTTTTTCGTAAAAATGCCCCAACTCCATCTACTCCATTATTATATGTAAAATTAACTAATGGGTCAACAGTAGCTAAATCTATAATAAATTCCGTATACGTTTTTCCAGGAATACGATTTGTTTTAAATTCTGACAATATGCTACTCGTAATTGCAGGACATACCCCTTCACTTCTCCAATAAGGAGTAGATGCAGTAATATAGGTACTTCCAGATTTAATTAAATATTCATATGAATATGTTGTACCATCATATTTTTCAGATTGAGATGCTGTTAAATACATTTGCCATTGATCATCATCTTGTGCTGATATATTTAATATATCTCCATCTACAGAGCCTAAATATTGTAAATAATCTCCACTAGCAGTTGGATGAGTTTCTTCAATTATTGCATAATAAGTAGAATCAAATCGTTTAATTTTAGGAAGTATAATATCTTTACTTCGCTCTAACACATTTGGTTGAATTAATATACCAGTAAGTTTATCAGCACGTGCTGGCAATAATTGTTCCAATTGTTTAAAGAATGATAAATCAAACAAGGTAAATATTTTAATATATGCATTTATATCATTTCTTTCTGCATATTTTTTCCAATATCCTTGTGCTGCTTGTATCAATCTAGGATAATCTTTTGCTTCCGTTTCTCCCGGATCTCCAATATATTGATCTAAATCCGTAAAACCTAGTTGAGCAATGATATCTTCATCAATCATTGTTTGTGGAGAAAAATATACTCCTAATTTTTTACTGTCTAATGGAGCTCGATCAAACTGACTTCGTTCTGCTCTAGTTTTAACATCTAAATTTCCAACTAATTCATTTGATTCAATTCGTATTTTATTATCATCATATGTGCCAGCACCTAATGATATTGCATCATAATAATATGTTTCTTCAATTGAATCATATGGTGTATTTACGGACCAGCCCGTAAATGAAGCAGATATACTTGATGAAACCGGTTGAACTCCAGGCAAACTACCCGTTAATGAATGATCTATTTTTTGCGTAAGCGGTAATCTAAATAACAATTCATCATATGCATCTACATTACCATTATAAGCTGCCGGCGCTTTAACATGATTATCAAATGCAGAATCTTGCAAACTAGAAGACCATAATCGTAATTCTTGAAGTTGACCAACAAATCTGCTACCGCCAGTTGCACCTCCCAATGTAATAGTTCCAGGTGAAGAAAAAGAAGCAGTTGCAGATGCAGAAACTGCAGCAACAATTTTACCATATTTAGATTTTTTAGTAATTAAATCTAAATTAGTTCCATTTGTTCTTAGTACTGTTGTAAGCCATTCATCATTGTATATTTCAATTGCAGCGGAACTAGTACCATTAATTTGCATAGTACCTTTATTACCGCTAGTAAAATCGATTGTTACTGCGTTTGAACCTATTGTAAACAAGTTCATTGTATTAGGTATAAATGGATTTGCTACAATATCATCTGTTCGGAAACGCAGTTCAACTGCATTAATAGGTGTATTATAATTTACTGTAACTGTACCTGCAGCACTGCCGCTTAAATCTAATGCATAATCAAAATTTAATTTTTCATATACAGGAGCTCTTTCTAATCTAGGGCCTCCATATTCATTGATTGATATCATTGATTGAGGAATACCATAACATGATAATAATGCTTGAACACTACGTTTTGTACCTTTAGATTTTAAAAGAAGTGGTAAATTATTAACAATACGCCTCCATATTGCATATGTTCTATCTTTTGCCGAAAGCGATGTTCCATTAACAGAATTAGACCCAGTAGTAGGGATTCCTGATTCATCTGTCCCTAATACATATGACCATAATTCTTGTTGTTGATTGCCATCAATTAAATTCCATCCAAATTGTTTAGCAACTGAATATAACAACTCATTAGGCATACCAAGTTTAGGATTTTCTTCTCTTGTTAATGTTTGAGACATATGATTAATATATGTATATAAAATATCATAATGATGTCCTAACATGTTAGCAAATGTAATAATCGATGCATTTGATTCGTTAGTTCGTATAAATTCTGGAATCGTATATGCTAAAGATTTTACATTTAATGAATCATATAAAGATGCAGAATCAAAAACATTGTTATACCAAGTTGTAAATTGACTACTAGTTATTGAATATAAAGTATATGGTATTGTTAAATTAGATTTAGGGACTGGTTGAATATAACTACCTGTTACGGTATTTATATTAGATGTAACTGCTGGGATTTCATATGTAGTTATTTTCGAAGAAGATTCATAATATAAATATTTTTCAAATTCATCAAATCCGCTAATTAAATTAGTTTTTTGTTGCTCAAAATCAATCTGATTAGTTGTTGCAACTGATCCAGATACTTGAGATATAACAAGACTTTGAGATGTATAATATTCAATTAATTCTAATTTATATTTAAAATTTTCTAAACGTTCTGTGGCTGAACTATAAAAAATAAAATTATTAAAATCAGAATAATCAATATTTAATTTAACACCTGATAAACTACCAGAAAAATATGCATCAACAATTTGTTGAGATGTTTGTGTTGATGATCCTAGCAAATCCGTCCATGTTTTAAATCCAGTTTCAGAAGAAATATTAGTTATAGATGTTGCTTGCCAATTTGGATTTGCTAAACGATTAAATTGTCGTTCTGGAGTTGAAGTTGAAATTGAAACGCGATCAATAAATGTATCTTTTTGTTCTTCAACTATCCAACATTTGAAATTTATATCAATATTTGCAGACAGTGGTTCATCTAATTTGACGTATAAATATTCTCCAATTACAACGCTGTTAACAAATAAAACACAATTGTTTCTACTAAAATTTAGTAAATAATTTTTATAATACGTATCGTTTGTTTGTTTAACGTTTTGTGCATATGATGTAATTTGCGTTAAAAATTGTGGATTATCTGCATCAATTGCACGTAATCTTATTTCTGTGCGATCTGAAGAAATTTCGTCAATTCTTAAATGTTGTAATTCATAACTACCAATTAAATTTTTAAAGAAATTAACAGCAATTCTAAATGTTCCAGCTGTTAATTTTAAATTATCAAATTCTTTATAAATATCAATTGCTATAGGCTGTACCGGAAATTTAATTAATTCATTAGTTTGTTTATTGCGATATTCCGGAATTTTAGTTTGTAATTGTACACGATGATTGCCAGTAATCCAAGTATCTCCAGCATATACATGTAATTCAACACGTTGATCATCTGTTTGTTTGTTTATTTCAGTATTAAAATAAATTACATCATCATCGAAACTAACAAATTCAGTTTTACTTCTAGAAAGTCGTTCTGCAGATAATGAACCAGACGCTGTTTGTATTTGATTGATATTTTTATATTGCGTTAACATTTATATTTCTTCATTCCATTCATTTACATTCTTACTAGCATCTGTTATTGACCAATATGATTGTATAGCACTAATAGTATGATCTGATTGTGCAGCTTTAGCTCCTATACTAAAATAATCTCCAATATTAAATTCTGAATTCAATATTGTTATGTCAATAGTTAAGTTTTGTCGTTCATTATCGCCAGCATCTAATTTTTTTATATAACCATAACCATCATTATTTTCATTGTTAGGTAGTTGATTTAATAATGTTTTATAATTAGTTACATTTGCAAACGTTTTAAATTCTCGATTTAATCCCGTTGTTGGCGAATTTTTAATTATACTAAAATATGCAACTCCAAATAATTCTTCACCTTGATAAACATGTTGTATGTTAAATCTAAAACGAAGATCTTTTCCTGAATTTTTAATTTCTTTAGTTATTTGATATGTATTTACAGCTTTTTGCGAAACTCCATCTTCAACAAAATCCATTAAAATTCCAGAATATGCAGTACCAATTATTATTTCTCGATTTTCAGTAGGACGATATCTAGCATAAATAATATCTTGTTCTTGTTCTTCAACTAATGTATCTAATTCCGGTAATGTTAAATCGACTTCAACATCTGGAGAATCGATAACGCGCGTTGTTGCCGGAAATTTAAAATATTGAAATCTAGTATCTAAAACTTTTAAAACTGAATTTAGATTGATTTTAGTTGCAACTGGTTCAATAATAAGCAATGGATTTGTTCCGGAATTCGTTTCTATAGAAATATTTCCTGCATCATCGCGAGGTATAATGTTTATATCATTTGAAGTTACGGTTAGTTTACCTTGATACTTCAAAGCCTGTTGTATCTTAATTGGATCTAATAATCGTTCTACATTTATTCTCGATAACGCCATTATCTAACTACTTTAAAATATACATCGTCGTCTATATACTGTTCCGTAAATCCATCTTTAATTTTGAATTGTAAACGATAATATCGTTCTGGCATAAAACCATTCATATCAATGTAGATGAAATTACTAGTATTATCACAACTTACTTTAGTATAAATATCATCGTACGGAATTATGGTCTCATCTGTAGCAGCATCAAGTACTGTATAATATGTAGTAGCCGGTAATCGTTTTACAGTTTGCGTTGGAAATAAATTTGTAGGTGATTTTTGTGGATATTTATCACGCGTATATATTCGCATTTTAATAATTTCTGTATCTTTATATTCAGGTTTTAATTTAGTATATACTGTGTAAGATTCTAAATTTGTAGCAGATAGTGAAGATGAATATGCAGTATCATCCCATTGCATAATTAGTTTAGGAATATATATAGTATGAGTTTCTTTACTAAAAAATTGTATATATCCGGTGATTGTAGAATCTAATTCATCTGCATCTGAAAATTTTAGAATAAAACCGTTATTATCAATCGATTGACTGTTACTTCCACTGATCCATTTTAATATCGAGTCAGATACGTTTAATATTAAATCAGTTGTTTGATATGAAAAATCATATGAACTAGAAAATGATGTACTTCCTGTACTATACAACCAACTTCCGCCGGCACCTGATCCTGAAACACGTATTCCAGATGAACCTCCTAATTCTATTAATTGCGAACTAGAAATCCAAAGCGATCCGGACTGCGAATCTAGTGACCACGATGTTAATGGTTTTGCCCACTGTACGCCGTCAGATATTATAGGATTTGATGATAAATAACCCGTACCATTAATCCACGGCTGTGCAACTAGTTTAGATTCTAAAGTAAATTGCGCCGGAAGATTTTTTGCAAAACATGTATATAATTGTAATGTAAATTTACATGAATTTACATTTATACCATATCTTGAAACAACATCAGTAATTTCAGATGTATCAAATTTAATTAATACTCGCGATTTTTGTAACGTTTCTCCATCTGTGCCTAAACGTTTTCCAATTTCTAAAATTTCATCTAAACCAGTATTTGTAGTTTCTACACTTTCAAAAACAGTAGCATCAGCTTCAGGATAAAATATTCTAAACATACTATACTTTTAGTATAAATATACGCGGATTAATAACTTACTACTCGTCCGCGTATGTCTTGATTAGGAAAACGCAATTCAAATATGCTAGGATCTAATGAAGGATAAACTACTCCGTTACGAGTTGCAGTTTGTAAATCATATATATTTCCAGAATAACCAAAATCAGTATCATATAAATTTAACAATTTAACTCCTACAACACTTTGTACACCTTTAATATTAGCTAATGTTGTAGTAATATCTGATTTAATTATTGGTTGATTTATTTGCCATCTAGCAATATCAAAAAACGTTTGTATTTCATTAACACATTTCAATAAAATTTCATTGCTATTATAATTAGGAAGCACTGAAATTTCAAAATCTATACCTATATTAATAATAAATGCATCTTTAATATTAATAGCATCCGTTAAAATGCGATAATATCCTAAATACGTTTTTAAATTTTCTTTTATTGCTTGATTAAGTTGAGTTAATTGTTTAGATTCGTTATATCCTAATACATACATGTTCATTGCCAATGGATTCGCAATACGATTTTGTTCATATGATTCCTGAGAAATTTGATCATCTGGCACGATATATGCTTTTGCAATACTACCAAAACGAGCAGGCATCGAATATGCTCGTATAATATAATCTTCTCTAGTTACTAATCTGTTTTGCGTTGCAAATGATGCTAATGCATTATTTTTTATATCAAGTGTAGTATCACTAGACTTACCACCAGAAGCAGGTATTGGATTGTTAACTGCTACTGTGTTTTTTACAAAATTTAATAATCCTGTGTTTACTGCCGAATTAATGTCATTATGATAATCAATGCTACTAATAGTTGTAAGTACATTGGCTACTACATTATCTGCAAGTCCATTTGCAATTGCATATGTTACGGTTAATGTTGTATTAGCAGGAGCTTGTCCATATGTTCTAGTATAAAGAAAATTAGATGGATCTATATCAACATCAACAGATCTACGTATATTTACTAAACCATTCCCAACATTGTCAGGGTTTGGTAATACTTCTTCGTCATTATTATCTGATATGCCAGAACCAAATTGTAATTCTAATTTATTATCTGCACGTAATTTTGTAATAAAACGTTTAGCTGTTTTACGTAGTTTTAATAAATCTGGTGCAGATGAACGATATGCAGATAATTCTGGATCATTTTCTACTAAATTTGGTACTGATTCGAATATTGTATCTTGTGCTAAATATGGAACTTCATACCAATTATCACCATCCGATTCTTCTACAGAAACAATTTCTACAATGTTAGTATCATTTAAAACTATTTTATCATATGGAACAGGTGTTGCAAATGTAAATGATTGTGTACGCAATTCTCCGGATATTGCTTTTATTTTTTTCTTAAGAAGATAATAAGTTGGTAATTTTGTAGCAGAATCAACTTCATATATCGTTACTTCGGTTGGATCAAACGAAGATGAAAACATAAAGTTAATTGAATCTAAAGTTCTAAATGATGCTTGTCCATTTGTTTGTTTTACAACCATACCAGGTTTAATTGTTAATGCATAATTAAAATCAGGACGTACATTAACACCAGTGCCAATTGCTGGCACTAAATGATAAACATCTAATTCTACAGTAGCAGGAACAATATTATTTGGTTTATATCCTAAAGATCTAGCAATATCGTATATATTTTCTCGTTCAGATGCATATTGTAAAAATGATTCTTTTAAATTAGTATCCGCATGAAAACTAAGAACATCTCCAACATACGCTGCCATTTCAATGAATAAACTACCTGGAGACGCCGTATCAAAATCAGTATAAGTATTAGGAAAATATTGTTTTGCAAAATCTATTAAATTAGCTTTAAATTGACTAAAATCTTTAGATAGATATGATATGTCTTTTTTTGTTTCCATAGCGTTTAAGGATTAGTTGTTATGTTTCCATTGTTAACATTAATTCCGATAGTTTGAGTAGTACCGGTTACATCATCTATAGAAAATACTATTTCAATTTCTATTTCATTTTCTAAATCCGGATTATCTTCGTTAGTAGTTATAATGATATCTAATATATTAATATACGGTAACCAGTATTGAATTGGAGCTGTTATTAAAATTCGTATTTGATCTTTTAAAATATTCAAATTTGGTTGAAATAATATTGTCAACAAATCACATCCGAATGTTGGCAATCCAAAACGTTCACCAACTCTAGTTAAAAGCAAATTTTTTAAATTTTGTAAAGCTTGTTCTCTGTCAGTTGTAATAGACAAAAATAGTTGATCTTGTGTAAAATCTACACCTACTCCTAATGGAGTATTATCAACACCTGTTTGTGTAAAATTATTATCTACTAATACATATGGCATTTTTATCTACCTTTCTTTTTATCTATTGCTTTCATTAAAGCAGAATAATCACGAGTCATTGCTTTTGCAATAACTGGATCTACTTCAAACGTTTTTCCAGTTTCTGGATCATTCATTACTTGTGGTGCAGCGGGCTGTTGTCCTTTTCGCAACATTCCAAATCCTGCAGCATCTGCAGATGTAAATGATAAATCTTGATAGTTTTCATTCATCATTTCAGAAAAACTAGAAATCGATGGTGATGCTTCTTTAAGTGATGTTGTTTCATTTAAAATATCAGCAAATCCAGTTCTTTGAAATTGTACTTTGTTTTTAACTGGCGGTTCTGTTATTGGTTTAGAAACAGTACGTTGTTTTCCAATATTCGATGTAGACTTCATTTCTGTAATAGTAGATTGTAACCCTTCGCGAAGAATTTCAGTTAATTCTTCTTTAATAACATCACGTACGGCTATTTTTAGTGCTTTTATTAATGTTTTTGAATCCATATGATAACTTTATTAATAAATATAAAAGAATGTAAAATTGATTAAATATCTATACCATTACCCCAACCTAAATTAGTTTTAGGGCCATAAATTTTTTGATTAATAGTATCTATATAATAATCATCAATATCTCCAGTATCAATAGATGGTGCTATATTACCATTTAAAATTTTACTAGGAGCTTCTTTAAGATTTTGTAATATATTGAGTTGTTGTTCTAACAAATTATCAATAATATCGATTCTATTTTGTATATCGTCATCAGAAACATTTAATTCTGTATAAAAACGTGTAGGTGCAATTGCATCATAATTTATATTTCTATTAAGTTCATCTAACTCATTAGAAATATCTATAGTAACTACAAATGTTTCAGTATTACAAATTGATGTTAATTTATCTAATCCTACTGCTAATGTTTTATTAATCATATCTAAACGAATATTAATAGTAGATATTAATCCTTGCAAAGAATTAGTAGATGACTTTGCATTAGTTCCTAAATTATCAAAAGTATTTATTAATTCAGTTACAGGCCCCATTGAAACTCCAGGAACAGCTGGAATCGCTAATTGTATAGATTTTAATGTAGTTGCAACGGTTGAAATTGTAGTTATAACAGGTGTAATGTTATTAATTGAGTTAAGGCCTTGTTTAATTGAAGTAATTGAATCGTATATTTTTTGTAATTCTTGTTTTAGTTGTTTTATTTGCGGATCTGAACATTTTACTTTGGAATTAAGCTGCATAATTTGATCTGTAAATTTAGATGCATTTTTTGAAAGTTGTTCAGATTGTTTCATTAACAACGGAATTATTCGTTGAATCAAATTTGACGGTATTGTTGCTCCTATTGCCATTATGCTTTGTATTTATCAACCATTACGTTGTAATTTTTAATTCGTTTTAACAATAAAGATGCATCTGCTAAACCTTGATAAATAGGTGTTGAAATTTTACCACCAGCGTCAACAAATCCTATATTACACACATCGATTAATTTTTGTAAAAGTTCGACAACTGCTTCAGTATGTAATAACGGTTCTTTATTTTTCGAAGAACCTAAATAAATTTTAGGAGAATTAATTTCAATACCTGTTTGTGAATCTAGTATAATATGATCTGATTTTGATTTTAATGTAATACGATCTGCTGTACCAATTAATTGTGATTTTGAATACTCTGAAGGTGATATTGCTTGATATAATTCATTATTCAACGTAAAATTAGGAAGTTGTTGTGTAGATGTTAAATAAATAGATGCCGGATCGGTTTGTATGTCTTCAACATCGAATGATTTATCTGTTTTTGGTTTTTGTCCGTTTGAAATTATAATGATCGGATCACCTACGATATCACCTTTCCAATTTGGACGTAACATATTTCCAGAATAGTTTGCAGTGCTACCTAAACGTATTGTATTGCCCCAACGCCCTTGATAAATCATATCACCTTGATACGGTTGTAAAGATGATACTGATTTTAAAAATTCAGATTTAGGTAAAATATTTTCTATGTCATTTGTTGTTATAGCATCTCGATATGATATTCCTGGAACTATATTAGTATTGATATCTGATTGTATAGAGTATGGTTGAAAATAATACCATTGAATCCCGGTGTTTGTTAAAGTTGTTTCTTGATTATATGCTCTAAATATCAAAACATGTTCTCCTAGTAATGGAATTTGAACATTGTTTATATTAAAAGGTCGAGCTGTACGTATATCTCGTTTTCTAGTAAATCGATTAACAGTTTGAACTTGTATAGAAAACAATTGACTTGAATTACCATTTCTAGTGTCATTTGGTTCAATGTATTCTAATGTTCCATTGATTCCAATAACTTCTGCTAATTCAAATTTAACTAGACCATCATTCATGAATCAGTACCTTCTTGCATTTTATTTCTTGCATCTTGTATTCGTCGTTCAATGTGTTGTTGTTTAGAATCCATGGACCGTAAATCTTCAATTTCATCATTTAATTCTGTTTCTAATGTTGATTCTGCTATTTTAAGTAATTGCTGTTTTTCTTCATCCGATAATAACGAATCTGCGCCAGCAATTGTTTGCTTAGTAGAAATATATCGCTGAACGATAGCAGTTAATTTTACAAGATGATCATCATTTTTAACGGCAACGTCTAAGTATTCTTTAATCAATGGAACTATGATTGTTGCATCTGATGCATTTCGTATCAAAGGTTGTAATTGGGCAATGAGTTGAGTAATTTGTCGATCTTTCTTTTTGCTGTTATGATAGACATCAGACATTAAATCTGCAAATGTAGTACCCTTAAATAGTTCTTCGTTTTTATCCATTTTATAACATTTATATAAAAATAAATATTAAAACGGCAATTTTATGAAATCTGATTGTTCGTATTGTTTAAATTTAGTTTCGTAAAGATGTTTCAATGTTTTAATAACCCGGGTGATATTAGTAGTTTCTAATCCCGTACGTTCGCGTATAAAGATATATAATGCTTTTTTATTAAAATCTTCGATATTTTCTCGAGTTTCAAAAATATGAAGTATTGAATCGGCAACATGTATATCTACTGAAGTATTAAATATTGAATTCAAATTTTCATAACAATATTCAATATATGCATCCATAAAATAACGCAATGTTTCTTGCATTTCATCATTATGAATTTCAGCCATAATGTTGCGTTGTTCATCAACATTAATGGTTTCGGTATCTTGTTTTAATTTAGCATAACCTTTTTGATTTTCAGCAATAAGATAATTAAAAGAAGTACGCGTATAATACGAATATGCTTTTCCTGCTTCAGGATTAAATTTATCTAATCGAGCTGTTAAAAATGTAACTAAATCAGTTTGCAAATCATGAAATGATGAATCAATATAATCAGGCTTCATTTTATTAATTAGATTTTCTGCTAATTTCATGAAAGCTGGATAAATGAAACGACGATATATTTTTTCACGTGTTACACTGCTATCTGATTTATTATAACCTACAATTGCTAGTTCGGTTATTTTAGTGAAGTAATTATTACTTTTCTTCTTCGCTCTCTTCGCCATCAAATTCCTTTTTAAGATTATCAATTACTTCTTTCAATAAAGAAAACGTTGTTCCTGCTTCATCATCTTTTTCAAAAGCACCAATTCGGTCAAGTTCTTTCATTTTAGCATACGCTTCTAAAATTTTAGAATACATATACATATTAGATGCTTCTATAGATTCATGATAATCATCACTATCTGCTAATAATCCAGCTAAAACATAAGCTCGGAATCCAAAGTATCCTGCAGCAAATACAAGTACAATGTTTGAAATTATTAATGGAATCATTGGAACGCCTTAAATATATCATTTAATGATTGTTCAACTTGTGGATTATTTTCTGCTAAGTTTTTCAATCCATTACTTTTTTGTGTTTTGCTTTTTTCTGCAACCGGAGCTGGAGATACATTTTTTCCATTTCTCCAACGCTCATACTCAATTTGAGCTGCCATATGATCTGCATGATGCAAAACAATTGGAAGATTTGTTTTTAATTTAGCTTGTGCTGAACGGGCAACATAATACGGTTTATTTGCATCATCATACATTCCATCATGAATCTTGATTGCTTGATATTCATTCCAAGACATTTTAACATCATACTCTTGTAGCAACCAAATTGATAAATCTGGAACCATTGTAAATGGAATGTTTTCATTGTGCTTGTACATCTTATTTTGATTCTTGCGATGCCAATCCGATGTTTCAACTTGGTAAACTTCATTGCCTTCACCTGGAAATCCTACTTTACCTAAATCATGATGCATTGCTGCAAATAACAATTCTTCTTCAGTATATCCAGACATATCAGCACCCATTACAGTCCATGTAGTATGCAAAGTTAACGCACAATCCATTACACGAAGTACGTGATCTACATAACCTCCGGCAAATGCATTATGAAAATGTGCAATAGAAGACGCTGGCATAAATACCATACGATCTTCGAATGCATCATACATTCGATTCAATGCATCTTTACGGGTAGGGAAGAACTGATCAACTAAATTGCGATATCTTTCCCAATTTGATTTTATTTTTTCTGCTTCTAACATAACTTATTATAACGATTTATTTTCGTAATTCCAAAGTTTGTCCATTGACTAACTTGGATGTACATGTACTACACGTAACTGCTGTAACTTTTTCATCAACTCGTTGGCAAATGTTTTCGCAATATTTACATTGCATTTTTTTAAAACCTTTCGGAGCTGGAGAACTTTTTATGGATTTTCTCATTCTCTATCTACGTAATATTTTGCGGAATCTAATTTTTTAATTGCTGTTGCTAAATTGTTAAGAGCAGATGCTTTGTCAATTTTTCCTTCTTGCAACATTTTTCCTGTGTTTCTGATAATTTCTCGAGCATCTTCAATGTCATCGGTAACTTTTGCTTTGTAACGGTACTGTGCCATAACTTTTCCTTTTTATTATTTAATATAAATATTATTACGCGTAAATCAAAGATTTTTTTTACTTGATATTTATTACATATAAAAAGGATACAATAATACATGAAAAATATTTTAGCAGAAAACATGTTAAGATTTGGTACTAAAAATTTATCTGAACAGACAAAATTAATTTTAACAGAAGACATATCAGAATTTAATAATGTAACAAACGCAATACAAACATCATTAGATAATTTTAATACTTCAGCAGAAACTGCATATGGAAAAGGAAATGTATGGGTATTAAAACAAACATCAAAACATTTTCCGCGGACAGACTATCAAACATTTTATTGGATAATTTATATAACTAACCCAAAAACTGGTAGTACTGCAAGCCATAGTCATGTAGGACATTCGACCCCGAACACATTTGGTAAATTTTGGATCTTAAGACCAGGCCATGAAGATGCGAAAGAAAGACTGATTTATAAAAAAATATTTCAAATGAATAAATCAACTACTGGACATGCTGACGCAACGCAGTTATTTGACGTATGTGAATATGATGCTAATAGTGGAAAAGCTCCAACATGGGCAGATACTAATGCAGCATTAAGTAATCTAGCTACCGGTTTCGATACATTAGCAAAAGACGCACTCGATTATACGACTGATAAACATGGCAATAAACTTAAACCATGGGATAAAACACCGATGCTTAACACTAGCAAAGCATTGACTGAGTTTGGTCCAAATCTTGTTCAAAATATTAAAGAAGTATTTAATTCACTAAAACTAGCTCCAACTACTCTAGAAGGTAAAAAATCATGGAAAGGAATGAAAACAGTATAAATAAAAAAAAGAACAACATGAAAAATATTTTAGCAGAAAACATGATTCGATTCGGAACCAAAAATTTATCCGAACAGACAAAATTAATTTTAACAGAAGACATATCAGAATTTAAGAATGTAACAAACGCAATACAGCCGTTGTTGGATACTTTTAATAAAGAGTGTCCATGGACACTTACAGTTACCCCAACTATCGATTCATGGAATGATACTCAAGGAAATGCTCAAACAATGTTCTATTGGGAGATTGATTTTAATAATACTGCAGTCGGAAAAACACCGGTGAATTTTTGCAAATTATCAGTTATTAGGAATGGAATTGAAAAAGATATGGGAAATGCAGTTATAAATAAACGTTTTGAAATTAATTCAAAAGGAATTGATGGGAAATATGATCAAACGGTATGTAGATATATGGCTAATTCTAATGAAGCACCAAAATGGAATGATACTATTACATCTAAAGCAATTGAAAATATGACAATTAGTTTTCGAACTTCAGCCGGTGATTCAAAACGTGGAGTTGATCAAGATCAATTGAGAAAATCAGCCGATGCAGTAGCAAATAATGGAGCTACATTAATTTTAGGTTTAAAAGAAGTATTTAATTCAGTTAAAATTTCCCCAACTATAGAACCGTTTAAATCAAAATGGAAAGGAATGAAAACAGTATAAAAAATATTTTATAGTAAAATAGGGAGCATAACGCTCCCTTTTATTATGTTTTATTATTCTAAAATTTCATATCTAACTAATGTAGTTGTATCATCTAACGGATTATAAAAATATACCATTGGATGAAATGAATTATTCAAAGAAAATTTAAAAGTCTTTGTAATTATGGGCAGATAATGACCATTTACCCATTCATAATGATTAAAATCAAATGTTATAGAATTTCCAACATGTTTACGATTTAGCATATTTTCTTGTGAGCCAAAGAAATCATTTTCATCATATGTTATTATGTAACCTAAATATTCATTGTCAGGATCATAATTTACAACAACAGTTTGTTTGTAATCTTTTTGAATGGTATTGAAACTGTTTGAAATTACATCATTGAATTTTTTTAAGCCTCGAGCTTGGTATGATGTATAGCTTATGATGTTGAATTGTTGGATGGTTTGTGCAAATCCGGTGATATTAATTGCTAATACAATTATTAAAAATAAACGTTTCATTTTCTTATTATTTAATTGGTTAATTATATTAGTATTATATGAAAAATAACTCATATTTCAAAATCATAGTATTTTTTTTTACTTAATATTTATGATTATAAAAAGGTAAATATATATGAACAATATGTCAAATTTTGAAAAAATTTTAGCAGAAAATATGTTACGGTTTGGACCAAAAAATTTAACCGTAGAAAATCAATTCAATTTGCATCGATTAGTAGAAGCAAAAAAGACAATTCCGGAATTAGTAACAGAAGCTAACGAAAAATGGAAATCAATAGCTAGTTCGTATCCTATTTGGAATCCAATGATGGAATGGTTTACTAAACATCCAAATTTGAAAAATACTAGGCTTTCTTTAGAAATATTAACTGGTAATGTAAAATCTGTTGAAAATATAGAATCTTTAAAAACTGCAAGAAAAGCTGAACTAGATAAATTAGGCGAATTTTTAAAAACTATTACCGTAGATGATCCTAAAAAAACATTGTTGCAAAACATTTATAATTTTGTTAATTCAATGTTAACAGCTGGTATAACAACGGCCGCAGAAAACACCTTCGAAGGTGTTCCAATGGATACAGATTCATATAATGCAATAGATTTAAAAAAGTTAACTACAGTATACAATGATATTAAAACGTATTTTAAAACTTCTGGAAAAGGATCTTTTGAATTAACAGAACAAGAACTATCTCGTTTATTAAATAATTTAACTGCAAAGGTTCAAGAATATATTGCAGATAAAGCATGGTTTAAAAATAAATCATTTGAAAAAGCTGTTAAACAAGCTGATTATCTTCATATAAAGGAAGGTAAACAAACAATTACATCTTCAGAATTTAAAAAAGAAAAAGAAGGTACTCCGAATCAAGTATATATAGAAAGATTAATACAATATCCTGCACCCGATGCTCCAAATCGAACAAATTTGGCTTCGAATTTTATGCGAGATGACATATCCGGGCCATCCCAGATTGCAGTAAAAACAATTACAAATCAATTGCAATCAATTAAAGATGAAATTACAGCATTAAAAAAAGAACCAGGAAAATCAAGTGTCAAAATAGCATACATACAAATTGGAGCATATGCACAAACCAGTACCGTTAGAACCAAATTTGGAGATAAATCAGGTCAATTCCGACGTAGTAATAACATAGCTTTAGCAAAAAAACGAGGTGATGATATTATTGAATTTGGTGAAACTAAAGTTAAAGAAATATTTAATACCGAATTAATATCAAAAACTAATCCTATTACAAACCCAAATGTAGGGCCAGAATGGGAATCTGTCGGCGGGACGTTTGCTGATGGTTCGCCGGTTACTATTGAAAATTATGGAATAATGTTCCAAGCTGCATATAAAAAAGACCCCACGTTAACCCCAAGAAAATTTTACATTCAAAGATTTAATAAAAATAATGAAAGACAAGGTTCAATTGAAATGGAATATCAAAAAGTTTTTGGGCCGATGCGAATGTCGATGTTAATAATTAAAATTGGTTTAGTTTACAACGAAATTTCACAAAGTCCAGGAGAAGAATTTGATTTCGTTTCAGCATACTCAAATAATTTTTCAGCTACTATAGGATGGTATAAATTTAAAATTAAAATTAATATGCCTAGATGGAAAATTTTTAAAAAGGCACCCCCACGTAAAGTTTTTACACCTAATTGGTCTGGTCCGAATGAATGTCCGATTTTTTCATAAAAAAATAATTAATAAAAAAAAGGGGGTTAATGCCCCCTTTTCTTACAAAAAATAAGAATTATTAATCTACAACCATTATAGCAATTAATTTATAATCATTACCATCAAAATGTGTTGTAATACCTAAACCAATTTTAGTTACATCGACTTTAGACATATTTTTTTTATGACCTGCAGAATTAATCCAATTGGTTACTATTTCTTCTGGTATCGTTTTAAAAAGTTGGCCGTCTAATGCCCAAATCCATGAATTAACTGCATGAGTATAATAAATATTTTCAGCTTCAATTCCATTCTTTTGTATATCAGAGTGTTTAATTTCAAAATTCATACAATTATATGAAACATTTTTAGCATATATATTTAATATAGAATCAGTTTGTAATTGATTTAGATTATTTTTAATTCGAAATTTATTTATTTCTTTGATTGTTTCAAAAGACAAACTATCAAAATCGATATTATTATAAATTTTGATAGATGAATTTATTAACATTTTCATTTGCATATCTTCATCAACTACTTGAGAAAATATTGAAAATGATGTTATTATCGATGTGATTAAAAATAAACGTTTCATTTTTTTATTATTTAATTGTAACATAATCACTCACTTTTCCTCTGCATAAATCAACTGGTTCATCATTGATAAAAATATCCCAACACCACCAATAAATAAACTTAGGTTGTTTCTTATGCATTGGATTTTTTCTCATATCTAAAACTAAATAACAATCAATCATTTGACCTTCATGATGAGCATACATGGCATCTCTTTTTTCGGTAACGGTAATAGTATAAATGCTATCTTTAAATGCAATCTTTTTGATAGGCAAAGTATCATAAGGCAAATTATTTTTAATTCTAAAAACCTTTTTTGCTTTTTTATCTATAACTAAACGAAGATCGATTGGATCATATATTTGCTGATATGGAAGTAAATTTGTATTCTTAATCATGTTGTGGACTGAATCTTTGCCATATACAGAAAACATACTTACTTGAGACAATGTAACTTCAATTACATTTTGTGCGTTGCCGATAACGCTGATTGCTAATAATGCAATACCTAATACTAACTTTTTCATTCTCTTATTATTTAATTGGTTAATTATATTAGTATTATATGAAAATTACATCAATAATCCAAATCATTAGTATTTTTTTTTACTTAATATTTATACATATAAAAGGTAACGTATGATTAAATTAAAATCTTTATTGTTAGAACAAGATGAAAACTATTGGAATAATGTAAAAGAAACAATAAATAGTAAAGATGGATCATCATATAAACAAGTAACTAAAGAGTATCCGTCTGTACCATTGTTAGATCCAAAAACAGGTAAACAATTTGCATATGCTGGCGATGCTGTAGCTGGAAAACTAGAATGGGAACCGTTATATATCGGAGCTTGGTTGAATATAAGTTACGCTCCAAAAGGTAATAAAGGAAAAACATTTAATGAATCTAATTTTTTTATGTATAATTTAGCATTTTTTCTTGCTACCAAGCCTGGAATTACTTATTCAACAATGAATTCAGCTCGAGGTGTTGAAATATTTTACATAAACTGTCGACGATTGGGTACTGGAAAATTTGAAGCAAATATGAAATTAAAAACATATAAACCTAATGCATTATTATATTTAATTTCAAATAAAGATGATACTAATAAAGATACATATATACAAGGAAATGATCTTATAACGCCAAATGGGTTCTTATCAAATCCTAGTGGTTATGCGGCTTCATTAGTTTCAACAATTAATACTGAAATTGCAAAGGCTGGGTTTCCGCAATTACCAAATGCATTCCAACAAGGTTTAGTAACGGTTTAATAAAAAGATATAAAAATGAAAAATATTTTAGCAGAAAATATGATTCGATTTGGAACTAAAAATTTATCTGAATCAGCAAAATTGATATTGCAAGAACAAAATGATGAATATTGGGCAAATGTTCCACTTTGGGATCCAAAAAGTAAAACAAAACGTAAATATATAGATTATCCTGTTCAACAATTAAAAGATCCAGAAACGGGATTAACATTAGCATTAAATGATTCTACAGGGCAAAAAAGTAATATGTTATCTATTAGTGCTAGATTACATTTGAATTATAATGAATCTGTAGATTATGCAATTGATGCTAGTAAATTACTAACTTCTAAATTTAGTTATTATGCAGAATTTTATTTGCAATCAGATGCAGCTACAACGCCGGCTTTAATATCATCTGTAAATGGCGGGTTACTAAAATCTGGTAAATTTTTCTCATATCCAATGACATACGTAAAAGATTGGATAGCAACAACTAAATCTGAGCCAGTATATCCTGCTAAAGATTCAAATGATACAACATATCTAGGTAAACGATCGAACGATATATATAATAGACTTGGTAATTTTATAAAATATAGATTACTTCCAGATTATACTAAATATACAACATTAAATGATATTGTAACAAAAATGAATACAGAATTAGCTGCTGCAGGTTATCAAGAATTTACAAAACTATCAAACGAATCACCTAAATAAAAGATATAAAAATGAAAAATATTTTAGCAGAAAACATGATTCGATTCGGAACCAAAAATTTGTCTAAATCAGTAAAATTGATATTGCAAGAACAAGATAATAATGCATGGAAGCCATATGTAAAATATGGAAATGCCGATGATGGTTCGACTGGTACTTTTGAATATAGAAAAGTATATACGGATACGTTAAAAGATGCATCAGGTAAAGAATATTTTTATATTGGTCAGCCAAATAACAAAGTAACATTACGAGCCGAAGTAGTTGGACGTTATGTACAATCTGGCCCATATGCCGATAATAATCCTAATCTTAAACCAACAGACAAAAAATATGATTTTTCATATAATATAAAATTAATATTACAGCCAGCAACCCAAAAATCAATTGATCCGGTAGCTGTATATAATATAATAGGAACTAATTTAGCTAATGGTAAATTTCAAATTAATACTACTTATAATCAAACAATAGCAGATTGGTTTTCAAAACTTGGTAATGCTGCATGGGAATCTAATTTAAAAAGTATGCATGTAGCTAGTACCGAACCTAGAACAAGCATACAAGGTTTCTTTAGTAGCACTTTTTCAAAAAGCCCAGGTACATACTTTGCTCCATGGCAAACAATTAGCACCGAATTAGCTAAACTAGGATATCCGGAGGTTCCAAGTGTATTACAGCAAGGTGCAGTAACGGTTTAATAAAAAGATATAAAAATGAAAAATATTTTAGCAGAAAACATGATTCGATTTGGAACTAAAAATTTATCCGAATCGGCAAAATTAATTTTAACGGAGCAAGATCAAGAATATTGGGATAAACTTTTGCAAGGTAAACAGGTAGCATCTGAAAATATTGATTTGCCATCTGTTCCATTAATAAACCCATCAACTAGCAAACAAGTAACACATGGTTTCTTAAATAATACTAGTGTTAAAAGACCAGTATATGTAGGTGTACGAGCAACAGCTCAATTAGATATGTCTAAAAAACCAGGCGATGGTAGATTTAGAAGTTGGATCGAATTTTATATAACTTTTAAACCAAATGAAAAAATTAGTGCTTTGGATAGTACTAAAATTTTTATAACAGTTTTACAAAATTTAACTGCATCTAATGAAATTAGTTCTGTAACTAACGATGGTAACACACCTACAACAGACCCAAAAGAAAGATTTTATTTTGGAAGGACTGACAGTTTAAGCATGTTGCGAGCTTATATAATGAAAGATGTAAGTGGATGGACAAATAAAACGATGTTTGATAATTTGAATTCAAAATTAGCTCAATGGGGATTTCCAACACTACCAAATGATTTATCTACTATTGCTGGAGGATAATTTAATTAAATCAATATAACATCTTGACAACATTGCAATTTGATTTGCGATAATGCTAATTCTTTTGCCTTAGCCTCTACCTCAATATCTAATGCATCAACACCGTAAGTGTTAGGAAGCTGCGTAATAAAGTCAGCATGAGCTTGTTCCTTGATCTTGGTAAATTCTTTGTATTGCTTATGAAATGTTGGCCATTGATGAATAGTATCCATAGATATACCATGATGTGCAAACATACGCTCAATAAGAATTTGATTCTCGCGACGGCGTGACTCAGAGTAATGAGTACATTGCGTTGCACCATGCACAGCCCACGTGTCGCGTGCCATGAAGAATGCTTCTTGCTCGCTGATGTCACCGGTATTAAATGTATGATGCCAATAGTCAAACGTAATAGGTATAGCAACCTCCTTGTGCAAGTATGTGTACAACTCACGCACTGAATACATTGATGCCTTGTCATCGTTCTCAACAACAAGACGTGCACGACATGACTCAGACAAACGTGCGTAGTTAAACAACCAACGTGCAATGGTACCGGGTTTGTCATTGTAAGTAGCACCTACGTGAATATTGATAAGATTGTCAAAGGATGGAGCAAAGCCCATGAGATCAAACATCTGTGAATGACGTTCTAAGCCAATAATACTGTTATCAACAACCGTATCATCGGGACTACCTAAGATATGAAATGGACCTGGATGCGTAGTAAGACGATGGCCATGTGCACGAGCATAATCACCTGCAATACGAAGATGATGTGTGATCTCATCAATACCAGGCAAATCTGCTAACTCATAATGATTCCAACGTGGAAATATTTCTGAACCAATACGAAACAAGCGAATACCATGTTGCTCGTTCCATTGTAGAATAGTAAGTAAATCACGAGCATTGGCAAGTGCAATGTCGGAAGCAAGTTGCAAACCACCAAGTCGAAACTTGCGGTCAATCATTGCACGACCGGTACGGATACCAGCGGCAGAAAGCTGTGTATTGATACAGCAATAACCATAACGTATCATAAGGATTTTTTTATATTATATGAAAAACGATTGAATAATCAAAATAAATGTTTTTTTAGATATGTTTTTTATAAAAAAGAAAATAATCTTAAAGGATACAATTGTTTTGATTAAAATATTAATTAATACTAAATACTCCATCGGTATCTTGAACCATAGTAATGCCTTTACCCCCATTACCTTCATAATCATAAATGGGAACAAGAAAAAACGCAAATTGGGACATACAACACATAACAAATATTTCAGAACCATATATCAAATATGTAACGATTAGACGTTAATTGCGTTTCACAAATCCATTTAAAAAGTTTCGTTGTTTTTCAATTGCTGATTCAAGTTCAACGTTTTTTCGTTTTTTTGTATTACGTGGGAGCATTCCGTTATTGCTAGATTGAACATCATTCTCCAAGCTATTTGTTCTGGCGGGGTTTGATTTAGTTTTTCTACTAGATTTATTAGAAGTGTTTCGCTTGTTTGAATCATTGCTTCGGCTTTCATCTTTTGACCTTGGGGTGTCTCTAAAAATTTCTGTATTTGTATATGTTCTTGGCCCGGCTTTAATTCGTTTCTCAAGTTCATCAACTCCAATGGAATTTGTCTCTTCGAGATAGATGCATCCGATATGATAGTTTGTTTTGTATCCTTTGATTTGAATGCCGCACGGATAGCGTGTTTCATTTGACGTAACTGTGTATTGAATCCCCCAATTAGTTTTTTTATGAGCTGTAACATAACCATATTTCTTTGCACCTAACCAAGTAAATAAAACAGGCTCTCCTTGTTTAAAGAGAGCCTTGTTAAATTGTTTTTCTACGTTGTCAGGTAAATTTTTATTTTTAGCCATTTCCTTTAATTAAAACAAATACCTGTAATTTGATCTACAATATAAAATATACGCATATATCTAGTAACTTTGTCTTTACGAAACATTTTTTCTTGTTCAATATCTCGTTGTAAAATATAACCAACTTCCATGAATCGATTGACTACATGTCGAAGTGCTCGCAAACTATTTGCTTCTATCATGATAATTTCATCATCTATCATGACATCTACTCTATCGGCATTTGATAAATCAATAGGCGTTTCAACAGGTTTTGATTTTTCAACTTCCGGTTTAGTTTCTAATTCTTCATGAATTGCACTAAAAAATTTTGATAAATCAACGGTTGTAATTTTATATTCTGTTGCTGGTTGATCATATAAATCAAAAAAGTATTGTAATCTTTGTTGTTTAGACATTGATACAAAATACATGTATTCTTCTTTACTTACTTTGATATTTTCGAATCGTGTTTTCATGTGCAATCTCCTGTTTAATTACAAATAATGCATCAACGTCGTCTACAGATAATCGTTTAATTTGTGATATCTGTTCACGTGCTTCATGCAAACTCGTTGCTAATACACGTCCAATTGTTTCTAAATTAGAATCAGTTTTATATGCGTACGTATAAGTATCCATATTTAATTATAAATATAGACCTAACTCATAAGCTCGCATACACGATGTTAAAGAATCATGTAAAGTATCTGCTAATTTTTGAATTTCATGTGGAACTAAATTAACAGTGTAAGTTTTCACATCAACTGAAAATACAGACTCTTTACCTGACCCACGCGTTTTACCAGCTTGTTCTTGTATGGTTTTTGAATACACAATTAAATCTTTATATTTCATTTTAATTGTGCATCCTGCAACATGTAATTGACCTATAGTCACATTCATTGGATCTTCACGAAAATTATCAGCTGAAATTTTGTCTTGAAATACAAAATCAATATCAGCCCACGTATCGCCTAATTGTTTTCTTTTCTTGTCTGAAATACCCCATGGGTGGTTTACACTTTTTATCATATGTTTAAAATTTATAAATGTTTACTGTATATACATCGCGAGAATAATTGTTTCGTATTGTTACGAATTGATATTTTTCAATTAACATATCCAACATTAAACCGGGATGCACATATAAAAATCCTTCATGATGCGTAGTATTAATAGGATTAAGCAAATTAAAGGAAACTACTTGAGTTGCTACAGAATATAGAATATCAATATCATCAAATAATTTTGTTAAATCTTCTGTTTCTGTTTTACAACGACGTTGCGTGAATACACCTGATGCTACAACCCATTCGTGTGGATTGAATTTAGCTGTTTCGAATGCACCAACGGATATTTTTTCTAAGCCCCATTTTTCTTCGCCTAACTGCGTCATTATAGGATTATGGTCTATGGCACTATACAATACTATATCATTGTTTAACGCAGCCAAATCGCGTGCTACGCCGTATAAATCACATCTACCACAACCAATATCTAATAAAGTACCGCCATTATATCCGATTAATAGGTTTTGCATTAAAAATCTTTGTTCTCCGGTAGTATTATATCCAACAGGAAGCGGACTATGCATCATATAATCAGCATCTGTTGGTTGCAATGCATCCCAAATAGCATACTGATCATCAGAATTTTCTAGATTTTTAAGAATTTTATTGGTTAATTCTTGATTACTCATCAATTATGATTTAGTTATTGGTAATAAATCATTATCTGCTAAATGTTTATATGGAATTGTGGTTTCAATTAGGCCCGAATGGCACAATAAACCAGAAAGATATTGGTCAATATACGCACTAGTACCTGATTTTGTACCAATCATACATAAAGCAGACCGATTTTCTAATAAAACATCATGCACAACTCGTTTACTAATCAAATATCTATCTAAAACTACCCCAACTCTATTAACGCCATCTTGGTTAACAATAACAGTTTCGCCTATTCTATGTGTCATTATTCAATAATTTTAAGAATTTTACTTGCTGATACTGATTTTACTTCAAAATCAAACGTATATCCTTTAAAATCTTCTATAACCTTAGCTTCTGCTTCGGTAACTGATAATGCTTCTACAAGATACGTCTCTGTAACTCGTTTTTCTTTTGTGCCTTTCGGCGTGTCAATTGTGTCAATCAATTGAACTTTTGCTGTGTAATACGACATTTTTGATTAAATTTAATTTATAACTAATTTATATCTTATAATAAGAAAAAAAATTAT